CCTGTGGGCCAGCCTGTGGCACGGCCTGCGGGCCAGCCTGTGGGACAACCTGTGGGACGACCTGAAGGAGTACCGCGATGAAACTTGATCTGGGCGAGAAGCGAAGCCTGCGGGACAGCCCGTTAGCCAGCCTGTGGCACGGCCTGCGGGCCAGCCTGTGGCACGGCCTGCAGAACGACCTGCGGAACAACCTGTGGGCCAGCCTGTGGGCCAGCCTGTGGCACGGCCTGCGGGCCAGCCTGTGGGACAACCTGTGGGACGACCTGAAGGAGTACCGCGATGAAACTTGATCTGGGCGAGAAGCGAAGCCTGCGGGACAGCCCGTTAGCCAGCCTGTGGCACGGCCTGCGGGCCAGCCTGTGGCACGGCCTGCAGAACGACCTGCGGAACAACCTGTGGGCCAGCCTGTGGGCCAGCCTGTGGCACGGCCTGCGGGCCAGCCTGTGGGACAACCTGTGGGACGACCTGAAGGAGTACCGCGATGAAACTTGATTTGGGCGAGAAGCGAAGCCTGCGGGCCGGCCCGTTGGCCAGCCCGTTGGCCAGCCTGTTGCCCAGCCTGCGGGTCAGCCTGTGGGACAACCTGCAGGACGACCTGCGGGACAACCTGTGGACCAGCCTGTGGGACAACCTGTGGACCAGCCTGTGGGCCAGCCTGCGGGGCAACCTGCGGGACGACCTGAAGGAGTACCGCGATGAAACTTGATCTGGGCGAGAAGCGAAGCCTGCGGGACAGCCCGTTAGCCAGCCTGTTGCACGGCCTGCGGGCCAGCCTGTGGGACAACCTGCGGGCCAGCCTGCGGGACAGCCTGCAGGACGACCTGCGGGACAGCCTGTGGACCAGCCTGCAGAACAACCTGTGGGCCAGCCTGCGGGCCAGCCTGCGGGCCAGCCTGTGGGACAACCTGCGGGACGACCTGAAGGAGTACCGCGATGAAACTTGATCTGGGCGAGAAGCGAGGCCTGCGGGACAGCCCGGTGGACACGCGACGGGACCGCCCTGGTCCTGAGCCCTGGCCAGACGGCCGCCACCATACGCCCCACGGGGCACAGACGAGGAAGGAGAACACGTTGAAGATACAGAAGATCACGAGTCAGAACCGGCGCGACTTCACGGTGGTCTATGAATGCGAGCACTGCGGGGCAACCAAAACCGGATACGGCTACGATGACGACAATTTCCATCGGCAAGTCATACCCGGCATGAAATGTGAACAGTGCGGTAAGACGGCGGGAGACGACTACCGCCCGATGGGAACAAGGTACGCCGAACATGAAGTTGTGTAAGGCTCGCGTCGAGCAAGGAGCTTCGTATCTGAGATATGAGAAAGAAGGTCCTCGAGGTACTATTACCTTGTTAGAAGGAGAGATGGTAACAGGGGTCAGGGAGGGCCTGTGATGACGATGATATGGAGAGAACCATTTACTGGCTACGATCAACGGGCAGTCGATTTCGATTGGAAGGCATGGGTACCGGAGGTAGGAGAGATAGTGCGATTTTTGACGCGAGAAGAGTTTTTCGCACGTAATGCGAAGAAAGGAATCGGCCCGGGTCGTAACCCAGCCGTTCTCGCGACTTGGATTCAGCCCATGAATCATCTGTACGGTGCGTACGCGGTTATAAAAGTTCTGGGTAGCTGTCATCGCCTCTCTCTTACGGGAATTCAGGTGACTGGACGGACTAGGTTCAGCTATTCGAAGGATATGATTGTGCCGGTTCGAGCGTTGAGTTTTCGTGAGTTCGTGAAGCAAACGCGAGAGCAAGTAACTCGTGCGGGAGAGGAGTAACCGCTATGACGTTCTTAGACCAAGCGAGAGAGTGGGCGGAAAAGTACGGTTGGCTCGATTTTCAGGGACGTTACGTCGAGTTGAACAGTGGAAAAATTGGTCGGATCGCATACCTAGAAGAGTATGACCAAATCACGTCTGGAGCTCCGATAAAGCTTGTAAATTCTTCCGGTGAGGAGGGTCAATGGGTTGACGGATCTGCGTCGCCGGGCATGTTACCGCACGACTGGAGAAATGTCGCTATAGTCTTATCTGAGGGTTGGGATCCAGTAACCCATGCAATGAGTTTCCGCGAATTTGTGAAACATACACAAAAGCAGGTAGTTGAAGTTGGAGCGCAGGGCAGGAAGTTATGAGACACCGCTCAGGGCACTCGGTCCGAAGCCGAGTTTCCGCGATTTCGTGAAGCAAACGAAAGAGGCGGCATTGTCTCAGTCGCGTCCGAGCTAACCTGCGTAGTAGCGCACGTAGTGCGGCTCCTTTTTCGGGCGTTTGAAGCCAGGGAGGTGCTGATCGACTTTCCACGGTGCATCAGCTTCCTTCCTGGCTTGCGCTCGTTCTTTGAAGTAGTCGACGATTTCATCGACACAGTCTTTATCGAGCGAGACCAGCGCCGCGATCGGACGCCCATGATAGGTGACGATCGTTACCATATCTTTGTTTTCGTAGTGTGCCCAGGCTTGACGGAGCCGCATTTCAGTCGAGGTACGATAGGTGACACGCATGAGATGAGTCCGTTACATAGTGAACACGTGAACACAATTTCGCCACCGAGCGGAATCTTGCATTCAGCGTCTGAAAGGGATAATAATGCTTTATGCGCTTCCGACAATTCATAACTAGTCTGAAAAACGGCGCGATAAGACTCTTCAGAGTAAACATTTGCGACATCGCCGGAAACGAAACGGTGAACGCGCGTTCACCGTTCGACTATGCGCGCTCAGGAGCTTCGTATCTGGGACGCGACAAGCAGAATCCCCACCGATACTACGGTGACGCCGAGCACATCATCTACGACTCGAGCGCAGAGTTATACGTTCGCGACGCTCCACGTGGAACATCCTCGCCGCCGGAAACGAAACGGTGAACGCGCGTTCACCGTTCGACTATGCGCGCTCAGGAGCTTCGTATCTGAGACACGTGCAACCGGTCTCGTAGGAGCTGAGACAGATCGATGAGACTATCATATGGGTGAGCCGTATCGGGTACCGCTTTATGCTCGTTCAGGGGCATCGAGTCCGAAGCATGGGAAGCAACAGGGCCTCCTCGGGTACTGGTATTTGCGGAAGTATGGGTCGGCGACGTACAAGATCACGTTCCGTTATCCAGGTCAGAAGCACAAGCGGTACGAGGCCGATACGCCCGAGCAGGCTGTTTCCTACTTTTACGATGCCTATACGGATCATCTTCGACGTCGCCTGACTCCGATACTTTCGCAACTTGCTCGTCTTCCGAAACGCGAGTACCATAGGCGCGGCTTTCGCAAAGGCTGGCTCCCTCGTCTCAGGAACGATCTCGAGACGAAAAAGGCCGATCTGATACGTGAGAGCCGCGAAGAACTGGTGACGAAGTTGGCGGAGCTGAAGGAACGAGGATGGCCGATACCAAAGTTACCGCCCGCACCCTGGGATCGGGTCGATGCCTCTAAAGCAGCCTCGGCGCTCTGGTTGCGATCAGCGAATTCTGGATCTCTATCTCAAAAAGGGGTGGTCGATCAACCGCATTCGTCGGGAGCTTCAGACCACGTACTGGAACGTAAAGAAGGTGCTCAGGAGCGCGGGAGTAGCGATTCATCCGCGCAAGAGTCTCGCCGGGTCGGCACATCCCTCGTCCAAGCTTTCCTACGAGGCGAGAGAAAAGCTGAAGAGCCAGCTTCAAGCTGGCCGTTCACACTCGGGGTTAGCCAAGGAATACGGGATTTCGCGAGAACGCGTACGGCAGATCGCGAAGGAGATCGGGGCGCCGACCGGGCGCGAGATCCAGAAGCAGCAGCGCCGGGAGCGGAGGAAAGAGGAAGAGGAGCAGCGGCTGAGTCGGATCAGCCAGCAGGAAGAGGACCGATACCGCCGTTACGCTCCGTGGAGAGAGATGTGGCGTCAGGGCCTCCGGATGAAGGAGATGGCGAAGAAGCTAGGCCTGAAGGAGAACTCGGTGGGAGTTCGGATCACGACGCTTCGACGTGAGTTTCCCGATTGGTTCCCGTTGCGGCGCAAGTCGCAGAAGTGGAGATTGACCGATGATGAACACGGACAAGAATCGGGGGCGGCGTGAGCCGCCCCAGCTCTTTCTTTTTAGCTATGACAGCTATGACTCGCCGCTTATGCTCGCTCAGGGGCCTTACATATGGGACGCTATGACTAGCAGTCGCCGCTGGGAAAGGGGAGATGATATAGTGTCCGCGAGAACACAATATCATCTGGGTGGGAGAGCGGCCGATGGGTGACGTCACTGATCCTGCGGTTTTCTATCCAAGCGGGTTCATCGGCGTCGGCCCGATGTATAATCTCAATTTCGTGATCTACTGGACTGAGCCCGATCCGAATCCTGATAACATCCTGTTGGTACGACTTGATAAGCACGGCGCGAGTGACCCGGATACCATCGTCGAAGGGACCGACCAGCCGATCATGTTCGATAAAGACGATTTCGAAGCCGCGTACCAGTTCTACATTGATAACTGCTAATGGCCGTTATCAGTCCTTGTATTTGGTATCCGAGCGGCACGCCTGGCGACGGCGAGGCCTACGATCTCCGGTTTGTGCTCACGGCGGTCCGAAATCCTGACGGGGTCACCGGGGCGGTCTATTTCCGGAAACAGGCGCGAGCACCGATCGTGGTCGGCGACTTCGACGAGTTCTGCGACGCCTGGGATGCGTGCCTTGATTCGCTCAGGGACGAGAAGCTCGATACGAATATGCAGACTGAGGACCTCTTCAATATGCAGACCGAAGATGATTCCTTCATGCTGACAGAAGGGTGACTCAGATGATCGAACCTCTCAGCTATACTTACAAGTTGCTCAGATATGAGGTGATCGATGGCGATACGATCCGCTGCTGGGTCGATCTGAGCTCGTTGCCGCTTGAGACGATCGAGGTAGACCTCGGATTCGACATTTCGACGTATCTGCGCCCGGAGATTGCGATCACAAAACAGATCGATGTCCGGATCGACGGAGTGAACACGCCCGAGAAGCGTGGCGATGAGAAGATTGCTGGGATCCCGGTGACCTACGTCGTCGAGCTGCTCCTCGAGAATCTTGCGCCGATGAGTTATTATCAGGTACGAAGTAACGAATGGGGCAAGTTTGCAGGACGGTGCATCGGGGACCTGATCGTAGAAACACCGACTGCAGCCGGCGAGATCATGGAGAGAACGCTGGGTAAGCTCCTCCTGACGCAGCGGCTCGGGAAGCCCTATCTGGACGAGAACGGTGATCGGACGACTTTTACAGAGGAAGAGTTGTACGAGATCCGCGAGGAATGTCACCGACTACTGCTTCCGTCGATTACCGGTCGGTACGACCGCTTCCAGGAGGGGACGTATTTCTTCGTGGAGCACCCAACACATTACTCGACGAATTTCGGTCTGGAGTACGGATATCTGGATGACGAGCTGAATCCCACCGATAAGTTGAAGTCCATGGTGACGGATACCTGATGGCGACCGGCGATCGCCCATGGTCGGACTTTCCGACGTCGACGACACTCGACGACAATAGCGATTTTCTCGCGTTCGTTGACGTCTCGCAGCCGCTTCCTGAGGATCGTAATCGAACGATTACGCTCGATAACTTCGCTTCCGAGCTCTACACGAATGGGAGGACGCTCGGGACGCTGGCGGTTCTCAATGCGGCGATCACGGATGCGACGCTCGACGACGCCTCTGATCCAAGGCCTCCGACTGCACACGCGTCCGATCATGAGTCGGGCGGGACGGATACGATCGATCATGATAATCTCGTCGGATTTGTCGCAAACGAACACATCGATCATAGCTCAGTAGTTCTCACCGCTGGCGAAGGAATCGCTGGTGGCGGTGATATTACCGCTTCGAGAACGTTTGATCTCGACATCGACGGTCTCGTTGAAGAGGCGGGTATTGATACCACCGCCGACTTCGTGGCCTTCTACGACGTCGACGCAGGTGTTCACCGGAAGATCCATCCTGATGATCTTGGTGTTGGTGGAGGTGGAGTCGGGTCAACCGTATTCGATTTCGACGCTGATACCGGAACTACGGAAACGACAGTTGACGACGTCGTCGCGTTTTCTTTTCCGAAAGTTGGACCGGTGAGGTCGATAATCGGGTCTGAGCAGCTTCCGACCGGAATCGATCTTTCGGCGATCGATCCCGATATCACTATTCATTTTGTGATCACATCGACCGGAGGTGGAAGCGCAGACGTTCGTTTCGAGCTGGAAGCGACTTATATCGCTGACGGAGAACTGACGACGAAAGCAATTGATGAGACACTGACGCAAGATGTAACCGTCACTGATACGTTGAAGACTCAGCATAGCGTGACCTTTACGCTCGACCGTACACTTATGTCGCTCAACGATGTCGTTCGTCTCAAGCTGAGCCGATTGAACTCTGATCCGAATGACACCTATACCGGCGATGTTGCGGCATATGAGCGCGCTCGGTTCGAGTTCGAAGGATAACTACGATGGTAAAACAGACAGAGATGGTCGAGTTCGAGGATCAGGGGAGCGGGATTGAAACCCGCACTCCGGTCATCGTAGGGCGACGCCCTCTCGAAATAGCTCATGAGCTTAAAAGAGTTATCTTCGTTGCGAAGACTGGCGACGATGCAAATGACGGTCGGTGGTACGGGAATCCAAAGCTTACATTCGCGAGCGCAATGTCTGCAGCAGGGCCGCGTGCACACGGTGAGCTCAACGTTGACGAGATACCGGCAAATAATCAGATTGTTCTCGATACTTCCGAGGGGGACGTCACCGCCGCTTTTGAAGCCGACGAAGAATTCAGAATTTCGAAGTCCGCATCTGGAAACGATGGCGTCTATACCGTAGCTTCCTCGAACTGGGACGGTACGAATACAACGATTACCACTAATGAAACGACACTTACCACCGTCACGTCACCCGCCGCTGAGGCCCTCCCGACGCGGAAGATGGAGATCTTTTGCGAGGACGGAGGCGTCTACGTCGAGGACCTCGTGGGAGAACCCTACGTCGATATCGAAGCTCCGAGTGCGGCGTTGATCCCGGCTACGTCGGCGGCTTCTGGTGGTGCTCAGATCAAAGATAGTGAGACGTGGACGTTTGGGCAGATCACACGCATCCACACCGGCGTGCGGATGATCACCAACGGCAAAGCGAAGGTCGTCGTCGACCAGGGCGGTACCGAGACCGGGGCAGTGAACGGACAGTTCTTGTTCTTGGTCGATTCGCGGCCGTCCGGTACCAGCCCGTTCGGCGTCGACACCGATGGTGGCACGCTCGACGTCGAGATGCGACGGTACGAGGGCGAGGCGAACATCGGCGGGGTCTACGCCAACCGCGAGGACGCGAACCTCTCGTTGGAGGTCGGGTCGATCCAAGTCGACGACGGAGGGACCGCGACGTGGTGGGATTTCTTCGCCGAGGGGGTCAGCACCACGAGCAAGAACGCGATCATGAACCTGGACGTCGGGTTCTATAATCGCGACATCGCGGGGCAGGGCTGCTTCCGCGCCTTCGGCTCACAGCCCGGGTCGCTGGGTGAGGTTAACGTCGTCGGCGGGCGGATCGTCACCGCCGGGACCGCGTTCGAGACTAGCGGTGCTCAGGCTGACAAGCGGGTCCAGGCGTTGTGCAACGTCGTCGACGCGGTCACGTTGGTCATCGCGGACAACAACGGTGAGATCAACATCAGGGTGAATCGCATCACGGGGATCGCGTTTCGGCTGGGTACGCTCGCGACTGTCAGCATCATCACCAGGGACGAAATCGGTACCGAGACGATGAAGGTCACGCGGGATACCCCGTCCACGTCGGATACCACCGGCGCGCTCACCGTGGAGGGCGGGATCGGGTGTCGCGGCAACGTGAACATGCAGGCCTCGGGTAAGGGAATTCACACGGCGAACCAGCTCATCGCGAAGAGTTCCAGTGCAGACGGTAGCGGGAAGGTGCGGTCTGAGCGGGAGAGTGGCGGCTTCGCGGGCTACATCGAGTCCAAGCACAGCAGCGGGCGTCACGGGTGGGACTTCGACGGGAAGGTGTCATGTGGTGAAGACGCCAACGGATTCGTGGTTGGCCTGAGCGATAACCTCTCGAATGCACGGTTCCGCATCGACAGCAGCGGCCGGTTGGTGTTTTGGGAGCCGGGCAGCGCACAGTTGCTCACCGTGAAGGCGATTGGTGACTTCGAGGTACTGCGCCGCAATGGGAGCGACGTCGAAGGCGTCAACCGCGAGGTCCTCCAGACACACCGTCTCCGCCCTTCAGACCTGGAGGACACCAACGACGCTGATTGGGGCGCGATGGTGACGACTCCGGCGGTCGGTGCGGATACCAACAACGCCTCGCTTCAAGTCATCTCCTTGGATGGCACGGTCGAGGAAGGGTTCGGGTTCCGCGCGTTCGTTCCGTCCGGTGCGACGAAGCTCACGATACGGTTCAGGTCCCGCGCCGAGACCGCGCCCGGCGGTGCTGCCGCCGTCGTCCCGCGCCTCTATTTCCGTGGCATCCCCGACGACGCCACGATCCCATCCTGGAGTAGCCCGACCCTGCTGACCGCCCTCGACTTCCCGACGAGCGAGCTGTGGCAGTACGACGAGCAGGAACTCGACCTCGCCACCCTTGGCATCACCGCGAACCAGGAGACGCAGTTCCAGGTTACCCGCGCCGTCGACGACGGCGGGGACACTTTGACCGGCGACTGGACGCTCCTGGTCACCGAGTTGCTATTTAAGTAAAAAGGATTCCACATGTCCCTCGAAACATCCGACACGATCAACGAAACCGGCAAGCGCCGTGATCGTAACTGGCGTCTTGAGATCGATACTCCGTTTGGTGGCGACTATTTTATACGGTCACATCGAGAAGAACTTTTCGTGGCGGATTCAGATAGTCGGACTATTTCTCGAGAAGAGCTTCCGTCGCTTATGCGAAGGTTTTCGGAGGTCAGTGAGGAAACGATAACCTTTGCGACCACACGTCACGGGACGGTGACGGCCACTATCGCTGAACTGGCGACCGCCATTATAGCGAAACTTGATGAGTGGCAGACGGCGGACAAGGCTGTCTGAACCATTACCAACCGCGTTATAGCGTTGAAGGGATTATAAATGGCAGTTACGAGCCCTCACATCTGGTATCCGAGCGGAGTCGCCGGGACCGGTGTCGCCTACGATCTTCGGAAGATCACGTCTTGGGTTCCGCTTGATCCGAATCCGAACGACCGAGTCCTTCTTCGCTTCATCGGCGACACGGTCACGACTATCGAGGTCGACCTCTCTGATTTTGAAACAGCGAAGCAGGCGAGTGTCGATGCCGGCGGATAGAACACGAAGAGTGTTGTCGCGAACACTATTAAGGTGACACGTGGCTAAAACCGATGGCTATATCACCGACGATCCAGACGGCGATTGGCGCTTCTCAAATACCGGGGGCGAAGGTCGCGGTGACGTCACCAACGCGTTTGGTGACGCGTACGCTCGAGTAGAGCGTGAAGAAGACGGTGCGATCGCCGGTACGATGGTTGACGGTAACGGTGCCGTCAAAGCTGGCGCGAAAGTACTTTTCAATCAGGTAAACGGGCTGCTCTCGGCAAATCCGCCCGAGAACGTGGCGCTTGTTAACGACCTCGACGAAGCGCGGAAGAAGCTCTTCATCAAGTGGGCGGGCGTTAGCCCGATGTCGCTTCGCGAAGTCCTGATTGTCTGGTCGACGGATATCGCGCTTCTCAACAAGAATAAGATCAAGCTCGTCGGTGGTCCGAAAGACATTGAGTCGATCAGTACGACCGGTCGCCTGATGGTGATCGCGATGAACGAGCCGATCGCGATCGACGGCGAAGAGAAGTGGACCTTCAGTATCGATGCAGGAGCGGTGGCTTACTATTCGATACTCCAGGATGCTGGCCCTGCAGAAGAAGGCGACGGTGGCGCTGAGGACGAAGCCGTCGGTGGTGAGCTCGAGGATCTCGCTGACCCGGAAGAACCGTGCCCTTGCACTGAAGTTCAGGTCGGTGATGCGACGCAGGACCCCGAGCAGGGTCAGAATACGCGTGTCAAAGATCCGCTCGTCTTTTGTAAGCTCTGCGACGACGATGATATCGAAGTTGAATCGGGAGCAGTCGCGGTCGTCAATAGGACGTTTCCGCTCATACCGGTTCGCTGCACGCATCCGTTCATGCTGGTACAACTCAAGATCTGCGGATGCGAACCTGATTGCTGCGATGGTGGCGATGATACGTTCGTTCCAGCCGAAGAGCTGACGAACGCTCCTGTCTGGCTTGCTTCGTATCAGCTTTACGGAGCGACGCTTCCGCTCGAGGTATTCACGCTTGATCAGCTTCGTGAGATTGATCCGTGCGATATTCGTACGACAGTTCGCGGCGTCCTCAACGATGACGTCGCTTGTCCGACCGAAGGTGGATGTCCACTCGTAACGGTCGATGTCATTACGAACGCGGGGCCGTCTGTTACAGTAACTGGCGTCTGGCGGGTCAGGCTCTCCGGATACGCGGGGCAAGCCGCTTCGGTCAACTATCTTTGTAAAAACGTCTGTCCACCTGACGAGCCAGACTGCGTCAATCCGTGTGACTCGTCGCTGAAGATCGAAGTCAATTCGGACGATCATCAGTGCTGGGTCGAAGAAGAGATCCTCAAGCCGCAAGAGCGGACGATTCCGGTCACACATTTCGACTCGATGATCATGGTTTGCACCAATATCACGGTGCCGCAGATCACGACCGAGATGTTTACGGTCGTCACCGACTGCAAATCGAAAACGGTCGAACTCCTCGATAACATCAAATCGGCGTCGATCGATCTCCCGACCTCGATTGAAGTAACGACCATTACGATCCCGGTCGGGGTCGGGACGCAGACACTCGATCTGGTGACGAACGTCGATACGCAGGTCTTCACGGCAGTCACCGATATCGTCCAGGAAGTGGTGACGCTCGTAACCGACGTGGAGACGTCGGTTATCACCGGACCGATCGTAAACGCGGTCACGTCGATCGCGACGATTCCGATCGTGGCGACGGAAGTCGTCGACGTTTTCACCACGTCGCTCGCGCTCCCGACCGACTTTTCCGTCTCGCCTGAGACGATATTCACCGGAATCGGAAGTATCACGTCGATCGTTACCGGGGTCGATAAGAAAATACTCAGTCTCGAATCAGAATTCGAGAGTTTCAAAGCCTTCCCGGATCTCTTTTCCATCCCGGATACGGTTGCTCTGCCGACTAACTTTGAAGAGCTTATCGTGACGCTTCCGACCGAAGTGAACGTCGGAACGATCACTATTCCGACCGGGACTGGGAATCTCGTCAACGACGTCTTCACAACCGATCTCGCTGTAGTCGAGGGTGTTCTGTTCGAGACAATTACTGTTCCGACGGGGACTGGGAGTCTTGTCGAATCGGTTGCGAGTACGAATCTCGACGGAGTCGGCAACGTTCTTTCGACCTCTATCGAGGTCGCGCTGGGTGGAGGCGAGTTCCCGCCACAGGTTGTTGACAGTTTCGGAACCGTGGCGATTACGTACTGCGATAACAACGGTGACGAGCAGGTCGTTACGGTTGTTACTGATCTGGTGCTCGCAGACATCTCGAGCCAACTGTTGAATATCGTAACACAGGTTTCGACGACACCCTCACCAGTAGTAACCGATGTTTCGGTTGTTCCGGCAGGATCGACTACGGTTCAGCTGGTGACAGGCATACAAACGATACCGACGCAGATTGTTACAGACGTTGACATCGTTGCCGCTGGTTCCACCGAGCTTGAGCTCGTGACCAATATTGAGACTGGGGTCGTGACGATTGAACATGGTCTCTTCGATGATCTTTTTTCTTTTGCAACTATTACATCTTTTAACGTAGTCGAAGACGTATTTCTTGAGACAGATGGTTCGCCTGCTCTCGACGTGGATGTTGTCGTTGACGCTGGAAGCGCCGGTGTTGGCGTAAAATCAGTCGACATTCCGCAATCGTTCGAAACCGAGCTCATCGATCTTGTAACCGATTTGCAGAGAGCCGCAGCTCCGACGACTGAAATCAACGTGATCGAGAGTTTCGTGACGACGCCAACGATGACCGTACCGAAAGCGGTCTCTTCCGGTGTGGTGACGATTCCGAATGGTGCATTGACGACGACGTTCGATCTTCCGCAGGTGGTCGATGTCGGTGTTGTCACCGTGCCGACTTCGATTCAGGAGTCGGTGTTCGAAGTTCCGAAGGATCCGAAGTTCGAGACGGTCAATCTCATCACCGATTTCAATATTCAGACGTGTACATTCGTGACCGAATGTGTGAAGGGTACGATCGATCTCGTGAAGGAAGATGGCGAGATCGAGATCGAGATTCTCAGGAAGACAACGTCAGGTGAAGATCCGGATAGCCCGATCACGATGATCACTGAGGCGCCGTGCAATGAAGACTCGCCCTATAAGTTTCTGGTCCGCCCGGATGACGTTCTCGAGTGCAACATCGCGCAACGGACGCTTGCGGACTGCTGTGATGATACCACTAACTGTACACCCACTTCCGCGCCTTACGAGGTAGGCGATTGCACCAATCTTGTTCTTCTTTCACCGATCCCTGTTTCGATGCCGATAGATCTTAACTCTTCGGTGAGTTCCTGTCCGTGCTTTACCTGCGAACCGGAACGGCCTTGCGACGATCCGGCTGGAAACGAGCTTGGGACACTCAATGTATCTCAATGCCGCGGATGTACGGTGAAGTTCAAGAGGCTCCAGCGCGACCACTGTAAGACCTGTAGTACTGATCCGGATTAATAATGCCTATTCTCCGTAGCTGCTGCCCGCCCTGTAATACTCAGGATCCGCAGACTGGCGGATGCATGTTCAATATCGAGTTCTTTGACGCGTGTGAATGTCCCTGTGATCCGAACAGCCCAAACTGGATCGATTTCGTTACGGACTGGCTCGCAGCGAGAACCGGTTCGACGATCTTTTCAAGTGAAGACACCTCCGGACCGGGATCGACATGTTCGACGCTTTTTACTCACGATTTCAGTCCCGGACAACACTACGTTGTTCGTGTCGAATTCATCTCGTCCGCTGCCCCAGAACCTGATTTCTTCGACCCGAGTACACGTTGCGATTCCCCTATTACTGCCGACTTCGTCGAGATCAGTTTCGATATTTTCGGCGGCGAAGACGCGTCCGGGGATGTGAGTTGCGACGATTGCTTCTCGACTATTTCGGCTACCGACACCATTATCGCGTACTGCCGACAGACGTGTCCCGATTACGATGGAAGTGACCCGCAGTTCGTCGAAGGTGATTCAGGAGATTACGATTTCCAGGGATTCTATTGCGCCCCTGGATCTCCGGGCGATGTCGGCGATTTCATTGTCGAAGCCCCCGATCTTTGTGGTTCGTTCTACGATAATTGCCCGGCGGAATGGTACGTCGCTATTACGGTGGTCACTGATGAGACGCTCGACCCGGATTGTGATATTGACTGCTGCGCTGAGTACTGCAACGGGATCAACTACTCGACTTTCGTAGGCGCCGATGATTGTACCATAGGCATCTCGTTTGAGCAGGATTCTTCGCTCGATGACGAGTGCTGCGATGCGGACGTAAGTATCAGTGGAAGCACGTCACTCGCTCCCGGTGAAGACCCTGATGCGCCAGATTGCGACCTTGCCACGACCGGAGGCCTTTTTGACGGATTCGGTGATGCGCTCGTTGAAGTTGAAGGAACATACGATTGTTGGGAATACGTGTTCGATGGTGACATCGATTCTTTCACCGTCGACGACTCGGAGTGTGCCGATGACGGACGCACGTCGGACTGCTCGAATTACGGTGCCTGTACTGATACGTCCGTAAGCGAGTCGTTCCTTGGAGCGATCCCGAGTTGTTTCAGTACGTTGACGGTGATCGAGCCGGACGGTATGGGCGGAACCACTTCGACGAACGTGACCGTTAACGAGTCTGCAACCTGTATCGACTTCGTTGATTCGAACGGATGCTGTTTTGATGGGACCGCGGTTGGTACACACGTCGAAGATCTCGGGACGCTCGATATCTTTTGCGAGTCAGGGCAGGACTTCATCGAATTCAACTGGAACGACTTGGCATTCGACTGCCCTGGTAGTACCTCCGTTTATACGTTCACCGAACTCGATGCAAAAAATGGCGAGTTCTTCGATTTCTCCGGTCCAGACGTGAACGGCGATTACGTGCTCAAATGGCGAGGCCCTGCATGTGGTGAAGTCTCGTTCCTGCTGGAGCATACCAACACTTGCGACGAACCGATCTGTTTGACCGAGATACGATTTACACCGTCCGGCCCGACGTGCTATCGCTACGACATGACTGCCGACGCCGAAGTGAATATCTCTAGCTCTGACTTCACCGATATCTCGAATGAGATTTCGTCGCTGAACGCAGCGAATCCGGGAAGCGACCACAAGGCATTCATTCGGTTTCGTCCGGTTGAGTCTGGAACGATCGATTACTGCGAGACTTGCCTTTCCGAGGGGACTGAGATTACGAGTTCGGGCATTACGAATGCGCAGCAGCTCACCGGAAAGGTGGCGCTCGATGGGTGCGATCCTGTAAGTGAGAGCGGAAGCGATGATGCCTCCGATGACGTCTTGTCGGTTTCGTTGACGCTGGTGACTGGCGACGTTGTGATCATTGACGTGAACGCCGACACTGGCTGCGGGTCGGGAAGTACGATTTGCCTCGATGACTGCTCGACGAGTGGCGTGAATCCGTTGCCGTCGCTCGCGGATGGGTCATCGACGATCGATGTTGATTACGCGCTGACGCCTGACGGGTGCCTCGATTGCGCCGGGGCCGAGTGCGCTTAGTAGGCTGTTGACAAACCGCTGAAACAGAGATATCAATTGTCACCGAGAGGGGAGTCCATGGCTGAGAAGACCGAGAAGGGGCCGGATTCTCGGAGTCGTGCGCAGAGTGCGCTTGCGCTCGAGCAGATGAGTACGAGCAAGAAGTCACAGACTCGGCCGATTACCGTTGACGCGCGTCGTTTTGCGAACCGTCTCCGCTACGCCGATCCTGAAGACCCGCAGGAAGTTGAGACCAAGTTGATCGAAGGGTTCCTGAAGCAGTTCCCTGAGCAGGCAGAGAATCTTCGCCAGCTCCAAGAGAATCCTCGTTGCGGCTGCGTTTCAAAGATCTCTCGAGCGGTGGCTTCGAAGGATTCGGTCATTCAGGATCTTCTCGATGAGGTATTCGGCGAGGGTGTTTTCGACTTTCGCGCGCCGAAAGTCGGTGGTTACATGGCTGGGAAGTCGAAACTGATCGACGCGACGCCTGAGGCCTATGAAGCGATGATGCGAGAGATCGCTCACGATACCGGGGTACGCCCGTACCACGGTCTTACGATCATTCCGGAGGAAAACGATGGGCCCAAGTGGCGAGTCCTGTTCTGGTAAAGACCTTCAGATCGACGAGCTCGGCGGTGTCGTTATCGGCGAGCGAAAACTTGGCCCCGGTTCTTCCCCGGTCTTTATCGTGCTCAATCGGGCCGCTCCGAGCGATGACCCAAGTAATGAGACGAAAACGTATTTCGCATTCGATAACGGTGAATACTTCTTCGTGCAGCAAGACGAAGGCGATCCCGACCGCTATCTGCTTACGGGCGGTGGACTCGGTGAAGCGGTTTTCGCGGCGATCACCGTCTTCGGTTTCGTACCGCATCCGATCATTCTCTCCGAGGTTCTTCGCCAGAAAGGGGTTTATCCCCCTGTAAAACGGTGCCCTGACTGTGGAGGAGGTGAAGTCGCCCGCTTTTGGTACTTCCCTGAGTTCGATGCCGCACCGGCACCTGGGATGGATTATTGCGAGGTCACCCTCTTCCGCGGCACCTGTAACTGTGTTCCTGATATAAGCCTCTGCCGTACCCATTTGGGCGCGGTTCGGGGCTGGAACGCCCATGTTGAGATGATCGAGAGCACGTCTGATGGCACAGTCAGTTGATCTCAATTACGTTCTCAAGCTGCTTCGGGTCGCTGATCCGAAGAATTTGACAGCTGATGAACACGCAAAGGCCAAGAAATTCCTCGAGATATGGCCTGAGACCGCGTCGCTACTCGATCGGTACCGTAAGAATCCTAATTGCAGTTGTAGACATGACTTGCTGGAAGAGATGGCGGGGAATCCGCAAGGCGTCCGCGAATTCCTGAAAGAAGCGCTTCCCGAGGAGGAAGTAACAGTAGATACGAAGCCGCCGGAAAATATGATCCGAAATCTCGTCGGTCACTTTTTCGATATCGAAGATACCGCTGAGGCGTACAAGAAGCTTATGAAAGATCTTCATCGCCGAAATAGCATCTATCGTGGTATGCACGTGCGTCCACTCGATGAGGAAACGGTTCGAATCTACTTCTATTGATTTGTGTTCGCGACTTCACAATGCCGGGGGCTTTTCATGGAATTTGACGTTCAAGTCGACATCAGCGATGAGGAAGGTCACTTCCATGAGGCGAGCGGGGCACTCTCGTACTGCTTTCTTCGGTCACGCGATTTTTGGCCACGATCGGTAGCAATCGCGGAAACCGGACAAGTCTTCTTTCGAACGATTATCCCCGTATCAAAAGCTTCCCAGCTCACCATCTATCCCGATTACGACAAAGTACTTGTGACGAAACTCTTCGAGCGCGAAGCGCCTTCACTCGTGGTGACCTACCGCGACGGAACACTCACTTTCACTGGACGAGGCGGGGCGTCACTTGAAGCGCGAAAACTCAGCCGCCTCCCGGTCTGGTCGCATCGCATTTCAGGAAGGTTCTCAGTTCAGTGAGGGACCCTTTTGAGCGTCTTTTTACCAACCGGGGCGGGGAGCTCGTGAACGCTGGTGGGTCCGTCGTCCCTGATCAGGGAGTCGAGCTTCGTATGACCGTTCGACGGTCACAACTTCAGCGTGAGAAGGCGATCGCCGCGTATCGACGCAATATCGCGCTCGAGGACGTCCACATAGCTGATCGTCGTGTGCAGAGTGAAGAGCCAGCGGTACTCGGTGAAGACGGTGAAACGATGACCTGGGAGCGGCGTTGTGAGCTGATGCGCGATAAGGAAACGATGGTCGACGAGCAGGGCCGTGTCCGTGGATATGACGAAGAAGCAGAACTCGTCGATTATACGGGTCTTTTCGATGGCGCGATCGAGTCTGAGACACTCGGAGAGAGTTCGGTCAAGAGCTGGAAAGGGATCCGAGTCGTTCAACCGCGGGAACTTGATATCGAGGTTGAGATCGGCGAATATTTTGGGGAGGATCGAAGCAGATCGGAGCAGGATGCGATGGCAGCGTGTATTTTCACTACCGGACGGAACGCGATCGATGGCGAGGACCTCTTTCGTAAGTACTTCCACGAGGCGATCGCGAAAGTTCTCAAAGAGACGAAATACCCCGTAACCGAGATCTGGATATCGAGTGCTGGATACAATATTCTGGTGCGGTGGGGGGTTTTTCCGCAGGCCGAAGAATATGTCTATTACGGTGCGCACGTGAAAATCGATGATCGGATCGCGAATGAGATTCGTCTCGTTGTCGACGAGAAGCATCCGAGTCGGCCGCGTATCTACGCGTCGCTTTTCTTAGAAAACGAGGAATACGAGTGGGAGGAGTACCACGCTCGTTCCGAAGATGAAACCGATGAGATAAAGATTGAAGGAGATGAAAATGAGTGATTTAGCCTCTGGAGCAGTTGATAAGGACGAGATTCCCGAAGTAGCTCAGGACGGCCGCTGGCGCCAGGTTTTGGCGCGATGCCCTGATGCGATCGCGTATGCGGTCGACCGTTCGGGAATGGTCTGCTGTTTCACCGGTCCCGCACAGTACCATGACGGTGTCGGTCGTTGGATGCCAGGGCAAGGCGTCGAACGGCACGATATGGGACTGGCCCCGACTGCGCCAAACTTCGACCCGGCAGCATCGCTGACGATCAAGCCTGGGCAGAAGGACGCCTATTATAAGATGCAGTCCGAAGCGATCAGCCCGCCGAAGGATCTTCCGCGGGACGCATCGCCTCAGCGTGTCGATAAGGTTGAGCAACCGGTTGATCCTTTCGAACGCGATGAGTCGAAGCCGCAGCACGGAGCGATCCCGTCGACCGATCCGCTTCCGCGAACGAACGTTGAGAAGGAGCGTGAGCGGAATACAGCGATCCGTCGTCAGATCGAGGCCGAGAAGGCCAAGGAGACGCCGGCGGAAGCTCCGTTGTCGCTCGTCGAGACGGCGAAGATTCTAGCCGGTGCGGTCGAAGACATCGCTGCCGTGATCCCGAAGACCAAGCAGCCGAAGGTAGCTCGTGCACGAGAGAATATCAAGGAGCTGCTCGAAAGACTGAGCTAGGTTGCGCCTGAAACGCGCAAATCTATAATGACCATGCTCGTATTCGAGAGTCCCTATGCCTGAAGATTCGGTTCGTGATATTCGTGGCCTTGGGATGCTTCGCCGGAAAGCGGCGACGTCCCAGGGCCCAGCGGATGCTTTCGACTCGGCGACCACCATCGATCCGACGGGCCTCGTTCGCGAGCACACCAACGACGGGACGGTGGTCGACCGTATCTACGGTGATGGACGGCACTTCACGCCGATCCAGCCTGCTACTCCTGGTGGACCGCTTGTTCCCGGCCAGTTCTGGCTCGAGCAGCAGGGATCGGACACGTTTCTCTTTTTCGTCGATCATGCGGGCGTTATCCAGAAGGTAGTCGGCGGCGGCGGACTCCCGACCCCTTCGATCATCAACCTTACGAGCGGTGTTCCAACAACGATCGCGACGGTCAATGTCGATTCGGTCGGTGTGATTGAGTGGGGTCTTGCCCTCTACAAGGAGGCGACGGGTCAGCGTCACCATTTTCGTCTCGTCGGCGCGCACGACGGGACGAATGTCGCCGATGCGACGACGACCCAGCTGAATCAACAGGGAACGATCAGTTTCGGCGTACTGGATGTGACGCTTGCACTGAGCCTGTCCGGTACAGGGGCGGGCCAGGAGATGGATCTCGACGCAACTGCTTCTTCGACGAACTGGAAAGCAGCGATCGTTGCTGAACGACTGGTGGCGCCCTGATGGCTGACGCATCGACCTTTGAAGCGCTCGGTATTCGGATTGGAAAGCTCGGTTCGTCAGCTGACCTTGCTATCGCTGCGGCGCTGAGCGACGGAGATCCGTCGATCGACGCCCATACCGACGCGAACCGTATCGGCATCTATTACGATCGTACCGGCGGCTCCGAGAAGATCGGCGTCGTTGTTATGGGGACCGACGCGATCGGGTTCTTCGATGATCGCGTCGAAGTGCTCGGAAACGAGACATGGCACGCCGGGAACTTCAATCCAGCAGATTATCAGCTGCTCTCTGAGAAGGGAGCAGCGAACGGATACGCTGAGCTCGACGGGACCGGGAAAGTTCCCGCTTCGCAGCTCCCTCTCACAGGCCTGAATTTCAAAGGGAACTGGGACGCAAATGCGAACTCGCCGACGTTGAGCTCGGGGTCCGGGACCGACGGCGATTGGTACAACGTCTCCGTTGCGGGTACGACCAATCTCGACGGGATCACCGACTGGGATGTTGGTGACAAAGCGATCTTCGTCGAATCGGTCTGGCAGAAGATCGACAATAGCGACGAGAACAAGGTCCTCGCCTCAGCTGGTGATGCGACGCCTGGGTTCCTCGATGCGAAGGTGGATGGAACGACTATTCAGGTGACTGGCGATCAGCTTGCAGTGATCGAGGGTGGACTCACGGTCGGCGCGGATCAAGTTACGGCCGATACGGCTTCGTTCGGCGGAATCTTGAGCGGCGCCGATACCAATGTGCAACTTGCGCTCGATACGATCGATGATCATACGCACGCACTCGATGACCTGAGTGACGTCGTTAATACCGGTGACGTGACGGTGAATGACGCGTCGCTTACTACTGTTGATTCCGTTTCGACTGGTACCGTGTGGCTCTGGTTACTCGATATCAACGATGGAAACGCTCACGCCGGTTATCAGATCCTCGCGTCAGCGTTCGGCGCGAATGATGTCAACTACACGATCCATCCAGCTACACGGATCGATGGAAGCACGATCGTTGTAAACCGATCGGGCGGTACGACGACCCTTGAAGTGCAGACTGCCGACCCTTCGGTCGATACTGCACGAGCACGAAGAATGACTCTCTAGCCTCTCTTTCCCCAGGAGATAACTTTATGACAAAGAACAAGCCGACTGAAATCAAACTCACGAGAGGAGCTATCAAGCTCCTTCAGACTATCGTTCCGCAGCCGAATTGGGCGAAGACGCTCGATAACGTGTATCGTGCTGGCCGCTTCATCGAGATCCTCGAAGAGAAGTTTCCCGAGGAAATGCCGAGGGAACCGGATAAGCAGCGCGACTGGCTGAACGAGTTCGTTCAGTTCAGTATCACGCCGAAGTATAGGAAGATGCTCGAGGCCTGTCTGGAGCATCACGTAAAGGCTGGTGCGATCGTTCCGACGAAGCATACCATCGTTCTCATGGATGCGCTCGGCCTCGAATTCGACGATGACGAGGACGACGAAGGGTAGCAAACGTGGCCGCTAATCCGCTGATCGCACACTTAGGCTTCCGCACCGAGGACGAAGGTACTTCTGGTGCGTTGGCGATTGCGGTCGGGACCGCTCTGGACGGGGGTAACCGCACGGGCCTGTACGCGTCCCTGTCCGGGACCGAGCACCTCGGAGCCCTCGCGGGCGGCTTCGAGGCTGCTCGTTTTTTCAATGACAGCGTCGATAAGACTTTCGAGACGTTCGGTCCTGCGGTATTCGGTGCTCATCTTCAGGTTACCGACAAGGACGCGGGTCATACCGAGGTCGACGGTGATATCTGGTATGATACGGGTACGAACGAGTTCCAGTTCCGTGAGAACGGGACGACGAAGACACTCGCTACTGGATCTGCTTCGCCTGGTGGCGCTGATACGAACGTCCAGTTCAATAACGCCGGAGCGTTCGGCGGCAGCTCCGAGTTCACTTGGGACGATACCGGTAAGGTTCTCACTGTTACCGGCAACGCGGTCGTCGCTCAGGGGACGATTACATCGTCTGAGATCGGTATTTCGCATACGGTTGAATGGAACGATGCAGTCACGCCGTTTACTGCGATCCAGTCGAACGTCACCGATACTGCCTCGGGCTCGGCGTCGCTGCTGCTTGATCTGCAAGTAACCGGGTCGACAGCGTTCTCAGTTCGCAAAGATGGGTTTATTTTCGGCTCGTTGCTCGATCTTTTCATCGGGGGCGACTTTACCGGAAGTGAAGATGCGCTCACAATACGTGGTACGTGGAACACCGGGTCGGATGTCGATGCGATTCTGGTAGACCTCACGAATAGTGCTGCGGGATCTGGCTCGAACCTCATAGATCTCAGAGAAGATGGCTTTTCGCAGTTTAGGGTCAGAGCGAGCAGCGTCAGCTTCGATCCTGCCGTCCTATCCCGTATCCCGATCGAAGTCGATCTCGAGACGATTACCGACCCCGTTACCGGGTTCACGCATCTTGCGATATGGAATGATGGTGCTGATACGTTTACGGCGATCGAAGTTGATATTACAGATACGGCTTCTGCAGTTGCGTCGCTCCTTCTCGATCTCCAAGTTGGAAGTACTACTCAGTTCTCGGTCCGTAAGGACGGCTTGGCGACGGCGAACCAGCTTCTTGCGGATCAGGGAACGATCGCCGATCCTGCCGTAGGGATCGAGAACCGTGTCACCTGGAACGATGGTGCCGACACGTTCAAAGCGGTCGAGATCGATATCACCGACACCGCTTCGGCCGCGGGTTCGCTAGCTATCGATGTGCTGGTCGATGCTGCAAGCGTCTTTAGCGTCGATAAAGCCGGTAACGTCGATATGGATGGGAAGCTCACTGTTGGTGGGCTTATCGATCCGACCGGTCTCGAGCTGACCCCACAGGGGGCGAACCCTGGCGGTGTTCCGGCGAATACGCTTTGGCTCAATAGTGGTGATAGTGATCGTCTCTATCACGGATCGACTGCGCTGAAGCTTTCAACCGTGCTCGGTGAGGCGAGCTCGAACTCTACGTTGAGCCGCCATGAGCATCAGTACATCGGTCTCAATACGGTCACCGCGAGCGGAGCTTTTCAAATCGATCTGCCCGCCTCGCCTGTTGAAGGCGATGAAGTCGAGTGGAAGGACCAGGAGGGAGATGCAGAGGCGACGAATGTTACGATAGACGGAAATGGTAATAACATCGACGGGTCTCTGACTTTTACTGTGAACGAGGATTTCCAGGGTGGCCGGCTTATCTTCGCCTTCAGCGAATGGAGAGTCATGTAATGTATCTCGGTAAGCAGACCACGCAGAATGTCCTCAACAATGACGGTCTCGGCAGCGGGGCCGGTGGAGGTACCGGCGGAGTTCTTCCGAACTCAGCGAAAGGGTTCCATGCCCGTCTCTCCGGTAATTACGACCCGTCTGTTTCCGAAAGTAATATCCCTTTTGATATTGTTGATGTGAATGTTGGGGGTCTTTTCGATATTACCCAAAACGGGATGGTTGCCAAAGAAGCAGGGCTTCATTTTCTTTCGGTGAATCTTTCGTTCGAAGGCGGCGCCGGCGGTGATGATACGCTCGAGCTGATGTTTCGGGTGAACGGTGTGAACGACACTGGCACCCGTGTTTTCGATAACCCCGAGTTTCAGACCTCTACGGGACGTGAATACGTCTCTAATTACACCGCTATTTTGGATCTGGAAATCGGGGACCTCGTTCAGGCGCGTCTCTTTAGTTTCAATACTGGCACGGACGTTGTCATACTTCGGCACTCGACGTTCGTTGGGTTCAAGGTAGCCGGTACTTTCGGGCATGCACCCGTTATCGACGGAGTTGATCTTCCTGCAAACCCGACCTGGAATGGGTCCGCGGTACCCTCGTTCTCTACTCAGGACGGGAAGTACAGCGCCGTCGGAAGTTACGTGAGCGGATACTTTACTGGCGTCCTCAATTCTGGATTGTCGGCCGATACGGTCCGTATGGATGCGACCGACTTCTTCGGTCTCGGTGCAATCGATGAGTCCAAGCTTCCGGATATAGGATCGGAAGATACAGAAGAGCGTGCAGCGATTGGTGTCGGCTACATTCGTGACAACACTAGCGCGAACGTAATTTACAACTTCATCGCTTATTATCGAGACGACGACGAGGCCGTTTACTTCTGGTTCACCGATAACGGCTCCATCGATCGTTGGACCGAGTCGAATCCGGTCGCCGTCGCGTCAGGCGATGTATTTCATTTTCACTTTTTCAACGTCCCCATCGAAGGCCTTCGTGCCGGTATCGAACCGGATAACTCGGCGTTGACGCTTGCGGAACGTATCGAGATCGGGCCTGCGACGGATACGATCACGTTCGATACGAGCCGTCTCGGGGATCGCGCCTATCAGATCCACCTGTTCATTCTGAACGATGATCTCTCGGCGTCGACCTATGAACTGTTTGTGAACGGTGACACGACTTCGACGAACTATAATTCGACGAAGAGAACGAACGACGGATCGACACAGGCGGTTTCGGCGCCGAATACAGCCGAGATAGCTGAAGCAAATGTGGCCTCCAATTACGCTGAATTCATTATAGATCTTCGTACCTTTGTTAATGGCGCTTTTTCGGTGCGATCGGTCGGGCAGAAGTCCGTTTCCACCGGGTCGAGCGCTGATGTGTCGATTGATTATAGCATGCGAAAGACTTCGTTGCTTTCCGGGCCGGCTCCTACGATCGACCAGCTTCAACTGAAGGCGTCTCAGGCGGGCGGCTTCGGCACGAATACGGTTGCGCTGCTTTATACTCGTCACCAGACGACCGGTGCGCAGCTTGGGGCTGTTGCGACGATCGGTACGGCTTCGGATATTACTGCCGAGCGTGTTCCAGATCTCTTCGTTGGCGTTGATACTACCGGCGGCCCGGTAACGGTGACAGCGAGTCTCAGTCCTTCCGAAGGAGATCGCGTGACCGTGAAGGACGAAGGCGGCGCAGCAGGTACGGATGCGATCACGTTCGATGGGAATGGGAACAACGTTGACGGTGCTGCAAGCGATACCATCGTGACCGACAATGGATCGAAGACCTACATATTCCGCGGTGGGGAGTGGAGAATTACCTGATGGCCTACTCTCCCGCCGCACAGGTTCGGAACAATCTCGACGCAACAACCGATCCGACTATCAATGACGACAGCACGCTCAATTACGATGAGAACAGCGTTTGGTTGAACGTCTCGACTGACAAGGTCTTTTATTGCGCTGATCCGACCGCTGGGGCCGCGGTATGGCTCTCTTTGAGCGAGACACCTTCGGGCCCGGTGAGTTCTGCTATGCTCACGAAGAGCACGAAGCAGACTGGAATTAACGGAAGCGCGACGCTCACCTGGGATGGAACCGGATTCGATGTAAACGGTATCGCTGATCTTCCTAACGACGCAATTAAGGCCGATGCGGATGGAATTTGGATAGTCACTTGTAACGTTCGTCTGGAAAATGTGGGAGGGAACGACTTTTCTCGGCTGATTCCTAGAGTAAACGGTGCGAATCCGACTGACGTTGGAGGCCTTGTATCTTGGAACTTGAGTATTAAGAACTTCAGCACCGCTGGCGCTCTTGGGTCAGGTATTTTCCGGCTCGCGACTGATGATTTATTTACCGTAGAGGTTTCTAGCGATGATACGAATTACGATGTCTTTGATTCAGGTAACGGTTCACATTTAAGTGCTGCCTATTTGGGGGCGGACGCGTGAGTATAGATTTTGCAAAGCCGGATAACGCGGTCGAAGTCGTGTTCGATAATCTTCACATCGGCACTACTTTTTGGGATAAGTCCGATAACGCCTGGACTAAAATATCTTCGGGTGAGGCTCGAACGGTAAAGGAGCCCTATCGCTCCAAACCGTTCGCGAAGAGAACGAATGTGTGCGTAACGCAGCAGGTCGCGAGCCGTCCGAAACGAATCGATCCACCTCCTCCCGATCCAGACGAGGAAGCATATAGGGAACTTTGTAAATTTCCCGACCGGGTTATTCTCGAATTGATACGTTCTCAGGCCACGGATCCCGAAGGGCGCAAGAAGGCACAGGAGAAGCTCAGGAAGATGCTTCCCCTTTTCGAGAAGTACGGGCAGTTCGAGGAAGAAAACTGATGGCCTACAGCCCTGATAATCTCGTGAGGAATAATCTTACGGCGACAACCGATCCGACCGTTAATAACGACGACGCCGAAAACTATTCCGAAAACAGCGTCTGGCTCAACGTCAACACTAACAAAGCGTTCTTCTGCGCCGATCCGGCGACCGGTGCAGCTGTCTGGTTGGACCTCAATCCTGCGCTCTTTGATGATTCCGCGGGAAGCGACGTTGCGACGTTTACCACTGGTACTTTTGCTGCGCAGAAGGCAGTGAAGTTCTATGCCGTGATCGAGGCCGCACTCACGAAGCCTATACGTGGTCCATTCATAAACGGTGATACGACTGCAGCCAACTATCACCGAAATCAGTATGGCGCTCAAGATGGCGGCAATCCAGCTGGATTCGAAGATTCTTCGATGTTCGGATACAGTATCAGCGCTGGCGATTTCGTGTTCTTCAGAGGCACGGTAGTCCACGCTGCGGGGCAAGTGTTCATAGGCATGAGGGCGACTCATCGGGTGAGCGGTACGTCGCTTGATACCGATGTCGTCGATGTTATCTGGAACGGTAACGCCGATATCGATGAGCTCTCGTTCGTTGTCGATGATGCGACAAACGGGATCGATAGCCTTTCTGAAATGCAAGTCTGGAAGACATTCTAGCGCTGTAGCAGAGTCATCTAAGTGAAGGTTTCGTCGACACTTAGGTATCTTGTAGATTCTCGTCTGTATCGTAACTTGTATACATTAGCGGGGATCGTTCCATAGATTCTTGCGTTACTGAGGGGTTATCGCTAGTGTCGGATATAGAGCGTCTTATACTCCTTCTCAAGGACGCATCTCCATGGGTAGTTCTCTCGGGCGCGGTACTGCTCGGCTGGGTTTATTTTCTGCGGCACCGTCGCCTCATGAAGCAAACCGGAGTCGAGCAGCGTGTCGAAGGGAAGCTCGAGGAGAGTAACGGTATGCTGAGCAAATTTGTCGCTCGGTACGATGAGGATCGGAAGCGTGATCAGAGGGTCGGCGAGCAGGAAGTCGGCCTCTTACAGAAGCTACACGACGAGTTTGTTCATATTTCGGCGGTACTTTCAGGATCACTTTCACCCGAGAACGCGAAACACGCGATTCGTAATCAATGGACTTGGTGTCGTACCTCGACAGTTCGGATTATAAGACAGTCGATTATCAGCAACAATATCCACGATGACGAAGATCGGATTGCTTATCGCGTACATAAAGCGTGGAAGCACGCGGCCGATGAGAGTAAGGAATCGCTCGATAAATACAGTGGGCTCGACTATCCGTATGAGAACCTCTACGCACACCTGCCCTCTATCTGGATGGATGTCTGGGATTTGGCAGTACCACTCTATTACCGAAAACTTGGTGTCTTCCGAACGCTCAATGAGGCACTCGATGATCTCGGTCTTGGGGTCACGTCGCTTTTCGATTCGGCGCTCGAGACGCATTTCGATATCTGGGAGGACGTAAACAGCGGGCTTATCTACCGCGACGAAGAGGTGAAGAACCGTCTCAAGTTGCATCTTGAGATGCTGAAAGAACAGCGCGATCGTAATTCGTCAGAACTCGTAAAGGCGATGGCAAGGAGGCTGCGGGAGGAATCGTCGCGGCCGATTACGACAAGTCGTCTTTATCGGAATCAGCAGTCGAAGAATATGAGTGACTCGATGCGGAAGAATATGTCCGATGCGATGCGGGCGCTTGAGATCAAGGAGACTGATAGCAGCGACTCGCTCCCTCCGCCGCATTCGATCTCAGACGACCCCCCGAGCGACCCCTATGTCCCCGATGACGCCCCCGACGAACACTAATACATCGCTTGCAATTTTGCAAGAGTCTCTTAAGATCTCGGAAACCCCCTTAAGGATCTAAAGGAACTACCATGCGATACGTTACCACCCTCCTTACCACTCTTTTCATTCTGGCGATTACCGCGACTGGGCTGTTCGCTGGAGAAGCTGCTGCTGAGGCTGTCGAGTCAACTACTGCGGACGAAGGTAGCCTTTGGCTGAAGGTTCTCGGGACGGTTATCACCGCCGTATTCGCTATCCTGTCCGGCTTTCTCGCGAAGCGATTCAATGCTGACGTCGAGCAGCGAAAGATCGACGCGACCAAGTCGCTTATGGAGCAGAAGAATTTCATCATCGATAATCGGATCATTCCGTTCGCGATCAGTACGATCGAGCACTGGCAGATTACGCAGCTTCCGAAGATCGTTGCTGATCTCAGCGACGGAGGCGATTTCAAGTGGAAGGATCACTTCGAAAATCTGAAGTCGTACGTGAAGAAGCGTATCATCAAGAAGTTCGCGAAGGAGAACATCGATATTCTCGAGGAGCTCGGTGAGGAAGAGCTCGATAACCTGATAGATCGTCTCATAATGAAGCTGATCACGTATCTCCCGCCGAGCGTCAAGCAGTTCCTCCCGAAGCAGATCGTCGATAAGCTGACCGACTTCGGTACCGCCTTCGCGGTCGAGAAGGGGAAGGAGCTGCTCGGTGTCGACGGGCAATAAGCAGCCGCAGGTGGTGACACCGAAGTATCGCTGGACCATAGAGATTACACGAGAGGCCGACGGGGAATCCCGTGGAAGCGCAAACGCTCTCATCGGTCGCGATCTGATCAGGTCGCCGTTGATGCGGTCTCACGATGGCGAGGCGGTTTTCCAGTCCCTGAAGGACTGGATAGAATGCTACGAGGAGCAGCCTGATGTGGTCAAGCATAGTTAAAGGCGTTGTCGAAGCCCTCGGCAGCCTCCTGCTCGGTTGGATCAAGGAAGAGCAGGCGAAGTCCCACGAGTGGGCCGCAAAGGCTCGGAAGCATCAAATCGAATCGATGAAGAAGGCTCGTGAACTGGCGAGGAAGACCTCTGATCGGATCCTCGAGGCGCGGAAGAAGAAGCTCTCGGTAAGCTCCTGGAACGAAGGGGCGACTCGATGAACGCAGTGAAGATCGCGTTGGTCTGCGCTTTTGCGTTTCAGCTTTCCGGGTGTTTTACGCGCTACGTTTCCGCGCCGGAGATGTGGCCAGTTCCCCCGAAAATCGAGCGTCCAGCCATCCCTGGAGGCGCTGAGGACCTCAGCGAGCGTGAGCAGATTCTCATGCGGTATGCGTTGGAGCTGGAGGCGGCCTATAACAGTGTTCGCGAGAACACAATCCAGCACAACGTCGATGCTGGACTAATGGAGCCAGAAGAGGTAGAATAGATCCGCTAGCTTGGTAGCTGAAGCTGGCTCTCCAGGGGGAATGGAGAGGTAACTAGGCCCGGCCGACTGGTCGGGCCTAGTTTTTGAGCCTTTCGAATGTAATATCCCCTAAAAAGGAGCAGCCATGCCGCTGAAGGGCGATTCCAAAAAGGTTATAGAATCAATGAAGGACACCTACGATTCTGAGCAGAAAGCTGAAGAAGTGTTCTACGCGACGGCGAATAAGGAGGATCGCGACCCTGAGACCTGGAAGAAAGAGGGCTCGACAGTGCTTAAGTCAGTTCTTCGCAAGAGAGCACAGCTCTCTCCTACTCAGTGGGGTATTTCTGGAGGCGTTGGTGGCGGTCTTGTAGGTGCTGGCATTGGTACTGCGATCGGAGCTCCTGCGAGTTTACTCTACTACATTATTCAGAAGGCCCGTGGCAGAGACCCCGAGTTTATTGATACGATTGCGAAGGGTACTGGGGTTGGAGCACTTACTGGTGGTGGTCTGGGCGCTGGTCTGGGTGCTTATAGGGGTGCTACGAGAGCGAATGAGTTTAATCGACAGTATTCTCATGCATTGAGTAAGTCCCTTGGCCATGCGTAGAAGCGCTCCGCCGCGTCCTAAAGCGCAGCTTAAAAATCTCCTCATTAAGAACGCAGCCTTTGCGAGGGGCCTGAGAAGAGCGGCAGTTGATATCGGCTCTCCGCTTCTGGGCGCAGGGACTCTTGCTGGTGGTGGTTACGCTACTGGCGTTGAGAGTCCTCTGGATCTCGGTGCGCTCGCACTTCTCGGTGCGGCAGGCGGGACGAGAGGTGCTCGGCACACGTATATGGGCGGCACTCCTGGAGAGGCGCTTCGGCAGGCTCGAAAAGGTAGCTTCGATACCCCGCTCTGGAGAAAAGGGTTCGAGTACACCGATCCGAGTTCCGGCGTAACACGTAGGCTTAGCCGCGAGACTCCTGTCGAGGATATCGAAGCTGCTCTGAAGCCGCTTGCCTCTCGTCAGAGTGCGCGGGCGGTAACGCTTGGTGCGGGTGGGAAAGCCGGTATCGGCGCACTTTTCCCTGCGGGACGCGCGATTACTCGGACCTCTGAATTTATCGAAGAAGCTGGGGACGATATCGAAGAGATAACTCGGAAGTACCAGGAGGAGGGGGTGCCTCTTCGCCTCACGACCGGTGAGGGAGGGGAAAGTCTGGCCGAGGGAATGAAAAAGAGCCTGGAAAAAGGGCTGGAGAAAGGCTTCACGGTGAAGCACGAGCTTCCGGGCATTCCCGAAGGCGTGAAACGATATGCGCCGTGGGTACTCGGAGGGGCAGGTGTACTTGGAGCGGCTGGGCTGTTGTACTGGTTGCTACGAGATAAAGATAAAGACTGATTACGGGGTGAGGCGTGGGCGAGTACGCTCCGGGTATACCTTCTCGTGGAGAATTCGGCGACCCCGCGCGCCTTCGACCCGGTCTTGCCGAGTGGGTCGTGCAGCAGCATCTCGCCGAGCGAGCCGGCCCGCACTACGATGTGCGGCTCGGAACGCCTGAGACGGGACTTTTATCGTGGGCGGCGAGGAAAGGACTTCCCGAGCCAGGGAAGCGTCACCTCGCTGTTCAGCAGCCGGTACATACGCTTCCGTATGCTGAGTTCGAAGGACGTATTCCGAGCGGGTACGGGGCTGGCGAAGTCAAGAAGGCCGATCGTGGCGAGGTACTCATTCTCGACGCGAAGCCCGATAAGGTGAGCTTCGCAGTTGCTCATAAGAAGTTTCCGGAATATTTCACGCTGGTGAAACCGAAGGGGTTCGGTGGCGATCGTGACTGGCTTCTGATCAATACGACACCGACGAAGATCGTCGAGAACAAGAAGATCAGATACACGAAAGTGCCGGCTGAAGAAGTCGAGAAGATGTTCGATGAGCGCTATCTCGCTTCTGAGAAGATCGATGGCGCTTCTGCACTCGTCCGTTTCTTAGATGACGATATTGATATCATTTCCTACCGTGCATCGAAATCCGGTCGTCCGATCGTTCATACGCACCGCCTCTCTGGTACTCCGCTGAAGTCGGATGTCCCGAAAGAGTGGAAGAAACGGATACTGAAGGGAGAACTCTACGGTGTCCGGAAATCGACAGGTGAAGCGATCCCACCGCAGGAATTGGGAGGGATACTGAATGCGTCGCTTGCTGAAGCGATTCGTAAGATGGGTGAGCAGGATGTGGACCTCAGAGTCGCCCTCTTCGACGTCCTCGGAGAAGAAGACAAGCCGTACCCCGTTCGGAAAGAACTCCTTGAGGAGGCGCTCAAGATACTTCCGGAGGACAAATTCCACCTCCCTCGAATGGCTGAAAGACCAGAGGAGATGCGTAAGCTCTGGGAGGAAATCGAAGCAGGCAAAAGCCCCTACACACGAGAGGGACTCGTCTTTCACCCGAGAGAAGGAGGAAAGCCGCTGAAGGTGAAGCGTACACCGGAGGCGAAGGTTGTCATTCGCGACATCTTTCCCGGGGCGGGACGTCTCGAAGGTACCGGTGCTGGCGGTTTCGAGTACTCGATCGAAGAGGATGGCCCGGCTGTCGGACGCGTTGGAACCGGTTTCACCGAAGAGATGCGCCGTAAGATGTGGAAGAACCCTGAAGAGTTTGTCGGGCGTGTCGCTCGGATACGAGCTCAGGATCAGTTCCCGCGTACCGGCGCGTTCCGAGCGCCGGCCTTTATAGCTCTGCATGAGGAGTACGAGAAATTGCCCGAAGAAGAGGGAGAGGAGAACAAGAAGCAGTTTCCGAAGGTAGCCGGTTTCTGGGCAGACGTCGCTATGGAGGCGCTCAAAGGCGGCCTCAGCGGCGCGTCACTCGGCGGGTATCTCGGGCACCAGGGGGCCTACGGTTGGCGTGGGTTCGAAGGGGACCCGAGCGCAACTGGTGGAGCTGTGCGGATGGGTCTCGCTGGCGGCGCGGCAGGCGCGGTTGCTGGTGGTATTTTCAATCGCATCCGCGAGTATTTGCGGGACACTGAGCTTGAGCGAAAGATGCGTGAGTGGGAAGAGCGGATGGAAGGGAAAAAGAAGAAGAACGAGAAAACTGCCGCGAAAGCTGACGTTGGTCTTTATCGAAACGACGTGAAGTATCCGACAGCGACCGGTGGACGGCCGGTACGTGCTTCGAATGCGGTGTTGATGGGGCAAATCGGGAAGCCTGAGCGTTATGCTGGTGGCCTTCCTGTTTATAACCAACAGGACGGCGAGCGTACGAAGATTGCCGAAATCATCGAGAAGGTAAAAGGAAAGATCGCTCAGAATCTTTACCCCGACGCCGGTGAAGACGCGCCTCCGGGCGTACAGCAGGAGATCGATCGTTTCAGGTCGATGCCCCCAGAGGATCGTGATCGCCCACTTCTTTACTATCTGCTCGGGGAGGGGACGCCTGATTACAAGATGTCGAAGGAGGACGCTGAGTATCAGGAAGAGCCGAAAGGCGATCAGAAGTGTGGCAATTGTGAATTCGCGTACAAAAAGGTAGTCCGCAATCAGTTCATCTGTTCGAAGGTCGAGGGCGATATTAAGCCGGAGGCATGGTGTAAATTCTGGGCTCCGAACGAGGAGAAGCAGAAGACCGCTGGCGAAGCGCAAAAAGCGCCTTCTGGTGGTAAACAGATTGATTGGATCGTTTATGATTACGACGGTAACCTGCTTTGCATCGCATTAGATAATGAGGGCGAGGGTTGGAAGCTGACCGAGTGGGTTAATTTTGAGGGCCTCTCGCAGAATAAGTTACGAGAGATGCTTGACATGGGGTTTATGACCATGTTGGAGGCAGCGAAAGGGCGCGACAGTTACACCTACATCATAGGTAATCACGCCTTCGATTGGGCTGACGAGAACAGTTCCTACTTCAAGGAACTGTTAGGCGATAAGTTCGAAGGTAAGAACTCTGTTTCGATTGATATCGATTTGGACGAGTTCAGATCTCAAGTGGAGAAGCTGGTTGCGCCGAAGGATGTTACTTTCAAGAAGGAGGCCGGTGAGGAGCGCGAACCAGAAGTCGATAATCATTCGTCAGCGCCACAGCATAAGATGCGACCGAGAGCGGAACTTATCCTTTTCACGAAAGGCGGCGTCTATGCGATTGATAAGGGTGATTACCTCCTCTTTCCTGGTGGTGGTGTCGACGACGGTGAAGAGCCTCGCGATGCGGCTATTCGGGAGACGATCGAGGAATCGAATCGTCACCCGATCAATGTCGACCAGTCCGGTATCGTTGAAGCCGTCTGGCCTGAAGACAGTGGAAATGACTTTTGGGACGATTCGAAGTTCGATGGAGAACGGACGTACTTCTTTCTCGGCGTCGATTCCGGAGAAGCTGGAGTTACGCATGACGACCAGGAGAAGTTCGAAGTCAAGTCGTTCGATACGATCATCGATCGATTGGGTGAGCTTATCGAAGACGAGAGCCAGCAGTGGGCCCGGCGGAACAACGAGATTCGACGTGAACTCGTAACGCGAGCGAAAGAGAATGCGCAGCGAGACGAGGGGATGAAGCCGATGAAACGTGCGAGCAGTTTCGAGGACTTCGTGGTCAAACGGGCTCAGCAGTATCTCGATAAGGGGATGTTGCCGCCTCCGTGGCTCTACGATGAAGTGAAAGAGGGTCAGGAGTACGATATCACGCAGCAGGAAGAAGTGGTCGGTGACGCACAGGCCCCGGCGCAGCCGGCGCCACCTCCGATGCAGCAGATTCAGCAAGCGACTCCCGAAGCGAGATATCAGATTTCAGGAGCGCCAAAAGATTTCGACGAAGCGTTTGCTGATCAACTGCGTCAGCAGGTCACGCCGCAAGCACAGCCGGGGGCGCAGGTCCAGCCACGAGCCCAGACAGCTCCTGGAGGCGGTGTCGGTGCGCCTTACAAGGCTGCACAGGCGATCACGCATTCAGGAGCGTTTCGTCAGAGTACCCCCGAGCTTGTTACTTCCGGTGGTTCCGGTGATACGCTTCAGGACGAGCGGGAAGAGTATGGTGTTCCGGAATCGATGATGACGGAGCCCGGAGACGTCGGTAAGTCGACGAACGCACCTGCGATCGGGACGAATATCGTTCCGCCGCTCCAGAATGATCTCGAGAAAGAAGCGTCATTGAAGGAACGGATACGCCGGAAAGTAGCTGAAGCTGTTCCGTCGCCCCTTCGCTCGCTTACTGTTTTGATGCAGATAAAGGCTGCCGCTATGGCGCTCGAGGAAGAGTTGCGCGTCGGAACGAAGGAGGAGCTGGAGCATACGTCCGATCTGGATGAGGCAGAAGAGATCGCGCGTGAGCATCTCGAGGAAGACAAGAACTACTACGATAAGCTCGAAGACGCTGGTCTTTTGGACGCGACTCGTAACAAGGAGAAGAAAACCGCTGACGTTGTCCAGCTGATGCCGAGGCGTGAACAGATCCTTTTCACCCCTGAGGGAAAGCTGGTAGCACGTCCGACTGGTCGACGTCGGTTCGAGCTTCCGCAGGAAGGGCCGGGCCGCCCTGTTCCTTACGAGGAGCGTATCCCGTTCATCCCTCCGACTGGTATCGAAGAACCCGGCTTCCATGGATATGATGTCGGCCTCCATATTGGCGAGGTTCCAGAAGTTCCCGAAGGGTTCGAAACAGTCGACCCTGAAGAGGCGCTGAAGCAGTTCTACGGAAGCATGGGTATCGCTGAGAATCGGCCGTATCGGCAGCTCGATCGTGCACGTGCACGCGCGATCCTTCGCTACCTGAAGCGCAAGAAGAAGGAGCGCGAAGAGGAGCGGCAGGAGCCGGTCACGGACGAGCCGATGAATCGTCCAGAATTTTCTACAACCGAGGGGACATTTAGTGAGGCGCCAGGGGCTGTTCGGGACTATTGAGGTTCGTGATTCGGACGGATCACGTGAGTTGCTGATCAACGATCAGCGTCAAGGTGGGTCGTATCTTTTTCCGGATGCCTCTTCCGTCTCCGATCGCTCCGGTCCTGGCCCGGTTTCGAGTTCGCCGTATCACTATGGTTGGCTCATCGCAGGCGTTATGAATCCGACCGGAAGCGGACTCATGACTGGCCTTGGAAGCGGCGCAGGTGCGGTTCAGTTGCTTGCGAACTTTTCAGGCGTTGATCTTACCGTCGTTGAGATCGATCCGAACGTGGTTCAACTCGCGCTGAAGGCGTATCCGTTGATCGGCCATTACATTAATCTCGGCCAACTGAATATCGTGATCGACGACGCAGGTTCGTACCTTTCCCGTCGATACGATAAATGGGATTTCGGCCTCGTTGATACCTACGATGGCGCTGATGCGCTCATTGATAAGTCGCTTCCGAAAGTCGCCGATCGCTGCGAACATCTCTACATCAATGCGATCGATCGGTTCAACGGGCCTTCGATTTCGAAGATCACGGCGATAATGGCGGTACTCGAGAAGCCGATCGTCGAGGTTTTCAAGATCACGACGCCAGAAGCAGTCGCTTTCTACGAGGATCGGTCGAACTGGATTCTCACGACAGAAGAGCCAGACTGGGTTAAACTCTCGAAATTCGAGCCGTTTCGGGACATTGATCACCAGAACGCCGATCGGGCCCGATTCATGTGGGACTACTTGCTCTCGAGCTCGATCTCGGAAGTTAACCCGCTCTTGCAAAATTGAGGAAACAGCGATAGTGTTCCACGAGGAACACTTCCATGGGTATCAGCTACTGTAAGGACCTCTCCCGTTTACCGGCGAAAGCGAGGGCTCAGAAAGTGGAAGGAAACGAGGGGCTCCCGAAGAACGCGGCGGTCGCCGGAGCAACAAGCAGTGCGATCAAGGTCATACGAGGTGAGGATCCGGATTCCCCGGTAGAATATCTCGATGAGGTCGGAGGCGGGTCTGCACCTGCGCCGAATAACGATGATAAAGCCGTTTACGTCAGGCACCCTCCAGAGGAGCTTTTGAAGCGTGGCATCAAAGAGGATCCAGCTGCGCTCAGCCGGGTTCCCGACCGCGTGAAGACGGCCGAGGACGTTCAGAAGGCGCAGGAGAGAAAGCAGGAGGAGCGGTCAGAGGAGCATATTCGGCCAGCTCCAGCGCCGGAGCCCGCGCCGGTCAAAGCGGCCCCGAGGGCAGCTTCGAAGCCCGAGGGCGGAGAGCGGAAAACGACGAATTTCGTCGGACGTCATCCGGCCGCGAAGCCGCTTGAGAAGGTACGTCTTGCGATCTCGAGCCCGACGATGGGAAAGGTGCGAACGACTGCACTTTACGTCTCCGTGTCGCCCTCTATCGTAGCGATTATCTATTCCGGCGAAGATGAATCGAATATCTTCGAGCCCCCGGCACTCGGCAAAGAGAACCCGATTACGGTCGAATATGATGGGAATTCGTATGAATGCTGGTGTTTTGGATTCAGTTCAGAAGTCAATATCCCTGCGTTCGGGAATGCGCCGGCTTTGTTGGTTGTTCTGCCCCGCTGTCCTGAATAACCTTGCGTAATTATATAAGCGAGAATCATGCCTTCCAATTTCGCTTTCAGCCCGACTCATAGCTCGCTCATCCCGACGATGAGTAACCAGCCCTTCGGTGCCGAGCAGCTGACGCCGAATTTCCGAAACTTCCCGACACCGTGGCTCGATTATTCGACGGTCGCGGTGCCCGATAACCACGAACTGGTGATGTGGTGGGCCCAGTACTTGTGGATCATGGATGGGAACTTCAGAACGGCGATGGAGCGCGTCGCGGCACATTTTGTCACGACCATCGACTTCCCTGACCTTGAGCCGGGGGAGGAGTCTGTTTGGAAGGACCTTTTCCTTCAGTTCCTCGATTACCGCGCTGAGCTTATGGCTGCGGCGATGGACTACCTGTGTTTCCGAGGCGATACGCGGGTGGTGGCTCGCGACGGGATCTATGAGATCTGCGAGCTTGAGGGGAAGGAAGTAGACGTCTTGTCAGAAGGCGGTGTCTATAGGCCGGCCAAGTTCAAGCGGTTCGGGATCCAGGAGCTTATGGAGGTCGAGTTTAGTGACGGGCGCACCGTGCTCGCTACTCCCGAGCATCAGTGGATCGTTGAAAGTAACGGTGGATCTATTCGTGTCCCGACTACCCAGCTGGCCGGTCGGCGTATAGAGCGTACCGTAGCTGAGCGTCCCGAGCGCGGTAACGGTTATTCCGAAGGAGTCCGTCACGGGTTCGTTTTTGGAGATGGATCTACTTATAACAAGCATCGAGAGAATCAGTTCTCGGTAGCGAACTTCTACGGTGATAAGACGGAACTGCTCCCCTATTTCGAAGGGTTCGGAGGGGAGCCGCGTAAATACGAGTACAGTTACGGAGCTGCCGTTATTAAGATACACGGGCTTCCGGCTCATTATAAACAGCTCCCGGATCCCGAAGTGAGTGCTGAGTATTGGTACGGATTCGTAAGTGGATTTCTTGCGGCAGACGGGTCTGTCGATACGCATGGTTGTGTTATTCTCACTCAGGAGGCGAAAGAGACGCTCGCATCGATAGTCGAACAGCTTCCGCGTATCGGAATGGTCGCAGGACCGATCCGTGGTTACACTCAGGAAAGGACTTTGCCTGAGTACGACGGAGAGCAGAGGTCTGGTGAGACCACGATGCATTACGTGACGCTTCTGAAGCGTTTCATGCAGCCGGAAGATTTGCTTCTTTCAGGGCATCGAGCTAAGTTCGAGGACAAATGGAAAGCGACCAATTACGGTAAATATATTCACGTGAAGAGCGTGAAAGAGACCGGCATCGTCGAAGATGTATACTGCTGTGTCGAGCACGAGACACACTCTTTCGTTATCGAAAACGGGATACTTACCGGCAATTGCTATGGGAATCTGGTTACGACGCTTTACCTTCCGTTCCGCCGTTACATGCGGTGCAGGCGGTGCGCACTCGAGCAGCCTATCGAGCGACTCAGCTATAATCTCCAGTTTTCCGCATCACCGCCGCATCTGATCTGGCGCCGCCGTGCCGATTGTCCGCGTTGCGGCGATAGTGCTCCTTACGAAGTAGTCGATCGTCGTGATAGCGATCTCGGGAAGGTCCGCATTAATCGTTACGATCCTTCTGATATTGAGATCGCCTGGAACAGGCATAGTCATAAGAAGGATATTTACTGGAGGATTCCCGAGGAGGACCGTCGAGATATTCTCGGAAAAGCCCGTATCCATATCGATACGACTCCGCTCGAGGTTCTCGAGGCGGTTGCTGTCAACGGGAGACTTCGTTTCGAAGATAACATGGTCTTCCATCAGGCCGAACCTAATATCTCCGGGATCAAGACGAGAGGCTGGGGTATTCCCCGGTCTATCTCGAACTTCAGGACCGCATGGCTTCAGCAATTGATCAACAAGCTCGATCAGGCAGTTGCGATCGATTACACGCTCGGTATCCGGCTTATCAGCCCGGCTGAGACGTCCGGATCTACTGACCCGCTTCAGACGCAAGGGCTTGAAAACTTTGCCTCGAAGATGAGTTCGATCGTTCAGGAGCACCGGGCGAACCCGGCGTCGTACCATACGTCGCCGTACCCGGTAAACTATCAGTTCCTCGGTGGCGAAGGCAGCGACGTCATGCCGGCTGATAAGATCAAGTTCCGTCAGCAGGAGTACCTGAACCAGCTCGGCGTGCCGCTCGAGTATCATCAGATGAATCTGCAGTCGCAGGCAGCGCCGATGTCGCTTCGGATGTTTGAAGCGTTCTGGCAGGGTATTCCGAGCTTCTACAATCGCCTCCTCGAGTGGGTCACCACGACGCTCTCGCGCGTGTACAACCTCGAGGATACACGCGTTCAGATGCAGAAGACCACGATCGCTGATGATCTCGAGCGTAAGGCGGTACTGTTGCAGCTGATGTCCGCGAACCAGCTCAGCCCGGAGACGGCGCTGCGTCCGTACGGCATCGATGCGCACGAGGAAGTGAAGAAGGTCTTCTCGCACGAGGACTACGTGGCGAGATTGCAGCGTGAGGCGGAAGAGCGTCAGCTGAATCGTGAAGAGATGGGTGTCATGAAGGGCATGTCGGCGCACCCGACTCCGTCGCAGATGGCGATGCAGCAGCAGGGGGCTGCTGCCGGGGGGATGCAGCCGCCTCCTCCTGGCACCCCGATGGGCGGCGTTCCGGCCGGCGGCCTCCCGCAGATGGGCCCGACCCCGCAGAGTCTCGAGGCTATGGGCGAGCAGGCCGAAATGATCGCTCAGCAGCTGGTGGGTCTTGATGAGTATACTCGGAAGCAGGAGCTCAAGGCGCTGCGGGAGTCGAATAAGGATCTGCATGCGCTTGTGACGAAGAGCATGGAGGAGATTCGGAGTGCTGCCCGCTCGGAGGGTGGACACATGCTCCTTTCACAAGGGGCAGGGGGCGTGTAAGCTATCCTCCGTAGCGAGGAATACCTTCGATGGCGTTATTTTCGAGACTGCGCAGGACACTCGGACGAGCGGGTGAGGGCGCAAGAGAACGTATAGAGCCGATTCTCAAGTACGACATCAAGGGAGCGCCCGGAGCGGCCTGGAGAGGTGCGCGTCGGGGGGTAAGAGGCGGAATAGAGCGCTACAAAAATCTTTCTCCTGAGGCGAGAAAGGCGTTGACGGTTGGCACAGGCGGTACCGGAGCAGCTCTGGGGACGTACCATTTCGCGGGGAAACCGCTCGCCGAGAAGTATCAGAATTTGGCGTGGCCGGAGCAGGTAGAAGACCCGGACACTCCTGGAGAACTCATTCCTGGTAGGCAGCCGGGTGAGCTTGGCGCGACTGATATGAAGGTTCCGCTGTCGCAACGTATGGCCGCCGGCACCAGGGAGACCATCCCTGGAAGAACCGGTGAGTTACTCGGCGGTGCGATCGATTTTGCCGGACGACACCCTTTTATTACTGCTGGCGCTGTCGGTGTACCCGCGCTCGCTCTTTATTATCTTTTGAGTAAAGACGACGATGAACGCCGATGACACTCGCGAAGAAGATCGAGAAGAGACGGCGCGCGACCATGAAGGGCTCGAAAGGTAATTTGAGCCAGCACCCCGTCCGTAACCTTCATGCTCCGCGTAAAGCGAAGCTGGACGGCGACGGCTGGGAGTACTTCTACAAGCAGGCGATGCAGAAGTTTGCAGCCGAAGAGAGGAGTCGGCTGCGCCATATCCTTTATGTAATGGGCCGATCTCTCCAGGCTATAAGGCCCGAGGCGCTTCAGAAGTTCGACAATAATCCGATGAAGTTTACCAATTATCTTATGGAGAATTCTGAGCATATTATTCCGACCGTGAGCGCTTATAGTGCGATTACCGGAGATCCAGAGTTCGCGAGAGCTGCACGGTATCTGACTAGTCAGACGACCGGTCTCGAAAATATCGATGAAGTTAACGATGCGCTGAAGATAGAAGGACTCGACCTGCTCGGAAGCTTAGCGGTGGTAGGAACTCCGATAAAGGGGCTTACGAGACAGGCTGCGGAGTGGGGACCGAACGCTTATGCGATACATTATACGCTCGATCAGGTTTCGGGAGGGAAGGCTCGCGAATACATTGCCGAGGCGATAGAGCCACATGTGGACAAGTTGGAAGCGCATATCAATGTTCATGAGTCACAGGCGAAGCTCAATAACGCGTTGATGTCGGGGGCTGGCGAGGAGGAAATTGAAGGTCTTCGGAGTCAGCTTCGGAATAACCGTGAACGACTTATCGTCGAGAAGTCGCAAGGTTTCGCCCCTGATTACGAGACGACCGCGAAAGAAGTATCGGCTATGCGAGAGCTTGGTCTCGACGGGACAAAGCTTCTCGCTGAATCTTTTGCGATCGGTCTTTCTCCTATACAATATCCATGGATTCGATTTGGGCTCGAGCACTCTGGCCTCGGGCCAACCGCTATTCAGCGTACCCGAACCGAGGCGGAAGCGCGTGCTAGAAACGTCTCTGACCCAGGGGTTGAAGGCCAAACTTTACTACGAGGTATCCCTGGGACACCCTATAGGCCTGGCGACACCGTTACTCCTGAGATAAGGAGCGAGCTTCAACAGAAGGGGGTCGAGACTATCGCGGTAGTTCCCCCTGAGAGTACTGCTGAGAGATCGGCACGTTTGGGCGCCGAGATTTCGTCGACAATAGCTGAATCGGCGGTCGGTATGAATGCTCTCCGGAGGGCGAGAGCCGCGGCGAAAGCGGCTCCGCGTGGATCATCAAGGCTGTTTACTGCGGCCGGAAAAGCTGGGAGAGGAGCCGCTGCGTTTGGGAAAGCTCTCGCGAAATACTCTCCTCTTATAAGAGGAGTGATAGGGGGTGCAGAAGGCTATCATGCGATGAAGCCGGGGGCTCGTGAGCAGGTCTCGCAGCGGATAGCGGATATATATCGAGAAGAGAGAGATCTTCCTTGGTACGAGAGGGCTGGACGTGCGGCGCGGGATATCGGTGAAGGAGTCACCGGTTTAGGAGACCCGCAGCAGGCTCGAGCGCGACTTGCCGCCATGTGGGGTGCCCCTGGGCCCGAGGGGAAGTCCCGCGAAGAGATTCTTCAGGAACTTGAGCGTACTGAGAACTTCCGGGAGATGACTGCGCAAGCCGCATCAGATGTAACGGATATCATGCCGGGGATCGATCCCATTCGTGCCGAATGGATGGGCGCGACGATTGCGCTCAATCGCCTCCGTATAGCGGAGGGCGAACGCGCCGGTCCCGGGTACGTTGCTGACCCTGCGCTTCGTGCACGCATTGAAGGGATGTCTTCGGAAGAACTTCAGACGGAGCTTACTGAGGCGGAGCGTCAGGCTTATCACACTCACGCCTTCGATGAAGCGCTGCCTCATATACTCGAAGGCCACCACCCGTACGACGTAACGACGATTGAAAATGCTCGTAGACTTCTGCATCAGATGGGGCCTGCCGCATTTTCTCGGATGTTTTTAGATGCGGTCGACGAGCAGATAGTACCTACGAGACATGCTCTTGGGAAGCAGCTCCTTCGGCCCAGTGGAAACATTCCGACAGGTACTATTGTTACTCCCGAGATACAGCAGAAACTCCGTAGCGAGGGGGTAGAAGGCGTCGTAGCGGCGACATATTATCCGAATAGAGAGTTGATGACCTATCTTCAGGAAGGTTCGAAAACTCCCGAGGGCGAGAGTAATCTTCTTCCTTATAGAGTAGATCCCGAGAAAAGACCGTTGGTTGCACGATTCACTGATCGTACGGAGCAGCCGCTTCGTCATCGCATGGAGCAGCAGCGCGAGAGAGCGCATAAGATTCGGAGACGACGTTGGAGAGAGCTGGGGAGGGCGCATCAGAAGGAGCTCCGTGAGCGAGAGCGGGCACAGCGAAGCGCTGAAACAGAGCGACGGCTCAGCGAAATGGACCGGGAGTTTGAGGAGGAATATCAGAGGTGGGAGCAAGCCCGTCGTCGACAAGACCGTCAGCAGCAAGAGGCGATGGACCTCCGTCACGCTCAGCAGTCGAAGCTGACGCAACGGGTACTCGACTGGAGTCGAGGCCGCCGTTCTCCGACAAGAAGGCCTACGATACCGGCGGGGGTGGCTCGTGCTGAGATTGCGCAGCATCTTCAGCGCAAGGGACAGCTTACCCCCGGTACCAGGAGAGCGATCTCCGAGGCTCGGCATCTCCCTCCGGCGGGGCCGCAGCAGCAGAAGGCGCTTCCGCAGACGCGTTTGAGTGATTACAGAGGTCAGTTCGAGCCCCCGTCCGTTGACGTCCAGGGTTCTACAGCGCAGAATGTATTCGCGGACGCAGGTCCGCTCGATCTCGTGGAACACGGACCTTAGTATGGCACTTCTCCCCGGTTTTGGCTCGTTCGCTCGCGACGCTATTGCGCGTGGTATGAAGAATATCGGTGGTCCTGCCGAGGATACTGTATCTGGGTCCCCTGCTCAGGAAGGTGTTCAGGCGCCTACTCCTTCGATAGAAGCGAGAAGGGCTTCCGGAGGTCCCCAGGTAGGTGCGCCGGGCGCTGGTACAGCTACTACGAAACCTCCTACGACCAAGGCTACGCCTCCTCCTACTGATTTTCTTGGGCGCCCGGTCGGGACCGGAGCTGCTCCTGGTATCGAAGTGCCCCTTCCTGCAGGTGGTCAGGAGCCGATTCCTTCACCTCCGAAGGGGGAGAACGGCCATAAGCCGAAAGTCCCCACTGACGAGACGCCTCCTGCTGGTGACCGTCCGGCTGAGGTGACGGAAAAGCCGGAACCTCTTGGGTTGAAGGCGGAGAAGGCATTCCGGAGTCAGCTTTTGAAGCGGCATGAACAGAGCCTCAAGAAGGCGGAGAATAAGTCTTTTTGGGATACTACGAAGGAATGGCTTGGGTCCGACTGGAAGAATCTTTTGATTCCGGCCGGCCTTCTCATGATGTTTTTCAATAACAACGTGGCCCGCCTTCTCGGTGCGGTAGCGATCGGTGCGGGCGGTTATAACCTGTATCAGCGTGGAAAAGCGCTTCTGAGCGACGATCATCCGCACCATGATCTTGTAACGAATGCAATTGCTCAGAGTGCGTCCTATACCGACCCGCAGACGAAAGAAAACATACCTTTCGGGAACTCTCAACAGGTTGTTGAAAATATACGTCAGACCCATGGACCGGAGGCTGCACAGACGGTGAAGCAAGGTCTCATCGATTATCAGATGGCTCACCGGATCGGCGGTACTGATTTCATTATGCGTCAGCTTGCGAACAGGCAGGAGCAGGCGCTGCGAGAAAAGTATGGTCGCGACGTTAATCTCGGGTATCAGTCGACGGTTCAGGAGAACCTCGGAAGTGCGCTCGGGTCGGCGAATCAGTGGATCCAGTCGCAGTGGCAAGGTCTTTGGAATCGATAGATGCCGTATTCGAGTGCAGCTGATTTCGCTCAAGTACAGGATTACCGACGGCGTGTTGCTGGCGATCCCTCGCGGTCGCTCGTGAGCAAAGCGCGGGCGCTTGCAGACGTCCAGCGCGAAATCGATAAGCCGGAACCTCGTCGGGGAATGACGTTCGGAGACGTATTCCGCGGTGCGATTGGGGCAGCGGCTGGATATGGTATCGCGAGAGGCGCAGCGAATGCGATGAACGTCGATCCCGAGTACAAAGGAATACTGAGCGCCGCAGGTGCCGGATTAGGAGCTCTTATGAATTCAGGTATGCTCAAGCGTGGAGCTTCAGAAGAGGAGCGGACGCATGCTTTCCGTTTCGGTTTCGTGAAGGCGGCGCGAGACGTCGGTTACTTCGCGAAGGAGTCTGCTTTCTGGCCGATCCCTACGGTACCGATCTCTCCCGGCTCGGTGATGGCGATCCCGCGAGGTCTCGCCGGAGCTGCGGCTCGCGGCGGTCAGATCGTAGGCTCTGCGATCGGGGCGGCCGATGCTCCTGACGAGGATGAGGTTGAGTTAGCTGAGATTCAGGTCCAGAAGGCGTTGCTCGAGGAGCAGCTCGATAGGCTGAAGTCCGAGCGACGCAATCGGGCACTCAAACGCCTCCTTGCGGAAAGGCGGGAACAGAGATAGTATACGGCCATGCGCGATGGAATGGCGAAAACGCTTCGGATTCCGCACGGAGTCCCGATAGCGAGGCATAAGCCGGCACCGAAGATCAACGTCCCGAACGGACGCGAGACGCCGCTCTTTCATCCCGACGACCCTGACGAGAAGAAGCTCCAACAGATCTGGATCGTGAAAGTGCGCATCTTCGATCTCTCGAAACCGGAAGACGCCAGGGATTATCAGGAAGCGTGGCAGAAGATTACAGACGGACACGCGGTGAAGTCCGAGGACCGGATAGACTTCAATTCTGAGCGGGGCACATATATCGCTTTCTTGCGTTGGGCGGAGTTCGATTATAGACTCCCTGAAAGCGCATAGGAAGTAGTATGCAGAAAGCGGCTGCCCACGAGTGGGCAACAGACCCGGGGTACATCCCTGTATTTGCTCTCGGCGGTGCGGCGCTCGGAGGCGGGGCTCGTTTACTGAAGAACCTCTTCGACCTTGGAAGACGTGGCCCGACGAAGTCTCCAGTGGAGATAGCGCGCCCTCTTGCGGCGCTCTCTGAGGTTCCGGTCGAGGTCTCTAAAGAGGAGGCCGAGGAGTTGCGTAAGCGCGGCGTCAAGGTTCGGAGGATGCTTTCGAAAGAAGGCGCTCATAAGAAGGAAGGTATTTCACGACTGCTGGGGTCCGCTGGACTTCTCGGTCTTGGAACCCTTTCGACCGTCGGCGGGTGGCATCTCGCCGATACGCTTATCGATGCTGCTCGGAAGCGGGCGGCGAAGAAAGATGTCGAAGACGTGAAGAAGCGGATACGCCGTATCCTCGAGGAATCGCCGTCTAATCGTGATGACGAGAAGCTCTTCGGTTACATGAAGGCGGCCGAAGACAAGTACTTCAAGAAAGAAGCGATCCTGAAGGACATTCCGGTGATTCTTGGCGGGAGCCTCGGTATTAGCGGCGTTCTTGCGGGCCTGGCCGCTTACAATCGTTTGCAGCGGTCTGCTGAGGCGTCTCCTAAGTTGACCGCATTGAAGTCTATGCTTGCTCGGAGACTTCCGCAGCGTCCGAGTATGACGATGGTGCCTGTTCTGCGAGAAGGCGACGAAGAAGAAAAGGAGGACGAGGAGCGTATCCAGCCGCGCTTCGTTCCTGTTGAGCGGGTGAGGACGCCCGGGAGCCCAGCAGTACAGGCGGCGAGAAACCGTAGCACCTCCAATTGGATTTAGAGGACGTTATGCCGTTTACGGCTTGGTCCCCTGATCACGCTCGCCCAGGACTGGGGCCGGCTCCATTCGATCCGCCGACTCCGGCCGCGAAGCCCGTGCAGCTGCGTCGATTCGATGACATCGAACAACAGCGAAAGGCTATCTACGAGTCCGCGCGGAGTGCGTTCCAGAATCTTCGTCCGATTCAGAACGCGTCGTACCGAATCGAAGTAGCTGACGTCGATTACGACACCCCTGATTTCGAGCCTTCGATCTCCGACGAAAAGAAGGCGCTTCTGCAGAGCGGGTCGCTTCATCGCCCCCTTAAGGGCACGGTTCGTCTGGTTGATCAGAATACCGGAGACGTAGTTGGTGAGGAGCGGACGACGCTCGCACACGTGCCACACCTCAACAGTCGTGGTATGGTGATCCGAAAAGGAGTTGTCTGGGTTCCGCGGAACCAGGCCCGCTTGAGACCCGGCGTGTATACGCGTCACAAGAAGAGTGGCGGAATAGAGGCGCAGTTCAATGTGAAGGGTGGTCGCGCCTTCCGTATCGAGCTCGAGCCAGAGTCCGGTCTTTTCAAGATGAATATCGGCCAGTCGACCACCCGTCTCTATCCGATTCTTCGTGCGATGGGTATCACTGATGACGCGATGCGAGAGGCGTGGGGTGACGAGCTGTTCAAAAAGAACTATCGACGTGAATCCGGGAGCGACGACAAAGACCTGAGAAAGGTCGTGAAGAAGCTCGGACCTTCGGGGGTGACTGTCGAGGATGATCAGCTCGTTGACGTATTAAAGGAGTCGGTACAGAAGTCGAAGGTCGATCCGGACGTCATGGAAATCACGATGGGGGAGCGAGCTGAGAACGTCGCCCCTGAGCATCTCTTTCAGGTGACGAACAAGATTTTGAACGTGAGTCGCGGGACTGCTGACGGCGATAACCGCGATTCGCAGGCGTTCCAGTCGATTCATTCTGCCGAGGATTTCATACGGGAACGGCTCGAGAAAGATCAGGTAGGAGCGCTGCGTAAACTCCTCTGGAGGGCGACACGAGAGAAGAAGCTTCCGAAGGTCCAGTCGGGGCTGATGAATAAGAACATCTCTTCGATTTTCGAAGGCTCCGGTCTCGCGGTCGCTGCAGAGGATATCAACCCGTTCGAGATTCACGACCTACGGCAGGGGATCATTCGACTCGGTGAGGGCGGGATCAGCTCAGAGAGGGCTGTGAGCCGCGAGGCACGCGGTGTGCAAGCGAGTTACGCAGGTCTGATCGACTCGGGGAGAGGGCCGGAGTCGGGAAGACTCGGGTTGGATCTGCGTGTGACCGATGCAGCGCAGAAGGGCGACGACAACCAGCTCTATACCGAGGTGAGAAATCTCAAGACCGGTGAGACTGAAACTGTGTCTGCGAGAACACTTTCTTCGAAGATCGTCACCTTCCCTGGCGAACTCTCGTCCGATACCAAGAGAATCCCGGCGATTAAAGGCGATAAGATCGTTTACGTCCCGAAAGACGAGGTCGATTACGAGATTGCGAGTCCGAATGACATGATGTCACGGGCGACCGCGATGATCCCGTTTCCAGAGTCGATCAAGGGCCAGAGGCTGCTCATGGGCGCGCGTATGACCTCCCAGGCTCTTCCGCTGGAAGAGGCTGAAGCGCCTTATGTGCAGACAGCGTCGAAGGACGGGACTAGCCTTCATAAACAGATGGGCCCGGTCGTTGGTGCCCGGGTTTCTCCGGTCGGAGGGGTTGTAACGAAGATTTCTCCCGATTTCATTGAGCTCGCGGCCGATGACGGCAAGAAGCGTCGTATCGACCTTTACAACAACTATCCGACTGCTCGTAAGACGATGATACATAACGAGCCCACGGTGAAGAAGGGTCAGCGGATCAAGGAGGGTGATCTCGTTGCGAAGTCAAATTTTACGAGCGACGACGGGACTGCGGCCGTAGGGCGTAATCTTCGTACCGCATTTGCGATCGCAGAAGGCAATACGATCGAAGACGCGTTCGTCATTTCGGAGTCGGCAGCGAAGAAGCTCACGTCGCAGCATCTCTATAAGCATGACGTCGATTTGAAGGATCTCGAATCGACGGATAAGAAGCGGTACGTTTCGATATACGCTGATAAGTGGGGTCCCGAGCAGCTCGATCGATTGGATGATGACGGGGTCATTAGAGAAGGAGCAACGGTAAACGCCGGAGACCCGGTTGTTCTCGGTTTTGCGAAGAAAAAGAAGCGAGGTGTCGGGGCGCTGATGCGTTCGCCAAGAGATGCTTTCGCTGATAAAACGCAGACGTGGAATCATCATTCGCCGGGCGTAGTGACGGACGTGGTGAAGGGGCGTAAAGGGATAAAGGTTACGCTCAAATCAAAGGAGGCGATGAAGCCGGGCGACAAACTGTGCTATAGCCCTGACCACGAAATACTTACACAGCGCGGCTGGATACCCGTCTCAAAGACACTACACTCTGATCTGATAGCCTCGCTAAACCCGGATACGGATGAAATTGAGTACGTTCGTCCGGTGGAAATACATTCTTTCGATCACGATGACGTAATGTATGAGGTCGAGTCTACACAGGTGTCGATGTGCGTTACTCCCGACCACAAAGTATATGCTTCTAAAAAGAAGGATAAGAAGGATCTCGATTATCATCTTTTTGAGGCGCGAGAGTTGTTCGGAAGGACATATCGTCTCAAAAACTCTGGGAGGTGGGCAGGAGAGTCTCCAAGTCACATCGTGTTCCCTGAGTGTCAGGTTAAACACGGTGGAATAGGTAACTCATATCGCACTATTCCTGAAAAGGCAATATCAATACAGGCTTATTTCGTTCTGTTAGGCCTCTTTCTGTCTGAGGGGAATGTATTTAAACACGTGAAGAGCGGGAGCTACGGTATAGACATAACTCAGTGTAAAGAAAGTAATATAATCAAAATAAAGCACGTGTTGGATAGCCACGGTATTAAGTATTCTCGTAATAAGACTAAGTTCCGGCTTTACGGGCGTCAGTTGCTTAATTATTTTGAGCAATTTGGAAAGTGCCACGAGAAATATATACCCAACTGGGTTTTTTCGTGTAGCAGTGAGGACCTTAAAATACTCTTCGAATGGATGATGCTTGGAGATGGGCACTATAGTGCTACATGCGCTTCTTATGTGACTACGTCTAAAAATCTCGCCGACGACTTTCAGAGGCTTTGTCTTCATATCGGATACGCCGGAAAGGTAAAAGCTACTAATAGAGAGCCGTGTATTCTCAAGTTTCCGGGTAGAGAAGACGTCACTATTCCTAAAACACGGTACGACGTAAGCGTGTATAGGGGTAAGCTGAATCCTACCATTAATCACAGCCATACGAGGCACCAGCGCGGGCAGTCTGAGAGATGGGTTAATTACACGGGAAAGGTGCATTGTGTAACTCTTGAGAGGAATCATATACTTTATACGCGTAGGAACGGGAAGGCTCATTGGAGCGGCAATACCTCGCGGTACGGGGCCAAGGGTGTAATTTCAGAGATTCGACCTGATGAGCAAATGCCGACTGACGACGACAGTCGACCGGTCGAGGTGATTGCGAATAGTCTCGGAGTGATCTCTCGGACCAATCCTTCCATGCTTGCTGAAGCTATTCTCGGAAAGATCTCAGAAAAAACGGGCAAGCCGTACGTGATCAAGGGGTTCGGAAATTCCGGTGACGTTGTGGAGTATGCGCTTCGCGAAGGAGTTAAGCATGGGGTCGTAAGTGTCGATGACGAAGGCAATATAACCGACGTTGGCGTACTCACCGATCCGAGGGATAACCGGAAGATCAAAAATATGTTCACCGGAATCCCGTATCTGATGAAGCTACACCACGTTGCAGAAGCGAAGATCAGCAGCCGTGATACCGGCGGTTACACCGCTGAAGGAATACCTGCCCGAGGCGGGAAAGAAGGCAGCAAGCGGATTGGGCTTCTCGACGCGCATAGCTTGCTCTCAGCCGGAGCTACCGAGTTTCTCAAAGATGCGAAGCTCATTCGTGGGCAGCGTAACGACGAGTACTGGCGAGCATTAAAGGCGGGTGATACCCCGTTGCAGCCAACGGTTTCGTTTGCGAATGAGATGTTCAAGTCGCAGCTTCGAGCAGCTGGGGTCAATCTTCGTGAAAAAGGGACACGTACCGGTCTCGCGCCGCTCCTTGATCAGGACGTTGATAAGATCGCTCAGCATGAGATTGAGCGTCCCGGCACTTTTGATTTCGAAACGATGCGCCCGATCAAAGGTGGTCTTTTCGATTTGACGGCGACTGGTGGAGCGGAAGGGACTCGGTTCTCGAAGATCACGCTTCCGAGAAAGATTCCACATCCACTTTTCGTCGAGCCGATCCAGCGGGTGCTTGGTCTGACCGGTAAGCAGTTCGAAAATGTTCTCTCCGGGAAGGAGGAGCTTCACGGCGAAACTGGCCCGGACGCGGTCGAGAAGGCGCTCAAGAGTCTTGATGTAGACCGAGAGATCGGCCTTGCGAAAGAGGAGATTCGCACCGGAAAGAAAACGCGTCGTGACAAGGCGGTGAAGAAGCTGAATTATCTTACCGGTATCAAGCAGATGGAGATCAATCCAGAAGATCTGATGATCAGCAAGATCCCGGTGATCCCTCCCCGTTTCCGCCCGATTTCGAAGGCGAAAAATATCGACATCGTCCACGACTTGAACTACCTCTATCACGACCTGTTAGAGGCGAAGAAGAACTATAACGATGCTCAGGAGGTGTTCGGAGAGGCTGACGACGAATATATGACGATGATGAATGCGGTGAAATCCGTCGCGGGGTTGCGTGAACCGGTGAATCCGAAGTCAGTCGATCAGGGCGTGAAGGGCATTCTTCGCTACGCGATTGGAATCGGCGATAGTCCGAAGTCGGCAACCTTTCAGCGTAAGGTGATAGGAAGTGCGGTCGATACAGTCGGGCGCGGTGTTATTACGGCCGACTCGAACCTCGATATGGACGAGGTCGGTGTTCCTGAGGATATGGCGTGGAATATCTTCAAACCGTTTACGATGCGTCGACTCCGTCGCTACGGGTATTCTGCTCGTGACTCGCTCAAGGCGGTTAAGGATCGCACCCCGGTTGCCAGGAAGGCGCTTGAGGAAGAAATGGCGGAGCGACCGGTCGTTTACAACCGCGCCCCGTCGTTGCACCGCTACAGCTACGTAGGCGCTTGGGGCAAGATCAGGGACGATGACGCGATTGGTATGCCCTACCATACTTTGAAGGGGCTGGGAGGTGACTACGACGGGGATACGGTGAACATCCATGTTCCCGTTTCGTCTGACTCGGTCGATGAGGTCAAAGAGAAGCTCATGCCGAGTAAGAACCTCTATTTCACAGGTACCTTCGAGACGCACCTCGAGCCGAATCAGGATTATTTGGCCGGACTCTTCCTTGCGAGCATGCCGGATCCGAAGGAAGAGGTAAAAACGTTCGCAAACGAAGAAGAGGCTCGAAAGGCCTATGCGCGAGGAGAGATCAGCGCACGAACGCCGATCCGTATTCTTGCGTGATTGTCCATCTGGTACTGTCGCTACTCGAGAATAGGATACGTACATGACACCGTTACAGCTGAAACTCTACAAGCGGTCCTTCGTTCCGATGGGGCCGTCCGCGGAGAAAACCGGCCAGCAGGCGTCCGGACCCGGCGGAATGCCGGTCGGTCCCGGCGCTGGCGCTCCTCCGCCTCCGGGAATGATGCCTCCTGGTGGAGGGATGCCTCTGCCTCCTGGCGGCGCCGGCGGGACGCCTCCGCCCCCGGGTATAGGACCGATGGATCCGTCAGCTCCGATGGATCCCGCTGCGGGTGGTGCCCCTCCGGCCGACCCTATGGCTGCACTTCCTCCGATGCCGGGGGAGGAAGGGCTCGATGTGCCACCGGAGACGCTTCCGGAGGACCTCGGAGCCGCCCCTGAGGGCGGGGGTGACGGTCTTTCTACGGCAGATGCAGAGGCGGCTGCGAAGATCCAGCAGCAGACGCTCGATATCGTCGAGCGGACGCTGGACATGGTCGGTAAGACCAAGAAGGATAAGCCGCAAGAGGGTGCCCAGGACCTGCAGCAGGACGGCCAGGAGCAGGCCGATCAACAGCAGGAAGAACCACCTCCTGAGGCTCAGCCGGGACCTATCACCGGTGAGCCCGGCTTTAGCCCGGGCATGATTAATGGTCCACTTAAGCTGGGCTCGGCATCGATTGTTACGAAGGCCCTCAAGACGGCGGCTGCTCGTCGTGCCGCTACTAAGACGGCTGCGGTGCTCACGCAGCTGTTGGTTAAGAACGCTCAGTCCTCAGCCGATATCTGGCGTAAGAAGCGTGGAATGAAGCCCGGCCAGCGCGTGACGGCTCCGAGTAAAGCGTATCGTACTGGGGTTGCTGGAGGGGCAACGGCGATGACTTCTACGCAGACTCCTACGACTACGCAGACTCCTACGACTACGCAGACTCCTACGACTACGCAGTCCTCCGCTGATATTTGGCGTCAGAACCGTGGAATGAAGCCCGGCCAGCGCGTGACGGCCCCGACGGAGGGGGCAGGGGCGGTGACTTCTCGGCAGACTCCTACTGGTTATTACTCTCTATGAGGCTTGGGAAGTTCGCCTTTGGTAAGTCCGCTCAGTACCAGGGCGCACCGGTAGGTGGCGCTGGGATGATGTGGAACCCGATGGGGATGTTGCAGCAAGCTCATCAGCAGCGTTTGCAGCACGGGCAGCGCTCCTCGGATTTCGCATATGGACCTCCCGCAGCGCCTGGATTCGTGACAGGGCAGCAGGCGGCGGTAGGAGGCGCCCAGGCGGTAGCTGGTTCAATCGGCGCGCTGATTATGGGCGTCGCGATGCCTTACATTCAGTCTGTCGCAGGCGAGGCCGGCGTTGACCTTCATCAGCCGTATCAGATCGCTTACGGGGCGAATCCGGCCGATGCTCGAGAGATCGCACGAGTCACGGGTCAGGTCATGCAGCGTCAGTTCGAGACGACCGGTGCGAGTGTTCAGGGCCTCATTTCAACGTTGGACGAGCAGGTTGAGAAGAATTTTGGTATCGAGCTTCCTCTTGAGGAGATCCGCCATCTTCCCGCCGGAGCTGTTGGAAACTTCGTTCAGCAGCTTTCTATGTTCGTTCCCGAGATTCAGACGGTTCTTTCGACGATGGATCCTCGTTATATTTCTGACCTCTCACCGATGGTGAAGGCGACTTACGTCGCAAATAATGGTGAGTTCGATCCAAACGTATTTAGAAACGTCGTTCAGGATTTTCAGCAGTCCTACAATAAAGGGCAGTTCAGAGGAGTCCCTGCCCAGATCGCGATGCATGCGGTACAGTATGCGAAAGAGCGAGGCGGTCCTGGCGCGGGAATGCGGGAAGCGGTAAACGCTGCGCAGTCTGCGAACGCATTCGTTCAGGCGGGACTTGCGCCGAGCTTCGGAGAGGCGCTCACGCTTGTAAACGAGGTTGATCCAACTGGTGGCCTCATAAATCCGACGAGAGCGATTCGTTACGCATCCCAGCTGAACGAGATGGCGAAACGCGGATTCGTCGATCGGAAGCATATCTTCGAAGCCGCCCGTGTCGCTCGGCAGCAGGGTCTCCCAATTAGGGCGGCGATGACGGCAGTCGCTGGCGGCGGCCGTGCACGAACGATGGTGCGTGGACCTCGTGGAAGTGAGCTCGCGGAGACCGCGGCGAGTACGATGGCCCGCATGGGCGAGTCTGACACGATGCGGCTACTCGCGGCAGCGCACCAGCAGAGCCCGAGGGCACGGGGCCTCATTGAGCGGGCGCTCGAGACGGGCGATAACCGCCTCCTGGACCGCGTTATACAGAAGGCCCAGCAAAGCCCTCGTCTGATGGCCTCGAAGACTCATGTCGACCCTTCATACCTGATCAACCGGATGGATCCGAATATGATGCGCGGTCAGGTCATGTCAGATGTGCGGCGATTCGCTGCGCAGACTGGCAGCCGCGACCTTCAGCGGCTCGTGAACCGCCCCGAGGAGCTTCAGAGACGTCTTCGCACGCACGATTTCACTGGTCTTGATCCGCAGGCGGTTCGGTACTTGAGTGAAGGCGGCCCGACTGGCGGCCGTCTCGGTGCAGCTGCGATGACGTTCGCAGACCCGTTCGGCACCGAGTCTGACCTCTCGAGGTACCATAAGCCTCCGAAGCGGCTTGGTCTCCCGTTCCCGGAGATGAAGCCGAGCGGCCCTCCCGTGACACAGCGTTTCGATCCGGTCGAACGGTGAATGCGCATTCACAATGAGGAACGGTTGATGATCGTCCGTATCGTCCATGAGAACGGGAAAATCTATGATATGCCGGTCTCCCAGGTCTCGGTACATACTGAGAACGGCGACCCGTGTATGCTCGCTTACGAGCACGCAAATCTGATAGTTTGTTCCCATGTGAACGAAAAGGACTTTGAACGGCAGTGTGCGCAGCTGAAAATCGACCGCATCGAGGTGCCCCATGCCTGACTGTGCGGTAGAGCAAGAAGCAATCGAGCGTCTCAGGTCATTAACCTGTGATGCGATGATGCATTATTTCGAAACTTTCGATGAGTATCCGACGCATCTGTACGTGAATACTGGGTCTGATGCTGAGAGGATCGTGAGATCAGCGCTTGAGAGGGTCGGTACCACCGAATTTCTTTTTGCGTTGACGGTTGTTCTCCGGAAGTTCTCTTTCGGGAAATCTGATCTTTTCGTCGGTGAGGACCGGTACGCCTCGGATATGCGGCGCTGCGCGGTGTTGAGCTATCGAAATTACAGTTCAGGCTCGTGAGACATGGCTGATATCACGACTGTTGGTACGATTCTTATTAATGACGCGCTGCCTGAGGATATGCGTAAGAAGGAGCATCGTCTCGATAAAAAAGGTGTTCACGAGCTGTTTATGGAGCTCGCGAAGAAACATCCGGAGAAATACAGCGCGGTTCTGCAAGAACTTTCGAATGTAGGAAAAACGGCTGCATGGACCGAGGGGCTGAGCGTGAGTCTCGCGGCGCTTCGTAAATCGAAAGCGAAAGAAGCGATATTGCAGCCGGTCAGAGAGAGAATCAGAGCGATCGTCGATGACGATGATCTCAATGATGAAGAGCGAAACGAAGCTATTATTAACGAGCTTATGAAGGTTTCGAACGATCTGACGGAGGCCATTTACGAAGAGTCGAAAGCGGAGGGATCGCCTTTCGCAGTTCAGATCGAAAGCGGTGCGCGTGGAAAGAAGTCGAATCTCGCAAGTCTCCGAGGGGCCGATTTACTCGCGACTGACCAAAACGATAACTTCATTCCTGTTCCGATATGGAACTCATATGCCGAAGGGCTCACTCCGGCGCAATATTTTGCTGCGAGTTACGGGCAGCGGAAAGGTATGCTGAATACGAAGCTCGCGACGGCAGATGCTGGATTCCTCTCCAAACAGCTCGTGAACGCTGCACATCGGCAGGTTGTTACGAGGGACGAGCCTGAGGCGACGCGCCTTCCAGTGGGCCTTCCGACGAGGACGGACGATAAAGATAACATTGGAGCCGTTCTCGCCCAGGACGTCGGTAAGTATACAGCTGGAACCGTTCTCGACGATGAGACGCTCGAAGACCTCCAGGACGAAGGTATCGAGGACATTCTCGTGCATTCGATCATGACCGAGCCGTCTGCGGACGGGGGCGTGAGTGCACAAGCGGCAGGACATCGTACCCGTGAAGGACTTCATCAGCTGGGGGACAATATCGGTATCCCTGCCGCGCAAGCGGTTGGCGAACGATTGAGCCAGGGATCTTTATCGGCGAAGCACTCCGCTGGAGTTTCAGATCGTGTCAGTAAATCTGGGTTCGAGTACATCAATCGCCTCATCCAGGCTCCCGAGAGCTTTCCCGAGGCAGGACCGCTCGCGGAAGAAGATGGCTTGGTCGAAGACGTCCGTGAAGCTCCGCAGGGTGGTAACTATATCCGCGTGAAGAAGCGCGAGTATTACATCCCTCCGGGCTTGAACGTGACGGTCAAGGTCGGCGACGAGGTAGAGCAGGGTGATGACCTCAGCGATGGGACGCCGCACCCAGGAGATCTGGTTCGCCTTCGCGGGATCGGCGAAGCGAGGCGGGTTTACATGCAGAACCTCAAGGAGGCGCTCGATGCCTCGGGAGTCGACGCACATCGACGCAACGTTGAGGCTGTTACGGCCGGGCTGATAAATTGGGCACGTGTGACCGACCCTGACGGCATCGATCAGCACATTTACGATGACGTAGTTCCTTTCAACAACTTGGCTTACAGCTATAAGCCTCGTGCTGACGCTGAAGAACTCGAACCGAAGAAGCTCGTAGGACGTTACCTGGAGGAGCCGGTCCTCCATTATACGCCAGGAACACGGGTGACCCGGAAGATCGCGAAGGATCTCGAGAAGTGGAAGATCAAGAAGGCGTTCGGTCACCAGGATCCGCCCGAATTCGAGCCCCACATGGTCCGCGGTCTTCACAGTATTTTCCACGATCCGGACTGGAGGACCCGTCTTTCAGGCTTTTATACTGCTTCGGCCTTCCAGAAATCACTTCACCGAGGGCGCGAATCTGATGTCCAGAGCACGAGTTACGTCCCGTCTCTGACGACACCGCAGGTGCTCGGCCGGCAGCTGAAGACGCTTGGCAAGTACGGTCAGCAGAGATAGACTTTCTGAAACGGTAGGATCACTATGCCCAACACGAGTGAGACGGCTCTCGAGAAGACCTTTTCCGACCTGGCGTATTCACATCTCCGGGACCAGAGCCAATCGCTTCTGGATTATCTGGTCGGATTCCAGCTTCTGAAGTCCGAGGACGACGGTGAGCGCGCGGTCGGGATTTTCGGTTTCGAGGTCGATAACGACTATTACTACGCCCCGATCTTCTTCCTGAACGGAGAGATTCGTGGGCTCGATACGCTTTATTCGGTGAAATCGGATCTCTTTATGCCGATTACCGAGGGCTGGGTCAATCACGTGATCAATCGTCGGCAGGCGAATCTCGGCGATTCTGACCGCCGTGACCGTCGTGCTCGTGGCATCAACTACCCGAACTACACCCGATTGAAGATCATTCCCGGCGGGTCTGGCTCGGTGAATCTGAAGTTGGCGTCTGAGCAGCGTGAGGCGATGATCACGGCGATGACTTCGGAGCGTGAGATCCCGAGACTCAACCTGATTCAGGGCCTCAAGGAGGCCGGTGCGACCGAGTTCTTCAAGGAGGCGATGGAGCGTCATCCGAGAATGCTGGAGGCGTTCAATCAGTTCTACAATGTTTTCGATCTCGAGCCTCAGCGGAAGCAGGCGGCCGAGGAGAAAGATCTTCCCGAGCCGGTGACGATCATTACGTCGATGACGGACGAGGGGGTCGATCAGCTGACCGACGAGCAGCGTGAGACGCTTCTTGAAGGCGGCGAGGTTGCGATCGATAACCGTCCGGAAGTCTCTCGTTCGATCCTGTACAAGAAGGAAATCAAGCAGGTACTCGAGAACCCGACTAAGGGCGGCCTCTACGATGTCCTGTGGTACGATGGTTCGGTCTATCCGGCGCTGATCGCCCCGACCGGATCGTCGAAGAATGAGGTCACGGTCTATTGCCCTGAATTCGATATGCATTGCGAGATCGACAGTCGCTGTGTGTTCATCGCCCGTCGTTACGGCGATGAAGAGTTGCGCCGCTGGCTCGAGGATAACGCGGTGCCTGCGAGCGAGGCCCGCCCTGGGCAGTCCGGTATTTTCGTGAGCACCGAAGGCGAAGGGACTGGCGCTTTCTGTATCGAGGGGGCGACCCAGGGCGTCGACGGTTTGACGATTTACATCGTGCATGACACCTATGAGATGAGGGCGCTCGACGGCCATAGCGGACTGAACGTGATAGGTGGAGCTTCGCGCGGCAATAACGGAAATCCGACGCCGAATATGTATAAGGAACTGTCTTTCGGCGGAAGCGGGATGCATCACATGATCCCCGGGTTTTCGAATCGCCCGGCGGAGGACCCGAACTGCCGCGTCAGTTCGATTATCGTCGCTCCCGAAGGCGGGTCGAATCCTCGGTACTCGAAGGACAAGTGCATCGTCAATGACAAACACTTCTACTTCTTGAAGCTGAACAACTTCACGCTTCGTAAGCCTGAGTACGATGACCTTAATACGGCTCGGAGAGAGGAAGAGAAGTACAACGCGCCGAAGTACGACGTTGTCTTGAGCAAGACCGATTTCGGAAACTACGATACGCTTGCTGAAGGCCTCGATAAGGTTGCGGGCGACCTCAAGTCGTGGAACGACGGAGATCAGATCGTGATCGACAGTGAGATCGGTCGTTACTCGATGAACAAGACTGCCGCCTTCAGACACCTGATGGTCGATCAGGGGCTTGGAGAAGATGACGCGAAGTTGGTGCTCAAGGAAGCCTCGCGTCAGCCGAGTACCTACAAGATCAAGAAGGTCGCAGCGTCCGAGACCCAGCTTCTTCAGCTTCCTGATGTCGATGATACCGATGTTGGAGGGCTGCTCTCGTCGTTCCATCGGACACAGGTCCCGTATGCCACGGCGAATCAGGCTCAGACGATCGATAACCGTGAGTTCTATCGCTACTACTCTCCGTACGGGAGTGGTGGAGCGCCGGATAATGAGACGGACACGTTCTCCGTTCTTGAAGAGGCCGGAAAGACGGGTCAGAAGGATGTCTTCGATGCAGCGGCGCTTGCGTCGTTGATCAAGAATCATAACCCGACCGATCTCGTCGATCGGTTCCTTCCGACGATCGTTTCCGGGATGGACCGTATCGGCCGGATGCTGTTCCTGATCTACTGGCACTACGAGGACTTTGAAGAGCGCTACGGGGAGAACGACCTCAGCGAGCTGATCGATAATCTCCGTTCCGTCTTCGAGCAGCTGGGAGATGTGATCATCTCGGCGAAGAAACGGACGCTTTCTGGCGATCCCGAACATTACGGAATGGAAGCAGCTCCGCTTCTTGAAGGCGGAATGTCGTGAAATAGGAACCTATGCGCAAGGAAAACGCAGCTCAGATACTCAGGCGGATCTTTGAGAAGAACGCTGAAGGGGAAGGAGGCCCTCCGTTGAGGACCGACTCCGGGTATGATTACGGGACCGTCTCTTCGGCTGTCCAGAAGGAATCACCGCAGCAGGGCGAGCGCGGGTTGATGAACAGCTCGAAAACTGCTTCGATCCTTTCGAAGACTTTTCATAAGCTCGCAAATCGATAACCTCATAAAACCTTACAGGGAGTAGATTCATGGCTTTGACCAAGAAGGCGGCTGCTGAGAAGCTGGCGCAGGATGCTCAGAACGATCGCGAGAACGCGTTCGAGTTCGGGTTCTACAAGATCGCGCAGGATCTCGGCCTCAGCGAGGACGAGTACTCGAACTTCTATCAGGCAGGACTCGACAAGTTCGCGACCGCGTACGAGCAGGAAAACAGTAAGTAATTCGATGCTGATAGCGCCGAGCCGCCCTGACTGGCGTTGGGCGCGAGTTGCCGAGCTTTCTCAGTATTCGGATACGCGAGCCCTCGCTCGTCTTTCGAAAGACGATCAGCAGACGCAACGTGCGTTTCGCTTCAAGCGTGCTTTCGACCGTGGTGCCGGTGACGAGTATCCAGAACTACTCGCAGCGCACGATGTTTTCGTCGAAGACCAGGACCGCCGCGGGATTCTCGAAGGGTTTCTGCTGACAGGGGCTTCGAACGAGGAGATTAGCGAGCATAACTGGGTCGACCCGAAAGTTGTTCAGGACTATCACGATATCTTCTTTGATGTCCGAGAAGGCCTGAAACACCCGGGATGGATCTGCTCAGCGGTCTTCAACGGGATGCCGCATAAAGGTGCGCACGCCGGTGATAAGATCGGGATGGCACATCGTTTCGCTTGGTTCGGCGGATTCGACCTCTTCAAGCGGATGGTGGTACAGGGGCTTGCCCCCGCTGAGACTCACGAGGTGCTTAGGAGCATCACTCGGGACGTGCTCATGAAGAACTCGGTCGAATCGGCGCTGAGCTATGGGAGTCGCGGCGATATCGCTCACGAGTACATGCGGATGGCCTTTAACAAGGATAACTTCGAAGACGATGACGCGAAATCGATGGATACCGATTACGAGAAGGCAGTCGACGCGTTCTTTACAGGGATCGGTATCTCCGTTGCGGATGCAACTGATTCGCGTAATTTGGAAGCACCGAAACAAGAGCCCCGCGAGGCCGATTACGAGGTAGTCAAAGATGGCTGATAATCTTATGAGCGACCAGCGGCATACTGAACTGATGAAGGCAGCTGAAGCCTGCATCGGTCTGATGAACGTTGGTGTTCGCCCGAATCCGGCGCTTGCGAAGATCGCTGACGATCATCATATGAACGAGAAGGAAGTCTCGTTGGTCAGTCATGCGGTGAATAACTCGAAGCAGCTGGCGCACCTTCAGACGACTTCTCCCGAGAAGAGAGAAGAGGAGTTTCCGATTACCGACGCCGAAGAGGTGAAGGTGATTCGGACGCAGCCTTTGACGAATGCTGAGGACGACCCAGGTGATCGGTACGGGCCTCAGGACGAGAAGGGTGAGACGACTAAACAGAAGTATCATGAGAATGATGCGCTCGATATCAAGGAGGAGCTGGATAAGGAAGCTGCCGCCTCTTATAGCGAGAACTCGGACTTCCGCCTTCAGCCGTCCCAGCCTGATGCCGTTTCGACGCTGAGATCAGCTTGGGGCCTCGAGAAGGGGGTTCCGAAGCTCGCTGAGTACGAGGATCCCAACCCGTTTGCGAAGCTCGACTACTATCGGATTGGTGTGGAAGAGGCGCGACTCAAGTACGCCGCTGCACGTGATCAGGCCATTTCAGCGATTAATTCGCTTTCGGAGAGCTTTCGTCGAGTCGATGCGCCGCGTTTCGCTGAGTTCGAGAAAGCGGCGGCTGCAACCGGCGTGTCCCGGCGGACGCTCGATTTCATCTACGAAGCCGGTCGTCTCGAGAAGTTCGGGGAAGAGCGTGCCGATTTGACCCAGAAGCTGGCGTCGCCGCTCTATATTACTTCGAAGACGAATGAGTATGTTCAGAAGAGTGTATGCGCGGACAATTTTCTCAAAGAAGCGATCGACGCGTCAGCGGCGCTAAGTGTAATCAAGAAGAGGGCTGAAGCTGCTTCTCCGAAGATCGCTGGAGATACTCCGACCGGAGTTCCTGGTGACATCTTCAAGATCGACCTCGACCCGCAGCCTGCGGAAGAGGCTCTCTCGAGAGCTCCGTCTGAGTTTCTCGGTCTCGGAGAGGACCCGGTTGAGGGGATCCGTGGTATCGCTGGGATAGGTGAAGCTGAAAAAGATAAGAAAGAGCCTCGTCTTTCGCAGGAAGCGACGCAGGAGATGGCAAACTTCGAGGCTCGTGCCGTGCTCGAAGAGTTGATGGAAGACCCAGTGGTCGGCGGGTATAGCATGCCGGAAGTGGTTGAAGCCTATAACGCCGCGATGTCGGTGAATCCGAACTTTGGAAAGGCGGCGTTGACGAGCTACATGCGTCAGCATCTGGCCACCGAAGGCGCGGTTCCGCTCGATCTCCAGCTGAGAGCTTCTCCGCGCACGCCTGCTGGGGTGGGAGGAGACTAACATGCCTTTCGCAGAGGTCGCTGCCGACGTTCTGACTGATCCTCAGAAGCAGATGAAAGTTGCCGCGGAGGTGGGTGACGAGGAGGCGCAGTCTGCTGAGGAGCGTGCGAAGAGTCGTCGTCTCAAGGCGATTCTTTATACGTTGGCGGGGATCGGTACCGTAGGGCTTGGTTCTTACTTTCTTCTCAAACACCCCGATAAGGTCGCTGAAGGGGTGAGAAAGGTTTTTGGTGGAGAGGAAGAGCCAGAGCAGACCGCTGCAGAACGTTTGAAAGGAGCGGTTACCTCTCCGAGTATAGCGGGCGGTCTTGCTTACCTCGGTGCCGGAACTCGAACTGGCGCTTCGTATCTTCCGAGGACGCTTCAGAAGTTTCCGTTCTTTACGGGTGACCGTGCGCTTTCGCTCGAAAATCTTCGAAAGCATATTGCCGCGGTCTCAACACCTGAAGGTCAGACAGCAGCCGCGCAGGCGAAGACCCCTGATCAGAGGCTCGGGGCTCTTATGACGGATCTTCCAGAGCTGGAGCAGCGCAGAAAGTTGCATAAAGAGCTGGGAAGGGCTCGAGGCAGAGAGGGGTCGATATTGAATCTCATCGCTGCTGATCCGAAACTTAAGCGCATAGATGAGATCTTGCAACTTCCTCGTGCGCAACAGCAGGCGCTGATAAAGAAATTGAAGGCCCCGGCAAGGACCATTCCCGGTCTTTCCGGCCTCCAAGACGTACGGTTCATGAAGAACCTTGAGCGCGGCTTAGGAGAACTCGCAGCACAGGAAGGAAGGAAAACTCCTGGAGCAGGAGAGCGCGCGAGAGCTGTTAGGCGCTTTCTTGGAGCGGATCCTGAGACGCTTCACGGTGCGCTGAGGTCGTACCGGAAGGCACGTGCTCCGAGAAGTTTCTGGGGAGGCGTCGGGCGAGCTGCTGTTGTTCCGACGGCAACTATGGTCCCCGGTGCGCTTGAGACTTATGAGGCATGGACTGACTAATGATTACGAAACTGATCCTTCCGCAGTCGTTTAGTTTCGATGGTCCAGCCGCGTCGTTGGTGCCACTTCATCGCGTCGGAGGGGCTGATTCGCAATGGTTGCGGAAGCATGCGAGTCATGGAGTCTTTCATGACCTCCTTCGAGACCTGAAGCCGATTCCTGGTAAGTCCGTTATTCATGTACTCGCGGTCGGTGACGAGGAGCTGTGGGGCCCGAACCGAAACGGCGACGGGTTCAGTCGTGAAGATAATGTGACCGCGCATCGGACGTTCAAAGACATCGGTCACGTCTTCAGGCACCACCAGAATGATGATCCGTTCAAGGCCGTCGGTGATATCATCGCTACGGCGCATAACGAGAATATGTCTCGGATCGAGTTACTTCTCGGGCTCGATAATACGAAGTGTCGCCGTGAGATCGAAAAGGTCGATAACGACGAAGATCTCCCTGTGAGCATGGGTTGCTTTACGGCCGGTCACTTTCTGACGCTCGAAGACGGGTCGGTTATTAGGTTAGAGGACGCAGTCGAAGGTCAGCAGGTATTGACGCATTTAGGTAATCGGCTACCTATTACACACGTTTTTAATCAGGACCCGTATACCGGCACGTTGTATACTCTGAAGGCCCGAACGGTTGAGGACGTTGAGGCTACGGCCGAGCACCCGTTTTTTGTAGTGCGTCAGGAGCATATTGTTCACACGGGCCGTAAAACACGCCGCGTGGATCCGTCTAAACTTAATCAACTTGATGTTACGTTAGACGCTGACTGGGTTGCTGCGAAGGATCTTCGGGTAGGCGACTACTTGGTTACTCCCGTGAACCTTGAAGAAGAGCTTCCGGATTACATTCCCCGTACCGACACCCCTGTTCTCGCAAGGCACACGACCAAGGCCTGTCGAGACTTGGAGACTACTCACCGCGGCGGAAGTAGGTTGCGTGTAGATGATTTCATTCTTACACCTATCCGTGATATCTTGTCGCGAGACGTTGTAGACGAGCCCGTTTACAATATTGAGGTACAGAGTGATAACTCGTACGTGATTAATGGCATCGCGGTTCATAATTCTCTTCAGGATTTCGATGTTTGTTCTCATTGTGGTCATAAGGCGCCAACGGCTTCGGATCATTGCGAACATATCAAGAAGATGCTCGGACAGGTCTTGGAGGACGGTACCAAGATCTACATGAAGAACCCGAAGCCGAAGTACTTCGATCTCAGCCTCGTTTTCAAGCCGGCTGATCGGATCGCGTACACGCTTCGGAAGGTTGCTGCCGCTGGTGGCGAAGTCATCGGGGGCCACGAACTGGCTGACATGGTTGGTCTCGTCGATTGGACGCATCCGAAGATGGCTGCGAAGCGGACGCTGGCGGCGATGTATAAAGAGATCCCGATGACGATCCGTCAGGTGACACGTCCGAAGGACGTCCATCCGAATGTCGCTGCGGAGCTCAAAAAGCAGGCGAATCTCCACGGAATCGACCAGTTGCTCGGATTCCTGCATTCGAACGGGTGGCTCCTGAGCCCACGTGACTTCGCCGAGGTGATCGGGCACCCCGAGCCTGAGAAGTGCGAAATGGCGGTTGCGAAGCACGATGGTATGGACGATTTCCTCGACGATCACAGCGAAGTCAAATCGTTGGAAGTCCCTGTCATACAAGACCCTATGACTTTGAGCGGGCGAGCTCTCGAGGAGCTTGAGGGCGCCTGTTCGATGCATCCTGACAAGGTCCAGAAGCGGGTGATTTCGATTACCGTGACCGGACCTTCAGAGAAGACTGCTCAGATCGAGGATACGGCTGAAGCGAAGGGGTTGGCAGCGCTGTACAACCACTATAAAGTAGCATTCGCTATGCAGTTCCAGTCTCGGAACGATATCCTTCGCAACGTCGCAGCTACGTTCTGAGGATTCATTAGAACGTTAACCGCGTAAGGGAACGATCATGACTAAGAGTCGAAACCTGCTGGACGAGCTGGATGGCCTCATCAAGCGTGCAGGCGCGAAGAAGGCCGAGGAGCTCGAGAAGGCGGAACAGGAAGAGCAGGCTGGAAACGGCGAGGAAAAGACCGCCGGCGAGACCAGCCGTAAGATGGACAACGAGGACGACAACACCACCGCTGCGACGACCGGGGAACAGGCCGCCGCGAACAAGCGTGACAACCGCGATCACTACTCGGCTGGAAGTACCGATAAGGGTGCTGAGACGAATCCGAGTGGCGAAGCGGTTGACATGAGTTCGGACATGGCCGACGCCGTCGATTCTGACGGGCAAGAAGGCCCCGAGCCCGGTCACGTCGCCGAGGGTGGTGTCGGTTCCGAAGGGCCTCAGGGCCCCGGCGAGGAGACCGACGTCCCGAATAAGGCCGGTTGGGATAGCGGCGCGTTTGCTGGTGTGAAGAAGCGCGCCAGCGAGCTCTCCGAAGAACTTCGTAAGATTGCCCGCGGCTATAAGCACAAGGGCAAGGATGGTGATTACGAAGGTGATTACGAGGAGGGCAGCAAGGGAAAAAAGCATAATCCCGGCTACCACAAGAAGGGTTCTTCCGAGCTCAATCCGCTTCAGGAATTCCTGGTAAAATCCGCGCGCGTCAGTGAAGACCCTCAGGTCAAGGCCGCTGCTGACGCTGTCGAAGACGATGCGGCCTTGGCTGGCGCTGCGAGTGACGCCATCATGCAGGGGATCGAGGCTGGCGAGATCGGTGACGAGGAAGCCGCTCAGATTCTCGAGGAGGCGGTCCAGGCTGGTGCCGTTTCTGAGGAAGAGCTCGCGGAGGCAGCTGAGATGGTTCAGGCTGCGACTGCTGAAGGGGGCGGCGAAATGGCCGGAGCGGGAGAAGCCGATCTTGGTGGTGCCGAGATGGCTGGCGGTGAGATGGCTGGCGGCGCGATGGATTACGAAGCGCTTCCCGAGGAAAAGCTGGCGTTCGCCGAAGTCGGCCCTGAGAGCGAGCACTACGTCAAGAAGCTCGCCTCGCTTTATCCTGACGAGATGAATGCGGGGTATGCGTTCGGCCTCAAGCTGGCGCAGGAGCTGTCCGAGCTCGCCGAAAAGGAAACTGGTGACGAGGGCGACTACGAAGAGAAGGAGGAGAGGGAAGAGAAGGGCGACTACGAAGAAGGTAACGGTGAGGATGAGAACGGCGGAGAAGAGGCCCCTCCGGCTGACGCTGTTCCGCCCCCTGCCGAGGCCGCCCCTCCTGCTGCTCCTGAAGAGGTTGCTCCGATAGGTGCCGAGGACTATGCTCCTCAGTCTCCCGAAGAGGAGCAGGCTCTCCAGGCCGTCCAGGAGGAGCTGGGGCTCGATGATGCCGCGCTCGCGCAGATCATGGCCGCCCCGGTCCCCGGTGAACTCGACAAGGTCGCTTCTGCGAAGTCGAAGTACCGGTCTCTCATCTTGAATAAGGTTGCAGCTAGCTGGCAGTAACCGTAACCTGTAAGCCAAGGAATCACGAAGATGCCTAACGAAGATATCATCAAGGAAGCGGCGGACCTGCTCGACCAGCTGGTCAAGCATGCCGAAGCCGCTGACAAGCACGCGGAGGAGGCAGAGTCCGAGGCCAAGCAGGCGAAGGAAGCTGCCGCCAACGCGTCGAAGGAGCATCAGAAGACTGCTGCTGCGGAGGAGGCCGAGATCGGCCAGCTCGCGAAGCAGGCGTCTGATGCCCTCATGAACGCGGGCCTGCTGGGGTCGCAGGAGAAGGCTGACGAGTTCGCCAGCCTGATCCGCGACCCGAAGGTTGCGCTCGCGAAAATGGCCCAGTTGACGCAGTACGTCAAAGCACCGAAACTGGGAAGCGTGGTGGTTGAGGATAACAGCTCGGCTCCCGCAGAGCCCACCGCCGACGAGCGTTGGGACATGCACATGAAGCAGGCGGCTGCTCGGCTCGGTCTGTGACGCTCCAGCCGTTTTCACCAAGTCTCTCTAAGGAGTAACATCAATGGTTCTTCAGACTTCTATGGGGCAGAACAAGCTGGACGTCCGTTTCGGCGACCGCAATACTCTGCCGTACTACGTCGGCATTCTTGACAGTGCGTTGCTGTCAGATGACGACATCGTCGCTGCGATCACTGCTGGTCGGGTGATGTCGCTCACCACTGGTACTAAGCTCGTCCCGGGAATCCTCGTGGCGGCTGCTGCCGATGGGGGCAACTTCCCGTACTACGCGTGGTCCGGCCTCGATAAGAACAACTCGCCGGACGTCGAGCGTACCCGTGGTATGCATGGCTATCTCGACAAGCCGGCCGGTGGTGTTGGTGGACCGCAGAGCCCAGGGTTCTTCGGTATCCCGACCAGCTCTGAGCTCGTCGGTCCGTTCGGCACCATCCAGATGGACAACAGCCTCGAGCTTTCGTCTACCGCGTTCGACACGAGTGCTGGTGCGACTTATGCTCCGGGCGACCCTCTGACCGCTGTTGCGGCCGATAGCGCTGAGAAGTCCAATCGTGGTCTTCTCCGTCCGGCCGAGGCCGCTACCGACGTGATCGTCGGTCGTGTTGCCGCGGCTGCTCGGTTCACCGGTCCGGAAGGGTTCGACCATCTGGCCTTCCGTCCGGACTTCGTGGCCGGTACCACCGTCCCCGACACTATCCTCGATAACGACTGATAGCGTCGGATAGCCCTGCTCACTACGAGTGTATACAAGGATTCAACACCATGACTCAAGAGAAGCTTAGCGCGGCTCAGTCGAATAAGATCTTCTTCGGTCTGCTCGATAGTGGGCAGGTGAAAGAGGCACAGGATATGGTCTCGGACTTTACCCGAGTTCGTATCCGGGAGAGTTCCTTCTTCGAGAAGATTCTCCCCTCGGTCAAGATCGCTGACGACGAGCTGACGCCCCAGCTGGATAACGACAAGAATGTGAAGCTGGTGGAGCGCGAACCCGCGTCTCCGGCGGCCGTCACTATTCCGCTCGGTACCCAGCCGGTTCAGTACTACTTCCGCGGCGATCGGTTCCCGGTCTTTTTCGACCGGATCGTGACGACCAAGTTCACCAAGGATATCTCCGAACTCCGTACCTACGGGATGGATATCCGACAGGTGATCTCGGATAACGCGGTCCTCGATATGGACTTCGAGTTCGACCGCAAGATGATCGCTGCTGCGCAGTCGATCGTCGGCGCGGAAGGCTCGACCGTCCCCGAGACCGGGGTCATCCAGAACCGGAAGATCGTCGATCCGCTCGGCATCACCCGTAACTCGCTCTTCGAACTGCGGAAGATCCTCCCTGAGACTTTCGCTCACCTCGAGAGTGTGACGATTCTCGTGAATAACATCACTATTCACGACGTTGCGAAGTTCGGGCGAGACGACCAGGGCGGCGACCTCTCGGAGACGATGTTCGTCGAGGGGTTCCAGCAGAAGCAGCTGCTGGGCGCCAACTGGATTGTGACAAACAAGACAGAGCTGATCGAGAACAGCACCTTCTGGTTGTTTGCCTCGCCCGAGTTTATCGGGAAGAGCTTTATCCTGGAGGACGTGACGCTCTTCCTTGATAAGAGGGCATTCAATCTGGAGTTCTTCGCTTACACTGAGCGTGGTGCTACCATCGGTAACGCTGCTGCGGTCGCGAAGGCTCGGATCGCTACTAGCTAACTCCAGTTACGCTAGTTACTTACGAGAATCCCCCGGCCTGGAAGGGCTGGGGGATTCTTTTGTACGTCGGCCTGGCGTTTCGAACTGATGAGTGGAAACCGAGGCCCGACCAGCCCACCTACGCACCTGGCGCTCTACTACACCTGTCGCTCTACCCGATATCGCTGCTATTACGATGGCTGGATAAACCGTTGCAAAGTTTACTTAAAAGCTACTTTGAAAGTTTATGCGAAGCAGAATAACGGATGAGGTCGCGAGAAAGGCTTATGAGTTCTACAAGCAGGGGCACTCGCTTGTGGAAGTTGCTAAGAAGTATGAGTTTACCGCGTCTGGTCTCTCGGTTGCATTCTCCAAGCGTAAATGGCCTACACGTCCACGTGGACCCATCCCTGAGCGTGGAAGGCACCTCACTGCTTCAGACAAGGAAATTATCCTGAAAGCTTACTCTGAAGGGAATACAACTATTCGTTCACTCGCTAAGTCTTATGAGGTATCTGAAGGAGTGATTCGAAACCTGCTAAAGTCCTTCAATGTTCAAACGAGAAGAGATTGGTCGCGTCGTCGACAAGAGGACGGCAGCATCGTTTGCATAGATTGTAGTGTACCAATAACAACTCAAAACGCCCAGAAGGATAAGTATCGTAAATCAGGATTGATCAGTCGTTGCCGAATTTGTCAGCGGAGACATATCAGGTATAAGAAATATAAGCTGACGTATGACCAGCTCTTAAGACGTTTAAAGATACAGGGATATAAATGTCCGATCTGTGAAGGACATCTCGAGGAATCACTTTTAAAGGTAGATCATTGTCACCGTCGAAAGGTAGTGCGAGGATTACTATGTAACGATTGTAACGTTGCTCTCGGGTATGTCTGCGACAATGCAGAAACGCTCGTTCGAATGGCAGATTATCTTGCTACGGCTGATACTGGTTCCGTTGCTACTCGTACTGGCGTCTATAGCTGCGGTTCGACCGATAACGAGAAACATCGTTATGCAGTTTATGGGATTACAGCGGAGCGCTTCAATGAGCTGAAGGAAGCTCAAAATAACGTATGCGCCTGTTGTCAACATTTTCGGACGACTCAGCGAGCACCCGATCTAGTGATAGAGCATTGTCACATCTCCGGCCGGATCCGCGGCCTCACATGTCAGTATTGTAACCGAGCTATCCAGCACTTTAAAGACCTTGCAAATCGATGTCTTCGCGCCGCTGATTACCTTCAGCAAGCGCAGGAGGGATAAAATGCCGAGGCTTACTCACGAGCAGACCGCGGACGTGATAGCTCAATACGAAGATGGTATGACGATGCGAGCGATAGCTGAAAAGTTTAGTATTACTAAAATGGCGGTGAGTAAGCTGCTCCGAAGGAATGCGGTTGCTACACGGCCAGTTGGACGCCCTAGTACTTTGAAGGCTGCACTTTCAGCAGCACCAGTGGGGTTGAGCCCGTCATATCTTCCTCCTGTTATAGGCGTCTTCCACAATCTTGCGATCGTATCGGTCAATCCTCGAGAGTGGAATATTCACACGATAATGGGCCGGTTTGATCAGACGCATGCGCAGGCGGCCCAGTGGATGCTACATCTTCAGAGACATCTGGTACTCTCAGGCTATAAGTATCTTATATTATGGGAAGATGAGGTGCATTCTCCGCCAGTAACCAATATGGTTAGGCACAAAGCTCGAAAGCAGACTCGAAAAGTTTATGCGCGAAAATGCAGTATCGTCGAAGTCGATCGTTCAACATCGAACGAGTTCTATCGGAAACACCATATACAAGGCACCTGTACGGGCACCGTCCACTACGGTCTCGAAAACGAAAATGAGCTCGTCGCATGTATGAGCTTTAATCAAGGCTCTGCCTGTCGAGGTAAACGAGAAGATCATTTGCTTCAGCGATATGCGACTGCATGCCAGGTGACGGGCGGAGCCTCGAAATTATTGGCCGCGTTTCGTTCGGATCATTCAGGTCCTATTGTGAGCTATTCAGACGAACGATATGCTGCTGGCGGGAATCTTTACCAGATACTTGGCTTTTCCCAGGTACACGTTCATAAGCCGGATTACAGGTACTGGCGAGACGGAACTTGGTATCCGAAGAATGCGAAACAGAGGCGTCACCTTTATGCAGAAGCAGCTGATCGTGGTGCCCCTTTTCCAGAGGGGAGCAAAGAGTTCAATATGGCTGAGGCATTAGGTTATCTTCGCTGCTACGACATGGGAAAGATTACCTGGAGGCTTGAGTAGCTGTTCTTCTCAGCTCGAGCACCCTCTTGACAACTCTCCCTACGAGACATAGTAACCGCCGAAGGAGCCCACTATGTCGAAGAAGACAGCGAAGAAGTCTTCGAAAAAGAAGAAGCCAGTAAAGAAGACTGCAAAGAAGGTAGCAAATAAGAAGACCGCGAAGAAGACCGCGAAGAAGACCGCGAAGAAGACCGCGAAGAAGACCGCGAAGAAGACTGCGAAGAAGGCGGTAAAGAGAAGCGTAGCTAAACCTACTTACGAGAACCCACCGAATTCCTGGTCAGAAGCTGCAGCGCATATTTTGAGTCAGATAGAGGGGGTCCATTTTACGCCTGACGAACTCTATAGAGCATTTATGCAAAACACTCGGAAGGAGGTAACTATACGCTCTCCCTCAGGACCTCAGCACAGTATCGTTACGGCTTCACCCACTCCTGAGATGGAAGAGCAGCGGCTTCGTCGACGGTTGAGCAGTCTGAAGCAGAATCTCTCTCGTTACAGCAGAAAGCCTCAGATGCTCGCGAAGGAACTCGATGATATTCTCTCTGGCGAGCTCGATCGTAATAAGAAAAAGGACCCGTTTGTAGAGAAGTGTGAGAAGTTCGTTGCGAGGGTACATAATGTCGTACACAACCTTCCGAGGTACCTTCGTTGGTGCGGCGACTCGTTGGCGGTTGAGCTGAGGAGTCTTGCAGACGAGGCTGAAGATATCGATAAGCAATGTAAGAAGGGAAAGTATATCCCCGAAGAGTTGATTTCTATGAAACAACTTACCGAGATCGAGATACTCGGAGGTGATATTCATCGTGGTAAGGGGCCGGAATGAAAACTGGCGGTAGCTTCTATTCATGTAGAGCGAGTACGACTCAATGAGTCAGAAACTTATTGAAGCACGAGAGGCACTTGATCGGGGCGACTACGAAAGGGCGTGGTCGCTCTTCGATGCATTGATTGCTTACGGCGAAGAGGTCGAGAACGCACACATCGGGAAGGTTGCGATCTTCGTTAGGCGTGAGCAATTTCGAGAAGCAGCGGAGTATATAGAGAAGTGCGGTATTAATGCCGTTGAGATGTTGATTAACCTTTCTGCCTGTTATCGACACCTTAAAGAAGAAGAGAAAGAGATAGAGGTACTCAAGCGTATCGCTCGGACAGGGCAGAAGCGTTACGACGAGCCGTATCGTCTTCTCGCGCAGAAAGCGAAGGACCGTGAGGACTGGGAGTCTGCTTACGAAGCACTCGTCCCGTTGTTCCACATGGAACCTGAGGACTTTTCGATTTGCTATTCGCTTGCGGAGGCATGTAAGAAGTTGGATCTTCGTAAGCAGGCTATCACGTATTTTGTACGTGCGATCGAGCTTGCAGACGGCGATGAGAAGACGGCTGGCTCGCTTCGAATGCTGATCGGAAGCCTCTATAAAGATTGTGCACAGCAGGAGAGCGCCGTCTGGAACTATCAGGAAGCCTACCGTCTTCTGGGTACATCAGATCCATGCTCGAACCTGATCGTACTTCTGCAGTATTTCCATCAGGCGACGCTTCGCGACTTCTATGCGCAAAGCGTCGACTATAACTTACGCTTCATTCGCTCCCTCCCGAAGTACACGTATTCTCTCGAGCGGTTGGATCCGAAGAAAGAGAAGCTGACGATCGGATTCATGAGTGGCGACTTTCTCGCTCATTCGCTTGCGCATTTGATTCTCGAGGTTTTCAAGCAGTTTAGAGAGGTCGCACCGCAGCACACTTACATTTGTTATATGGAGCGCCCTGCGGAGAAAGAAGATCGTGTTTCAGAGATCTTCAAGAGATCGGTCGATGAATGGAAGTGTACCAGCGATCTCTCCGATAAAGATGCTGCGGAAATGATTCATAATGACGGGGTCGACGTACTCATCGATCTCGCCGGTCATACCGCATGTAATCGTCTCAAAGTATTCGGACACAAGCCAGCACCTGTTCAGATGAGTTGGATTAGTGGGATGATGACACCGCCGGCGATCGAGACGATCAATTACTTCTTCACCGATAAATGGATGCTTCCGCCGAATGCAGCCGAGATCTGCCCTGAGCGACTTATACAGTTGCCTTCTGCATTTACTTACTTCCCGCTCGCGAACATTGAAGCGACCGAAAAACTGCCGAGTGAGAAGGACGGAATTATAAACTTTGGGTCGTTTAATAACCCGTGTAAGATCAGTACGACCGTACTCGAGACATGGGCCGACTGCCTCAAGGCGGTGCCGAACTCACGGATGCACATCAAGATCTATTCGAAGTCGACCGAGCGTAACTTCCGTAAGGTCTTCGAACGAAAAGGTATTGCGAAGGATCGACTCGTTTTCGTCTATCAGCTCCCGTCGGTCCCTGACGTACTGCAGTACTACACTCAGAATATCGATATCATACTCGATACTTGGCCCTGCGCCGGAATGCTTACCTCGACGGAGGCGCTCTGGATGGGGGTCCCGATCATCACGCTGGTCGGGGATACGTTCCTCCACCGGCAGACGTGGTCGGTACTCAATCAGCTCGGGCTGGAGAATCTCGGCGCTGAGACGGAGGAAGAGTTCGTCGAGAAGGCGAAGTCGTTAGCTACCGATAGGAAGCGACTTACGGCGATGAGAGGTGGTCTCAGGGCTCGTTTTGAAGGTGCCCCCATGCGAGACGCGAGGCTTATAAGCTCAGCTATAGTAAAAGGTTGCGAGGCGGCCTGGATCGACTGGTGCGAGTCGAGAGCGCCTCTGAAGCATTTGGAACGGCGTCTGGAGCCTGTGACCACGTAAGTGCTCGTAATAAGGTAAACAACCACTTATTATCAATACCCGTACATCTACTAGGAGTACGGACGATGGCTCAGACGCCTCTCGGACATTTCCAGCGGACCCAGAACGGGCGCTTCTTGTACGGCCGCTGCAACAACTACCGCCTCAAGTCGGCGTTGGCCTCAATGCCGAACCCGAATCTCGACCTCGGGAGCACCGATCTCGATTCTGGTGCTTCTCCGCTTACGGTGAGCCACGACGTGGCTGCCGGCGTCGGTCAGACTTCGATCGTTGCTGATCAGCGTGAGAACTGGCCTTCGAGCGGCTCCGTGAATGGGGCTGGCACGTCCCAGGTCCTGACCCAGGGTGGGATCGCTGCACGGACCGAAGGCTTCCCGCGGGTGGATAACAACGGCGTTTCGTCGATCTCTGAGACCCAGGACTGGATCTACGATGATGGCGATCCGGCCGATACCGGGGTCGGGTTCGGCTCGAACACCTCTCATGACTACACTTCCGCTGGGACCTTCCGGCCAGACCTGTCCTGCAAGGACGGCCTCGGGCGTGAGTCGCTTCAGGAAGAGGTCGAAGAGATCGTCGTTACCTGACGTAACCCGACAACATTACTAATCTTTACACTTGTAAAACGCAAGCTGCCGATTAACGTCCCGGCATCAACGGAGATATTATGTTCGGTGATGTCGATACTTCGAAGCCGCACACTATCGTCCGAGTGCACCATACGACTCGGATGATGGGGTTGCGTCGCATCGTTCTTACGCCCGGTGAATATCTCATCCAGGGTGATGCGCGGCGTTACATCTCGAAGACTTCTGATCGTCAGAAGATGCAAGCTGGTATCCTCGACGTCGAGTATTGCACCGGCGTCGATGCAGCGCCGCTGATCGAGGACTCCGGTCCGCTAGTGGACGATCCGATCGAGGAGGCCGATGAAACTGTGAATGCGCAGTCACAGTTCGATACGGCCGATCGGGAGGTCCGCGGTTCGTAGGAGAAGCATCCGTACGATACCTCTTCGATCCCTTCGGATTCTGAGAACGCCGTCGAGACCTTCTATCACGAGCTTCCGACGGGGGCCTGCTTCCTCTATATGGGCGAGGTTTACGCGAAGATCGAAGACGAGTACGCGATGAAGATCTCCGATTACGAGACCTTTGTCTTCGAGGGCCATCATGGAGTGACGATCAGTCGCGAATTTTACGAGCAGCTCAAGCGTGATGAAGCTCCGGAAGAAGCCTCTGAAGACGTCTCTGAAGACGTGAGTGCCGTGAACGATGAAACGACTACTGCAGTCGTTTTCGACGATGTCGAAACGTTCGAGGATGCTGGCGATTTCGGCCACGTTATCGCGAAAGTTCCAGACGTTGACTCCGCGCCCGAGGATAAAACCGCTCCGGTAGAAGATCAGAAGCCTGAGGTTCTTAAGAGCGAGCTGACCGGTCGTCGGCGTCAGCGCTCCGCATCCTAGGCAATTGCAGCCCTCGGAGGGTTGCGTAAAGTGGTATCATGAAAGCCACGCATGCCGCTATCGGACGCGGACTTGCGAAGTTCGCGCATGCTCCGTTAGTAAAAATTGCTCACGTAAAGGAAGCTCGTCGGAGATGGCTCGAAGACGACGACCTCATTAAACTGTGCAGGCTCTTCAAGGAGAAGCACAAGGCCGGGAGTGCTGAATGACTGCTCCGTCGATTCTTTCTGCACAGCATCAAGACACGACGCTCTACATAATTTTTGATAGAGCAATCTCGGTAACCGGTGGTTCCGAGCTTGATGGGTTTACGTTCACGCTCGATCCCGGCGGAGTTATCACCCCGTCTTTTAGCAGCGTCGACGACAACGCGCTGATCGCGACGCTTTCGTCCGCCGTTAATCCCGGCGAGACGTTGAACGTCGATTACGATAGTGGAACGGGAACTGTTGTCGAAGCGGTTGCCCCGAACGACCCTGCAGGTGACTTCGACGTCGATGCAGTCGCTTACTTCGAGACACCAATTGTTCGGCGAGCAGAAACCGGAAGCGGTGCCGGGAACAATGACGACGTTACCATTTTCTTCGGAGAGCCGGTCGCATCGACTGACGGTGACCTTCTCGCCGGTATCACCATTAATGTAAACACCGCTTCAATCGATCTGAGTAGCGCAACCGCTTCGCTGAACGCTGATCAGACCGAACTGACGATTTCGACTGGTACCAATTTCGTTTTCTCAGATACAGTCACTGTCGATTACGATGACTCGTCCGGGAACTTGAAGACGTTCCCGACCGGATTCGTCGCAAGCTTTACCGGACTCGCAGTCACGAATCTTTCGACCGATGGGCTTCCGGATAGCCAGTACCCGAACAGCTTTGCCGTGAAGCAGCCGCTCGATGTGAAGGATAGCGTCGTTACCGGCGTGGTCGCGGTGAATCTCAACCCGGTTGATCTCGAGCTCGTCGATAAGTACGGGCCGATTTCCATCGTTACCGGCGGTGACTTTGGAACGTCGACAACTTGTACTATCGTTGGTGGTAATCAGAACATCATTGACGGTGTCGAAGTGAAAGAGTCTTTTACGAAGGATGCATGCGGTTCGATCGTGAACGCAACCGACGCCGCTGCTGATTGGCAGGATAAGATTATCGACCGCATAAGTGTTGAGCTCGGCGCACTGAGGACCATCGATCAGAACGTGACCAACGTGAACGAAACCGTAGTGAGTATCTAATGACCGCACTTGATAACGCTCTTAAGAAAGTCGCTCAGCTCTATGAGGATATGGATAACGTTGAGCGATGGTATCAGCGTCAGATGCGAACGTATCCGAACCGAAGAGCAGCATACGAGCAGCAACTTCAGAAGTATCTCGAGAGAAAGTCCAAGCGCGAGATGCGTCGCCAGCGAAATACCGCGAAGCAGGAGGCGCGTCGGAAGGCCGATAAAGAATGGCGTCAGCGAGTAACCAAGGGGCTGCGCGAAGCACAAAGTCGGCGGAAGACGCGAGAGGCTGACCCGGTTTACGCCGCGCAGCTGGCACGAAGTTATCAGGTTGCCGGGACCCCTCAGTCCAAGCGGCCCAGATGGCTCCATCATGCTGCCGCGACGCCTGCGTTCCAGCAGGCCTCGCAGGCGATTAGCGGTTTCAGGCGCGCAGGGGGTGGCGTGTATGCGCAGTCGGTGACTTCTCCGAGACACCGCCAGTTCCAGCGTCAATTAGGGAGGGTCGCCGAGCTTCCGGCGTATCAGGCCCGCGCCGCGCAGACTGCTGCGCAGTACAGGGCTCCGACTCCCGGGGCAGGGAGCGGATTCTTTTCGTCGGTCGGGGAAGGTCTCGGTAAAGCCTGGGAGGGCATTAAAGGAGTCGGGCAGACCATCGGAGGGCTTTTCGGTGGAGCCAAGACCGCTCAGTCGGCTGATCTGATGTCTCCGATGTTCGGAAGGTATCGGATGAACTTCAACCGCCCCTTCCGATTCAGATCTCGGCGTCCGCTGATGACGTTCGGAAACGGTGGCCGTTTCGTTCCTGGGTCTGGCGAGCAGCGATTCGGGGGCCCGTTCGTCCCTGGATCAGGCGAGCAGCGCTTCGGTGGGAAGTTCAAGCCCGGATCAGGGGAAACATGGTTTAGTGGTCGTTTTAAGCCTGGATCCGGCGTGATGTTCGGGAAGGGTAAGCACCGTCCCAGGGGCCTTTAATGTCGATCGCTCCTATTGAGATCGCTCCTTCGTCCGAGCCGTCACAGACGAAGACGGCCCGCGTTCCTCACCAGGGCAGGAAGCAGCTCGTTTTTAAATTGACGAACGCCGACGGCAAGGCGCTGAAACTCGACGAAGAAGTTGAAAATCCGCCGGCCGATCTTCCCGACTTCTCACCGCAGAAATCAGCGACTGGGACGAAGGTTTCTATTCGGCTTAAAAGTAGTCAGGGTAGTCTGACCGGCCCTTCGATGTTCGACATTCAGGGCGAGATTCTCGATCAGGAGAAGTATCGCGGGTTCGTCGTCTTTCAGCTTACGCAGGAAGAGACGAACCGCGCTGGAGTACACGAAGCTTCAATCGGCCGCTTCGTTTCTGGTGAGTATCTTACGGACGTTTGGCGGGTACTCATAATTATCGAGCCGAGTGCTTTCTCTCAGCTTCAGGGAGTCGGTCCTCTGACTATTCCGGAGATTCGTCTCGCACTTCTCGATCTCGAGACCACGACCGGTGGGGCACCGTTTAACAATCTGCTTGATGACGTCGAGTTCCAGGAAGTTGAGATCGTTCATGCGATGCGTCGTGTCATCGACAAGTGGAACGAGACGCCTCCTCCTGTGAACCCGCATACGCCCGCGAGTTTCCCGTATCGGTACTGGTGGCTTCAGGGTACGTGCGCGCATCTGCTTCTGATGGGAGCGGCTCGATACCGGCGTAACCGTCTCGACTATCAGGCCGGCGGAGTTGCCATCAACGATCAGTCGAAGGCGAATGAGTACGAACAGATCGGACGATTGAAGATGCAAGAGTTCGATCAGTGGATGATGCATGAGAAGACGCGTATCAACATGGACCGCGTGTGGGCGACCGGGATCTGACGCGTTATGGCCGAACCCATTGTCGGACTCGGAGTTCCTGCCGCAGCGCTTCTCTACGAACTAGTCGGTAATCCTCTTCTCGGACGTTACGCAGGAACGCCGCTCGACGAGCGCCGGCTCGATGACCGCCGACGTCGAGCGATACTCAAGCGAGTTGGTGCACATCCGAAGACACCTTGGACCGAAGTAGAGGCAGAAGAAGGTGACGAGCCGAGCGCTTTCGTCGACCCCTCAAACATTGAAGCGGCCCAGACTGCATTCAATCTCAAGCTGACCCCCGCACAGAAACGTCTTGCAGAGAAGCACGGTGTTATCCTGACCCACCCGCGCTCGAGTTCTGCAGTTTTTGCGCATGAGGCGGGCCATGCCGCTGAACAGCAGCAGCACAAGCGGCCGTTCTGGCCGTACGCACTTTCTACTGGGCTTGCTGGTATCGGCGGAGCGCTCGCTGGCGGGATCGGCGGACATTATTTTAAAAGTCCGTACGCTGGCATGGGGATTGGCGGGCTTACGGCACTTGCGCTCGGTGCTCCGATGTTGTACGAAGAGTATCGTGCAAGTCGGCGCGCAGATGAGCAGCTGAAGAAAGATGAGAAGAGGAAGTGGCCTGGGCGCAAGCGCCTCGGATCCGCTTTTCTGACTTACCTCGGCTCGGCGCTTGCTCCTGCTCTCGCCGTCGGCGCTTATACAGGGTACAAAGCCTCACAATGACCATTCGTCCGGAAAAAAGAGGGCCGTTTCGCAGGTTGACCGTCGACGCCCATTTCAACGCGATCGTTGAAAACCGGGTGCTCGTCGAGTGGGCGCTGAACAGAGAGTTTGACAATCCAGGGCCGTACAAGTTCACGCTCTTTCGTGGTTTCGCGGTGAACGATGACAACTTCATTCCGGTATCTGAAACGATCGATCAGCCTTGGCTCTACGATAACAATCCGGCGAGGCCGGCGAAGGGAACCGACGTTTTTTACCGGGTAACGCTCGAGGACGGAAACGGAGACGTTTTTACTTCGCAGGCGGTATCTGCCGGGACCAACTGGGAGCGTTACGACTGGACGCTTGCTCGGGAGATCATTCGTAAGGAGTCGCTGCTCCTAGCGAAACGGACCGGTACCGATGGGTTTCTTCTGAAGCGGCGGGTATTTGGAGACAGGTGCCCGTGTACCGATCCGGAGACACTTCGGACAGTCGATCCTGATTGCGACCAGTGCTTCGGTACCGGTATTCTCGGTGGATACTATGATCCCGTCCGTTACCCGGTTTCGATGAATCCGGTGCAACGGATCAAGAAGCTCAATCAGGACACGGGGCTTCAGTCTCAGATTATCGAGACAGTGCGTGCCTTGGCGCACCCTCGGCCGTCTCAGAACGACGTCTGGGTTCATCGATTTACCGATCAGCGATATATTGTACAACCAGATATCGTAGCGATCGCGCGTCACCGTGGCGTCGATCTCATCCTCAATCTTCGTCTCGAGGAACGAGCCCGTTCCGAGTCGATTTACGACATCCCGGTGCCATGCTAGAAGACGTTATCATTCGTCGTAGAAAAGGTGAGAAGCCGAGAGAGAAGGAGGAGCGGCCGGTAGTAGCCCCGCGGCCCGCTCGCCCACTCATCTCTCGTACGTATGGACCCCTTCGTCGCGTGAGATTCTGATGACAAAACGTGACGACGGAAACGAACAGGACCTCCGGATACGGAATGACCTCGACGCGAAGCCGCTCGATGATGACAACCCATTTACCGGTACTATTCCTGAGGGGAAAGATCCCTGCGTCGACGGGCACGGTGATCAGACTGATATCCCCCCTCCTGAGCCCGAGCCGGGTGATGAGATCCTTTATAACTGGGCTGATATCTCAGAGGTATGTCCTGACGGCTTCTCGATAGATACGCTCGATCTCTTCATGATACGTCTCATGAAGAACCATTTCTCGTCTGCCGACAAGATCTTCGATCCCGAGCTCAAGTCATTGGTTTTCTCTGAAGACTCTGGCGAGACGGGAATCCGGATTGTATTCAATACGAACTGGGACGCCGAGAACGTCGGGTTTCTTCCGGCGATCATCGTCAAGCGTCTCCGTCAGCGGTCACCGCAGCACTCGGTGATCGGCGACCGGGGTGAAACGAGCGATCTCGCCGCTGGGACTGAGCGCTTCGTACGTCATTATCAAGGCGGGCATCGCTTTCTCGTGATGGGCGAGACCGATGCTCAGACAGAAGCGATCGCGAAAGAGCTCCACTTCTTTCTCACCTGCTTTAGCCCCATTTTCCGCTCGGAACTCCCGTTCCACGACTTCCAGGTAACCGATCTCGGTGAGCTCGGTCTCCTCGATGGGACTGGGAATACGTTCGCCGTCCCCGTCCAGGTCGTTTACGCTTACGAGTTCGCCTGGACAATCCAGCGGACTCGCCGAGACTTGAGGGGCGTTCGGATTTCTCTGACGACCAACCTTTCGTCGGATCCGACGAGGAGTTAATCGTGGCTGTATGCGCTCCTGTTGAGAGAGAATCGCTTCTGAGCAACTTCCTCGAGATGCCGGGGGAGCTGGTCGATGATCTGCGCACCATTATCGTCGGTCCCGATTACGCTTCTCGGAAGCACGATGTCGAGTCTTCGACGAATCTCGTAGGAGCCTACGACGAGACGGCAGGTACCAGCAGCGCGTGGCCGAACCTTCAGAGTGACGAAACGGTCGATTTGACCACAGCGAAGGTCTTCATAGCGAACGCGCTCGTGAACTACTACGCCGATACCGCACCTGCCCCCGGCGCAACTGAAGGTGCTCAGAGCGGTACGACTCCGAGCGCAATCATTCACGATAGTGGAAATACGATCTGGACTGGTTCGAGCTTCACTCCAGCGCTGAATATACCTGTCGAGGTTGGCGACTACGTGAAGTTGGACGACGAGGGCGGAAACGTTCTCGAAACGAGAGTCGCAGGATTCGACTCATCCGGCTCAGACCCGGATATCCTCATCCTCGAGGACAACCTCCCTACCGCACTTACCGGTGGCGCGAACTTCAACGTGATTCTCGCAGAGATCGTTGATGAGATCGAGCTCGATAGTACCGACGTTACGTTGGCTGCATCGACGGTTCAGGCGGACGCCGGTATTACCGCTTCGACCGACCGCACAGGATCGACGTCCTACCCCGTTATCGGAGGGACCGATTTTTCGGATGTATTCACTGATTACCGAGCGATCCGTGATACGAACGAGAATACCGTAATCTCGGTTCGAGAGCCTTCCGAGCTCGGCTCGTTCTTCGTCGGTTACGAGAATCCCGATTCCGAGCTCGGGTTCGCGGTTGCGCGAGCACTCGCACCGGTCACGGATCCTCCGACCTCGAACCCGCCTGCGGTACTGTTTATTGCGCTTCAGTCGGACGACCTTGCCGGCTATCAGGAAGCGTTTAGTCGTATACGTAATCGACGTGACTGGTACATAGTTGCCCCACTTACCGAGGACATCAGCGTGATCGGTGAGTTGACGACGTTGCTTTCGCAACGGAGCCTGCTTGACCTTACCAGCCATGGAATGGTCTCGCAGTCGCTGACGCTCGAGACCATCCTCGTATCCGGGGCTGGAAACACCGTGAACGTCGATGACTCGTTGACTTCTGGTGAGGATCGGACGGTAACGAGAGACGGAGGTATCACCGATCCGTTTGCTGACGCGATAGCAGGCGACATCGTTCAGATCGCTGGCACTGATTTCACGATCGAGTCGGTCGTAAGTAACCAAACGGTAATTATTACCTCTCCCACTACGTCCGGTCCTGGGCAGACGCTCAACAACGTCCGTCATCCACTCTCGTTCGAGGAGCAGGCGGAAGATTACGGGCAGCGCGCTTCGGCTTTCATGAATCGTAATCTTTCCGTGATTTTCCCTCCGGACCCGCAATGGAACGGGGAAGTCGTCGAAGGCTATCTTTTCGCGGCAGCGACGGCAGGTATTCGCGGGTACACGATGCCGCATCAGAGTATCGTCGGTACGCTCTTCGAAAGTGGATGGTCGGTCCCTCAGTCTGCGGGCGAGTTCCTCCCGTTCCTGGATGACCTTGCTGCGGACGGTGTTTTCGTGATCGAGGAGTGCGAATCTCTCCCGGGGAATGCAGTTATTCGCGATGGGAACAATACCGACCAGAGCTCGACGATTGCATCGAAAGAAAGCCTGACGGCAAATTCCGATGCAGTACGGCGCTTCTATCGCGGACGGCTCGGAGCTTTCAGTGGTAAGAACAAGATAACGGTCGCGTTGATCAACACGCTGCGAGCGGAAGCAATTGGTGCCGGCGAGTTCCTGATGACCTCCACCAGAGTGAAACCTTTCGGGAGCGTAATCATAGAGCACGTGGTCGGCGCGCTGACGCAGGATCCTGTGAACATTACGAAGCTGATCATTCCGATTACAGTGACGATTACGCCGAGCTTGGAAGATGTGGACGTTAGTATCACTATTCTGACCGAGTTTGCGACGGCGGTAGTATAGGGAGCCGTAGATGGCTGACGCAACTTGTTCTGAACACCGACTCGAGGGTACGATTCGTGGGACGAATTTTACCATCGAAGGAATCGATGACGCTGCGGCGGGGCTCGTTCAGAGCTTTCAGCTTCAGTTCAAGAGAGAGCTCGCAAGGATCTACGATCTTGCCGATCCTGGGTTCTACTACATTGAGGGGCCGAGCGAGGGGAGAGTTGGGTTCAGTAAAATCGTTGGCCCGAAAGGTGCTCCGAAACTGACGTGCGACTGTGAGCCGAGAACGCTCGTACTCAATGCTGGCGAGACGATCTGTTTTCCGGAACCGACCGCTGCCCAGATCGAAGGAGCGACGTACACTCTTCTCAACGCGCTCCCGTTTGGCATTAGTGGTCAGGGAAACTCGAATAACTTTTTGATCAGTTTTAGCATAAGCTATCTCTTCAGCGATTTAAGGTAGTGCCGTTGTGGCAACGTTCGGACAGAACGTAGGAGATCAGCAAGGCGCTGGGAACTCGGGTAACGTCGGGCCCGGACAGCCTCCATCTACCGATTTTAATTTTCCGAGATATACCGATCTCGGCAGGTTTCCTCAGCCGCTCTACGTTCTTCGTGGAACCATTCTCGCCGCGTTTCAGGGCCTGCAGTATTACGAGGTAGCAACCGATCACGGCCGTTACTTCGCGATCTACCGTGGAAGCAGCCGTGGTCAGATCGGTGCGATGGAATCGGCCGGGTTTCTTCCTGGCGAGCAGGTTTGGATTGCGGTCGCCCCATCTCTTGGATCGTTTAACGGCGTTATCATCGGAGCAGCGAGTCACGCGCTCGCGGGCGATTTTCGTCAGGCGATCCCACTGACCGTTTTCCCGCAGGTAGCCGGGTTAGAAGTACAGGGCGGGGACGAGGGTTCGGGCGGAAGCGCCCGCATGTCCGGCCAGCTTCTCGCCGAACTTCCGCTACTGAGAAACTACAATAGCGGCATTCTCGATTCGGTCGACAGCGACTGGATGATGCATAACGCCATCGGCGGTGCACTTGCCGTCGAGGCGTTCCGTACGTATCTTCAGGGCGGCCCGATGTCGGGCATCTACTGTTATAGCGACGGCGATCATACCCGGGTCGTTGGAAGTCGTTACGAGCTGATTACGTTCGCTGAAGAATACGAGGATCGTCAGCTTGGGCCGAACATCGTTCAGGTTGGCCGAAAAGTTTATTATCCGATGGACGCTATCTACGAAAACGTTCCTCAGCGTCTTCGTGTGAGCGGCCCTGCGTACGGAGGTCACCAAGAGTTCCACTCCTACCGTGATAAAGATAATCTGGAAGACGAGGCTCCCGGGACGTTTGATCGTATTGCGTTGCTGCATGAATACCGCGGTCTCGATGGTGCTTACGTCCTTACGTCTGCGCATTCCATCACGCTTCAGAAGCGCGTCGGTGTTCGCGTTCCGATCGAGATCCTTGAGGGTGAAGTTGAGGAAGAAGAGGAAGATGGTGAAGAAGATGGTGAAGAAGAAGAGCTCACTCTTGAGGAGCAGGCCGAACAGTTCGGGATAGATACCGACGGGTTAACTGAAGAAGAAATACAGCAAGAGATTACCGAGGCTCGGAATCTTGCCCGTTGTGAACCAGCGGATCCAGAATTCTCGCCGAACAAGCCGGTCGACGGTGGAAGCGTCTACGCAACCGTTGTCCAGAGTCTTCGGATAAATACCGATCCGGAAGATACGAAGGATCCTCTCGAGTTCGCGATGAACTCTCGGAGCCTCGCCGACCGCATCGTCGACTGGCAGGCGCGCGGAGGGCTCGACGGTCTTACGGCTCAGTGGCGTCAGGGCCAGAAGCCGACGAAGATTTTTGATGAGGACGAGCAGCCGAAGGATTCGCTCATCGGTTGCGATCCTGGAATGTGGAAATGCGTTCCCAAGTCATTCACGCTCAACCTCGACCCGTATACAGCGAGTAAGCGGTACTTCCTCGGGAGAGCTATATTCACTATCACGGAAGATGGGAGCGTCGTCATACAGGACGCGCAGGGTAGTCAGATAATGATGTCCGGAGGGAATATCTACCTCTCCGCACAGCACGACATTATTCAAGTGGCGGGCCGTAATAAGCTCGACGTCGCCGGACGAGATATGGGTCACCGTGCTGGCCGTCATCTCGACCAGCAGGCGAATGAAGGCCGGATTACACAGGCTTCTGGTTCACAGATGTCGATCGTGGCGGGTATGGACGGCCACGGTGGCATTTTGATGGAATCGAGAGGCCAGCATTCGAGTACGGTCGATACCGGCGAGCTTCCCGCTACCGGCGGCGGTATCATCATGCGCTCGAAGCACTTCATTGGGATGCGTGCGACGAACATTTCGATGAAGGCTCGTGGACCGACTGGGTGGTCCGCGCGCGAAGGTGGGAGCGGGATGATCACGCTCGATGCGGGAGATCTCGTAGCCTGGAGAGCGAAGAACGATCAGTTCTTCGGAAGTTTCGGGGCACAGATCATAGCTAAGCTTGAGAGCGCCGGAAACTCTACCGGAAAGATCGTGCTCGGTGCAAACTCGATGCTTGGACGTCTGCATGTCGTAAACGAATTGATCTATAAGCGTCTTCTCCATCAGAACAGCGGTACCGAGTCGTTCGATGAGAAGCGCATTTTTGATCTTCTGAATTTCCTCGATGAGTATCTCAAGTCGCAGCTCGAGTACGAGAATCATCCTCTCGAGATCGGAGAAGACTACGAGCCTCGGTTCCTGGATTCGGCGCAGTATACGCTGCCGAGAAGTCAGTTCTTTACGCTCCCGCAGCCTGAGTGGGAGATCCGGTCGGTGAATCGTTTCGAGGGTAACTCGACCATGCTGAACGCGTTTATGATCGACACTCAGCTGAACGGATCGATCGCGTTCCCTGGGACCGAGGCCTGGAAGGTGACGCGAAACGAAATCTCTGAGCCCGACTATGGTGACGAACCGACCGTTGGTACGACTTTCAATCAGGTAGGCGCAAGCGGAGGCCTGAGAAAGGGGATCTGATGAGCATGAGTGACGAGCAACTTCAGGAACTGGCGATTGGTACGCCGAGTGACGAGCAACTTCAGGAACTGGCGATTGGTACGCCGAACGAATCTTCGCAGGAGAAAGAAGACCCTCTGAAGGATATGCCTGACCCCGAGCCGCATGTAGTCGAACGGGCTCAGAAACTCGTTGATGACATGCAGCAAGGAAAGAAATTCTCGCAAGTTATCGATAGCGAAAAGAAAGAGAAGAAGCGGGCGGAGAAATCTGACGATATTCCTAAGAAGAGCCGTGTCGAGTTTCTCGCACACATCCTCGAGGGTGTTCCGTTCAGAAAGACCTATGAGTTCTTCGACAGGAAGTTCACGGTTACATTCCGAACGCTCTCGAAGAGCGAAGAGGCGCAGCTCCTTAAGATCATAGCTGCTGAGGAAGTGCCGCAGCCGCAACAGGAGCAGGTCTTCTTCCAGCTCCTGCTCGCCGCCTCTATCGAGTCGTATACGGTCGAAGGCAAGAAGCACCGTATCGCGATATTCGGCACTGTAGCTCCCGAGGAAGACCCGCTCGAACGGTATCGGGAGTGGATGACTGAGACGAGCCGCGAGCGTTATCAGATTCTTAAGAGGGCTCATAAGCAGTTCCGTCGATTGCTTGCGATTATGATCGAGGAGGCAGGAAGCCCGGATTTTTGGAAGTCCCTCTCGTAGCGGCCGTTCTTCGAGCCGTTTCGAGAGGGCTTCTCGATCTGAGAAGCTATGAGGATTCGCCGCGGTGGTGGGCCGGATTCACGCTGAAGCTCCGTATGGCGCGATTTGGTGTTCTTGCGGAGAAGTCGCGTCTCGAGGCTCAGTGCGAGTCTTCGCTGATCCCGCTCTCGAAGGGGTCGTTCGGGAGAGCTGAGCGCGCTGAAAAGCTGAGAAATGCCGTAAGTCGCTTCGAAGAGGCGCTGAGTTTCCGTGAGTCCGAGGCGTTGCAGGAGGGTGACGAACTCGACCTTCTGGCGAAATGGTATATCATTAACGCACCAGATAGGTTACGTAAGTTAGGGGTAGATTTTGGCTCTCTTGTATCCGATCGTTAGTTTCGATGATGACGACGATGAGGAAGATCTCGGCGATAGTCCGTTCGATTTTTTCGAAGAAGATTCCGGCGACGACCCTTTTGTTGATTCCGAGAACTTTTTTACCCCTCTCGACGAGGATCCGGGAATGAGCGTAGATATCTTTCCCGACGACGCCGATGAAGGTATTCCAGATCTGGCGATCGATTCGTTGACGAGCGTGAGCTCGTTCGGAGAAGGGGCTGCCGGGATCTTCGGACGTGACCTCTTCGGTGACGAGGATGAGACTGCCGAGGGGCTGAGGGTCGCCGAGAACGATATCGGGCATACGCTCCAGGAGGAGGGAAGTGCAGAAGCGGTAGAGGCGCTTGTTCGTAAGAACATCGCCGATTCGTACGGGGCGCTCCCTGTTTCACGTGGAACACTTCGTTCCGGATCCGGTGTTGGCTGATGGCGACGGTAGTAGGTTGCAGCGGCGGCGCGGGCCGCATCATCGCGATCGACTCTCAGGAGGCGACGACACTGACTGTCGGGCTGAGTTATGCCGGCGGCGACGATGCAGAAGCGACCGAGGATCTTGTGAGGCTGGGTATCGTTACCCAGGTACAGGCTGCACAGAACATCGCGGCTCAGTTCCAGAACGCGCTGACCGATGCGATTTACGTAACTCCGTTCGGCGACCTCCCGGGGACGGTACGAGTAAGCTTCGTCACCAATAGGACCTGCAACAAGGACGAAGAGGTTCCACTCGACGCAATTCAGCACTACCTCAATCGCCGCCTTCTTCCGGGAAGGAATCTCGTCGCAGCGACGATCACGATCGGATCTGGTACGTTTCGAGGCTATCTGGTGGCCCTGCTGATTAACGGGAGTTCTCAGGGAACGCCGATTGTGAACTCGACGCTGGTATTCAAGGCGTGGCCACAATGATCAATTCGTTTCTCGTGACGCTTCACAACTCGGAGACGCAGCCGACGAATCCTTCATCGGAGGTAGGCGACGTGCTCTGGCCGGATACGTATCTGCCGAAAACATTCAATACCGATGAGGCGATTGCCGAGAAGATACTCTTCGATGGCGAGGCAGACGCTCTCCGTCATTTTCTGAGAGCAATCCAGATGCTGTGGGTTGTTGAGAACAGTGTTCACGCCAACACAATCTTTCAGGATGACCCGAGAACCTCTTATACGCAGGAGCAACTCGAGGGGCAGTTCAAGGGGACCGTACTCGAAAAGCAGCAGATCAGCCGTATTCTCGGCTGCATCGACAAGATTCCGGCGACGAAGTTCCTGAGCGGCGAGCTTCTTGAGACGTTTCGTTTCGCGCTTTCGCCGATGGATCGTCTCGCGGCTGTGATCGCTCATTTCGGGAAGCGACCGTGACTGAGTCTGTCGCTACGCCGTCGTCGATCCGGCTCTTCAGCCGTGGCGGTACGTACGATATCGCGTCGGTACGAGCCACGTTTACTGCGAACGGCATCAATGCTGCCGAGGTTGATCTCGCAGTTGGTCGTAACGAGCAGGGAAACCTCGTAAATATTGCGTTCGATCGAGGAGACGATGCGGCAATATTTGTCAACAACGCTGACGTATTTACCGACTCGTCCTTTTCGACCTTCGGGTTCCTGAGGGCCTCCAACTTCACGCTTTTTAGCGGCGTGATCGATGACTTCGGTCCGAGCGATATTTCGTATGGAGCCTTCACTATTCGCGTGCGGATACTCGGTAACCTCGTAAAGCTCACGTCGGGGACACTTCAGGCGAACCAGATAGTACCGACCTCTTATCTCGATACGCGTGTCCCATTCTCTTACATGGTAGGAAAATCCGAGCAGTTCGTGCTCAACCCTGAACGTGCTGCGAATGGGTTTTTCTCCGAGCTCCGCCGAGCGCTCCTTGGCATCTCGGAGGATAAGACCGCGTCGGCAGGAAGCGTGACCTCTCAGATCCAGCTTCAGTTTTCTGGTTCGAACCTCGATGCGGCCGAGCAGCTCCTCGATACGAGAGGTGAGTTGAATTGGGATCAGCAGGCGCGACCGACTATTGCTGGGGTTACCAACCATATTAACGAACTATTTGGACGGGAGTGGTTTTACGAGTCGATTTTCAATCGAATCATTACGATTGGTGAGATGCTTCGATTCGCGATCGTCGAGAACGGGAGTGGTATTAAAGTCGTTCCGTATCATCCTTTCTTTCGGAGAGCGGATGCGGTCGAGATCCCTTCGAGTACCTATAACTCGATCCAACATGTCCCGGGGGAAGGGTTTCCGAATTACAGTGGGGCAGTCATGGTCTCGGGCGGGGGGCACGATTCCGCAAGTCCTGGAGACCTGGTGATGGGTCAGTACAAGCGGCTGGGGAGTACGATCGGACAGGTTTTCACCGCAACGGCTCCACCGTTCTTCAGTGCGATGTCCTATTCGCAATTTTTCCCGAAAGGCGCCGAACGCCGTGCCACCGTCGGAAACGTCGCATTCGCGAATATCCTCGCCAAGATCCTGACATGGGAGCTGAACTATAAGAGAGGATTGGTGGTTTCGTCTCCGACGCTTCGGACGGATATTGCGCCTCTTTCTGCCGTGAGAGTCGATTTTCCGAATATCCCAGAGATCCAGGCAGGCACCGATACACCGGCTGTCTACGGGTCGGTACAAAAAGTGACGGTTGTGATGGATGCCTCACGGCAGTACGCTGCTACTACCTTTCATATAGGTTACGTACGATCCTACCAGCAACAGGAGCAGGAAATCGATCCTGATTTGAGCCCAAATGAGCACCCCTTCTGGAACACCAACTCGATTGGAGGACGTCTGGACTCAATCCAGGAGCGGGGCACGAGCGTCGTCTAGCGACGCTTACGACTCCTGGCGGAAGAATCAGACGCCTTCGAATCTCAAGCGGGTTATCGATGATCTCGAGCCGACGATCAAGTCGTCGATTCGTACCTACGTCGGTCCGCGCGTATCGCCGACTATCGATCAGCGGGCGAAGATCATCGCAGCGAGGGCGGTGAAGAAGTACGATCCGTCTCAGAAAGCGAATCTTAATACTTACGTGTCGAATCAGCTTCGTGAACTTCAGAGGACCGCTCCGCAGATCAGCGACCCTCTTTCGCCGAGTGAACGATTTCGCCAGAATCAGGGCGAGATCATGACCGCTGAAACCGAGATCGAAGACCGTATCGGGCGTCCGGCGACCGATGAAGAGATAGCGAGAGCTACAGGATTCCCGGTGAAACGCGTGACGAAGGTCCGTGAGCGCATGCGTGCTAGGGTGCCGATGTCGGTATACGAAGACTCTTTCGGTGAGGATGATGACGACGGGGCTGAAGATATCGTCGCGTCGGAGCACACCGATTACGACGACTGGGTCGACGCCGTCTATCAGGACCTGGACGATATCGACCGGCTCATATTGATGCATCGCACCGGTTACCGAGGCACGAATATCCTGAGCAATCGAGAAATCGCGATGAGACTCGACATGTCTCCAGCCTCGGTGAGCCAGCGGGCAGGGCGTGTTCAGAAACGATTGGATGAATTCTATGAGTGAGCAGGAACTTCATTCGGATACCGCCGCATGGCTGGGTGAGCGGAGCGGATTCCGTCAGAGTATCGCAGGAGCATTTCTTGCAGGAGGCCAGGCTCCTGCTGAAGAGGAAGGTGCTCAAGAGGAAGAAGAGGCTCAGGAGCAGGAGGAACCGAGTCCGGGAAACCAGCAGTCATCTGATTTTGGGTGCGAGGTATCTCACAACGACGCCTTCAGCGGCGTCGAGACCAACCCGTTCCAGTCCGAGGTCGAGGGAGGTTTCCCTGACTCGACAGCGATCACGAAAGACATTCTCGATGGAGTAAAGGACTTCGAAACTGCCGAGAAGCTCATTCCGCTTCAGCGGCAGGTGAATGCGCTCGAATCCTTCCGTAAGACGACGCTGAACAGGAAGCAGCGCCGGGTCCATCTCCTTCGGCATTCGCAGGAGAATTGGGGCCGCGAAGAGCAGTATCAGTCCGAGCTCCAGGCAGCGTTGATAGGGCGTCAGATTGGTCTCTCGGGAAATATCGAGGCCGAGCAGACAGAAGAGAATGGCGAATCCTGAGCTTTTCAGAGGTGGAAGTGCTCTCTGAGAGCCCCAAAATAAGTCATAGGGAAGGGTTATGGCCGAACTGCAAGATCTCGGGTTGGAGAAGCAAAGCGAGGGATTCGCGCTTGTTGCTCCGATGACGGATCTCGAGGATCGGATGAAGAACCGGTTCCTCATTCAGTTTTTGAGCAGTCGGCGCGGGGAGCGCGGGAGCGTGTTCATTTCCGAAATGGCGGCAGGTCGTATCAAGTCGAATGCAGAGATCATCTCACTGTTCTCACTCGCTTCGCAACAGGTCATGGTATTGCTTCGAAAGCTGAATAACGAGATTTTTCCGCTGCACACGAATCTCGACTCGTTCACTTTCATCGACCTCTTCAACGTCATTTTGAACTTCACTATCTTTACAACTGAAGGCAGCATCAGCGCGAACGCCGAGGTGAGTGAGTCGTGACTTCTATCGACGAAAATCTGACGCAGAGCGACATCGATGATGCGAAGGAAGCGATCCGCACGCTGCTGCAGGAACAAGATCCGACGCTCGATTTGAGTAACGGCGGGCCGGTCGATAGCCTTCTGGTCGACGGTACTTCGCTTGTTGCAGCACAGAACGATGCCGACGTCGATCGTGCATTCCTTCTTCAGAGTCTTCAGGCGATCGCTTCCGGGACCGTCACGGTTGAAGATGAGGACCTCGAGAACCTCATGGAGGCGTATTTTCTCGCGCGGAAAGAGGCGGTTCCGGCGACTGGAGACGTGGAGTTCATCGTTTCCGAAGACCGGGTCTATACGATACCGGCTGGATTCACCATCCGATTCGGTGATCAGGCGTACGAAGTAACACAGACCTTTACGGTCTCTCCGGATGGAACGACCGGTGTCGATTTTTCGGATGAGACGAATATCCGCCTTCAAGATATTTTCGACGAAGAGACCGGGTTCGGTCATCGATTCGTCATTCCGTTTTCGTCGGTCGAATCCGTTCCCGAAGCGATTCGTACCGCAGGTGATCGATTTACGCCGGATCAGGGCTTTTCTGGACTCGGCCCGATAGAGGCTGCTGAGAACTTTCAGGGCGGTACTGCTGAAGAGACGAACGCCGAGTTCGCATCGCGTGGACTTACCGGTGTTCTTGCCGAAACTGTTGGTGGAAGAGATAACATCAACAAGATCGTCGGGCAGGCGGTCCAGAACGCGGTCTCGAATACGGTCGGTATCAACGATCCGCTGATGACACGTGATCGTAACAATGTCTTCAATCTCCCCGTTGGCGGGAAGATCGATGTTTACGCGAAGTCCGGAGCGATCGGCCAGGAGGCTTTCCAGGTCGATGCGGAAGTGGTCGATGTCGGGGCACGTCGCCTCAAAGTGAGACTGACTCGCGAAGAGAGCGCCGGTGTTTACCGAGCGGTAGTCGCTGGGTTCTTCGTATCGTCTCCTCCTGGAGGGATTACCGGCGAGATTACGATCGAGTCCATCGAGCACTTCGCAGCGACGGTCGACGGGTTTAATCCGGAGATGCCGACCGAGATTGAGCGAGCATTTTCCGCTAATCAAGAGATCGAGATCACGTTTACCGATACGCGCGTCGATAGTCTTCTTAACCCGATCGTGACGCTGAGCTTCGTTGGTGAGACCATCAGCGGAGCGTATCAGGCCGAGACGCAGTTCCAGCCGGGTATCTTGTCGGCCGCTGACGCACTGAGTGCAGACGACGACGTTCGCCCTCCGGGGCTGGACGTATTGGTGAAAGCAGCAGTCCCGTGCATCACGAATATCAGTGTTGTTGCACAGACTCCCGAGGATTATAGCGGTCCCGATGAAGAGTCGCTTCAGCTTTCGATCGTATCGGCAGTCAACCTACTTCCGGTGACGCGTGCGTCGCTGGACGCGTTTACGATCTCTACGATCGTGCAAAATGCTGCACCAGATCTGACGGTTTCATCGGTAACGATGACCGGGACCGTTTTCGGGCAGGACGATACGGACATCTCTATTCCGCAGACGTCCTCGAAGCTCCAGATCCCGCTCAATACCACCGCGAAGGTTGGGCCGGCGAATACTTATTTCACGACGACTTTCGATAAAGTGACGGTGACCTTTGTTTGATTTCGATGCGCTCATAAAAGAAGCTCTTCGAGATCCGAAGCAACTCTGGCGTGCGCTCGATTCTTTCTGGCGTCATCGTACCGAACCGTCGACGCGTGATCTCGTCCAGTACCTGAGCTTCGCTAATCTCCTCTTGTACCTGAACGTGCGCGCGAGAAGTAATCATTTTGTTTCGATGCAGAATCCTTCTCAGATGCAGAAGGTGCTCAAGCAGCCTTGGCTTCCCATAGTGATCTTCAAAGATCAGCTCGAGGAAGTCGATTTCATCAAGTACGGTGATGGGTTCGATTACGACGATCCGCCCGAATTCGATTATGGAGATGGGACGGGAACTTCGACATTCCGTTATCCGCTCGATGATAATGTTTTCGATGTGAAGGAACTCGTCGATTCGGTCACCGAAACACGTTTTGCGTTTGATGCCTCGCAGTTCGATTTCGACCGCGATAAGCGAGAGCTTGCGTTTGATATCGATCCGTTCACTATTGTGCCTTCGAAGACGCTTCAGGAGAGTGGACGCGAATATATCGTCCTTTGGGCACGGAACATCGAGATCGACCTGGAGGCACCGTTTCGGTGGAACGGGTTCCTCGCCCGATACAGCGGTATCACTTCGGAACAGTACGTTGAAAGTCTCAAGATACTTTGGAGGCTCATCATACATGGCCCGAACACGAGGGACTTCAAAAGCGGGCTCATGGCGGCCCTCGGATTTCCGTTCGCGAAAGAGGACGGAGTCATCCGTCGGATCGACGATGATGGGCACCAGTTACTGATTTCGACGGATGAAACGACGCACAAGGCGAGTAATTCACTCTCGGCGGTAGTACAGGTCGGTGACGAAGTCGAAGACGGGACGCCGCTGACGGACGGTGTGAAGTTCTTCGAATACGAGGAGACGCTGTTAGCTACCGACGAGGAGCTTCCGGCGCTCTCGATGACGGTCCCCCTGAGCACCGGGAAAGTTGTTGAGCTCCTTTTCCGTAATTTCGATACAGTCTGGGACTTCGAAGCTGGGCGGCCCTCCGAGTGGAGGTTTCCAATTTCTGGAGAGGACCCTGACATCGAGCAGTTCTGGGTTGACGTCGATACCTTCGCGACGGCAAACGGTATCGATCTCGAAACGACCTTTGGGCTCCCCGACGTCATCAACCCGATGCGGATGATCATCGACCAGCTTCTGAAGAACAACCTCTTCGTCGCTTCGCTGGATAACGAAGATATCCCAGTGAGTAATCCGGCTGGATTTGCCGATCGGGCGCGGAAATTGCTCCTCTCGCCGGCCCAGCTTATCGTGATCCATCAGGACGTTGGAAGCGTTTCCGACGCCTACGATCTTGGTGTTAACACTTCCGAAACCGTCGGGTTTGGATACCATGCACTTCCGTCGACGGAAGTAATTTCGGTCCCTGGAAGTGGTACTGATCTGACGTTTTTCGACTACGCACCCATGGTGGCAACCTCATGAGAGATGTATTCGACCTTTCGAAGTTCCTCCGTGGATACGTGAGGGTTTGGAACGAAGTCGGCGATGTGACCGAATCGGACAATCTCGTCGTTTTCAACGGTGGCGATATCATAACGCAGCTCCTCGCTGGTAATCAGGAGTATCAGATATCGCACTTCTATTTCCTCTACGAGAACACTGTCGGCTCTCCGGCGCCGATCGCCCCTGCTCGGAGCGATACTGCAACGTCGCTCCAGTCGATCACCCCGCCCCAGGATCTGTTGCGAGCGTCGATTCTCGACCCGGTGACGCTCGAGGCGGCGGACGTGAATCACCTTTTCAACCGGGCGACATTCCTTTCCGTGACGGCGTCGTCGACGGGTGATGTGAACGGATTGAGCTTCGGCGCTGGGAGCGACTCGAAGGTCTTCCATCTCGGGATGGTTGCGGCGCCGACCGGAGCGATCGGTGGCGACATATTGTACGCCTCGTTCTCGCTCCCGACCGAAATCCCGGCAGCTGGAAGTGGTCAGATCTCGGCGGCCTGGGCGACGGAGGCTGATTAATGGCGACGTTTCCTCCGATGGTTCGCTTGTTCGTTGACGGTGATCCGGCGAATGCGTCGACAACCAACATCCATATCAATCAGCTGATCCAGCGCACCGATTGGCTCAAGGATCAGCTCGAGCAGTTCATCGAAGGCAAGCGCCTGATCCTGCCGAACCAGCAGGTCGAGTCTGGGTTGATCCCGGGAACGCCGGTCTACATGGATACGTCGACCGACGTGTTCCGTGCTGCACAGGCGAAGGTCAGTGAAGACGATGCGAATCTCGCTGACCCGGAGACCTTCTGGCAGGGGATTATCCTGACGGTCAGCGGAACGACTGCTGACATCGCGCTGGTAGGTGCGATTGAGCAGGATACCGGAGACTGGGATGCGGTCTTCGAGGATGGATCGTTTGCTTCCGGTGACGTTTTCCTCTCAGCAGTCGAAGCGGGCAAGATTACGACGGAGCGTGGAACGCTCGGTGTTTATATCGGGCACATGCGCTCCACTGGTGAGTTGCTGATCAAATCAGGGGCTCCGGGTGCTTTCCTCGATCACGTCCACTTCCAGCGGCTGCTTCAGGGAGAGCCTGCTGGGACGGTGACGGATCCGGCGTTCGGTGATCCGCACGCGGTCGACACGCCCGATTCCAACGAGCAGGGCTGGCTCCCGGCGAACTCGACGTACTTTCCCGGATTCGTCGTTGGCGTACAGATTCCGACCGGAGCGAAATTCGGTTACAACATTCAGCATCCAGATGAAGAGGATCTTCGCGAGATCTTCCCGGTTCTTCCGGCCGATAATGCGCAGTTCAGTCAAGGCGGGGCGATCGTCGATACGTCGAAGATTGTCATCAACGAGTTCGGTATCTGGTGGCTGGATAACACTTACGGAAACGCGCCGTGGCCGGTCGATTTCGCTGCGAATGGGGTCGCGACCGATATCCTTCTCTGGTCGACGCGTATCATCGCGCAAGCATCGTTCGCTGATACGCTGCTCGCGATCATTTTGAATGAGCTCGCATCGGGTGAGATCGATAACATCGCAGTCTCGAGTATCCTTTCCGGAGCGAGCGGTGACCTCGAAGTTACCGGTACCGAAGGTGACGCTGTCAATGGCTTTCAGGGGCAGGTGACGGTCACCAACAAAGGCGTCACCGCTCAGCGTCATGGCCGCGGCCTGATCATTACTGCTCCGAGCGGAAACAATACCACTGGGTTCAAGGGTCTGCTCGATATCGATTTCGACGCAGATATCCCGGCTCAGCATATCTGGACCGAGTTGACCGGTGGCGGCGACAAGGTCGATCTTTTCACGACAAACGGCGTGAATAGCGGTACGTCGATTGGCCTTCGTGCACACGTTCTCGGATCTGATATCGGGAACGACTTCATCGATTTCATGATCCACGTCGGTCAGGATCTGATCTCGACGGTCGATTACGAAGTGACGATCAGGATTCTCGGTGGGTCCGACACTGCGTCGCTCGTGACACCGGTTCTGCGTGACGTGAACGTATCGTTCTATCGCATGTCGATCGGGTCGCCGGCGTCAGATACGACTTTCGTCCGTACCGAGCAGTTCCAGGTCAAAGAAGGTGCTCCGGGCGAACTTCAGCGGGCGAGCGTTGGACCGTTTGCGGACGTGTTTGTGAATCAGAATGATTCGATTCTGGTACGGTTCGAGAACAACAACGCAGGGAACCCGCTTCCGGCTGGGACGTTCCGGCTGCTGCAGGTTCTCTACGATTTGAACAAGGCGTAACATGGCGTTTTCGGTAACGCTTGAGAAGCAACTCACGGCGACGGATCCGGCTACGCAGCCGGAGCCGATCAAAGTGATCTTGAAGGTGACCGCTTTCGACGGGATCCCCGACGCTGGCGTGTTTCTCTTCCTCGTCGATACGGTGACCGGAGTCCCTTTCTTCGATACCATTGCTTCTGTCGTTGATTACGATGAATTTTTCGTAGACGTGATCAGCGGGAACACGCACGTACGGAAGTCTGAGGTCGAGAAGGTCTTCGAAACGTCCGAAGCTGCCGAAGAGTTTATCACCAGTGCTGAAGGCGGCATTCAGACGCTTGTGGATGACTTCAAGCGGATCGACGATTTCGATCCGCCGGTGACGAACGTCATCAGTGCCTAGACAACGTGTTGTCGATACCGCATTCCTCGTGCGGCTCGCGAGGAATAAACTTTTTCGTTGGATGAACTCGCTCGAGCCGATTCGTAAGATCGCCTCCGGTCAGCGGAAAAGCAGCTGCTGCGGGAAGAAATCGTTCACTGCGAAGAACGTTCCTTCGCATGTCTTTCAGTCGGTTATTCGTCAGCCGACTTTTCGCGACGATCTTTTACGCCTGAAACAAGACCTCGGCGTACAGGAGCTCACTCTCCAAGTACTGCACCTTCGGGAGACGCTGTAAAGTCGATTCCGAGCTCCATCAGATGCGCGATGAGCTTCTCGGCCTGCGATTCGACCCACTGATCGATCTCATCAGCTTTCGACTGCTGGACGCCCCACGTTGCCGCGTACATCGCAGCATCGTCGGTCCCCTCTTTTCCGGGGAGACGATCAGCAGCGAAATCGAGGATCTTCGGGGCACGCGTGAATCCTTCGTCATCGAGGACGACGCGGACGTACTTCTGGATATCGCGCCCCCACGGCTGTTCGGGTGAGCGTGTCGTAGGGTCAGGGTCGTTCAGCCGGATCTCAGCGACGGCCCAGGCAGTATCGTCGACGCTCGGGACCCCCTGCTCGAGGCCGACCCCTTGGCGATTGAGCGCTGAGATCGTCTCATCGAAGACGGGGACCTGCTTATAGACCGCGTCTGTCGTGAGGACGTTCTGGAGCGCCATCAGCTGGTCGTAGACGCGTCGGGGCATCTCGACCCCGAAATCTTCTTTCACCTGGAGCTGGATCGTCACGCCGTCCCAGTCGATGACCTCGAGACCGTAGGCCTTCATCAGGCCGGCGAGGAGCACCGTTGCGAAGGTTTCTCGCTCGCCGCTGAGGAACGGGGCGAGATCGACTTTCAGGTGGCGTTCAAGGATCGGCATGTATCTGTGTACGCGCGAACACTATTCTGAGAGGCGGACCAGCAGGTCGGCATCACCACGAGGGAGCGTCGGCAGCACCGAGGCGAGCTCACCAGCGTCCAGATCGACCAGCCCCGGATCCACTGCCGCGAGCGCCTCCTTCTGGACCTGCGTCACGTCGATCGACTTCCCGTTCACGAGCTTCGCTTCTGCGTACTTATAGGAGGCCAATTTTGAGAGTTTTTCCGTGGTGCGGCCCGAGGCTATCAGATCCTCAGGAAGCCCAATCTCGCTGCCGTATTTGGCCGTGAGACCCGTCTCTGCATCGAAGTGCTCGATCGCTTCCATCGCTGCCTTGATGAAGTCCTCGTCAAAACGCAGAGTAGCGTCCTCAGCCATCTTGCTCAGGACTTCGGCCAGCTTCTGCTTCTCGTCGGTGTAAGCGGCTTCTTTCGCCAGATTCAGCCGTTCGAGAAGGGTCTGCTCGATGGTCTCCTCGGTCGGATACCCGAATCCTGCCGCTTTGTGCAAGTACGTGTTCAGATAATCCGGGATGTGCGCGGCGAACTTCTCAGCGCGGGCGAGGAGCCTGGCAGCTGCCTTCTTTCGCCACGCGTAGGGGTAGCGGTGCCGGTTCTCGTAGAGCGCCCGAGCCGCCGTTTTGGTGGATCCAGCGTCGTAGGCCGCGAACTTTCGGATCTTCTGTCCGCCAGCCTCAGCCACCAGTGCGTAGTCGTGTTCCTGCAGCTTCGGCGGCGCGTAATTGGCGATCTTTTCCTGCGCCTGCGAGCAGTCCTTCTCGATGCGCCAAAACCGTGCGTACTTCTTCAGTTCATCGATTTCTTCGTCGTGAGCCTCTTTCACAACACCTCTTATGAACGATAAGAAGGTTGCGTTTTTGCTTTTGTGGTGATAGTTATCCGGGTCAGACGCTTCCTTGACGAGGTCAGAACGACCGACCAACTGAAGCGCTTTCTCGATAGTCAAGGTGCTCATGCGAATTGACCCTCATGGGACGCTGGCGTTACTGGGAGTCGACGTTGGTCGGATATATCCGACATCGACTGATTGTCCACTCTGTAGATCGATCGGCAACCTCGAAATCAGGTCTGCGCACCATTTCCACTGCCGGAACTGTCACTTCATCGGCGACATCGTCGAATTCTATGCAAGTGCGAAAGGGCTAGAGCTCGCAGAGGCGGTCAGCGAGCTCCCGCGACTCGGGGTCGCCGATTTCGAGGGTCGACATAAGTTCTACCTCGAGAAGAAGGAGCAGCAGCAGGAGCTGAAACAGTTCTTCGCCAGCGCTTCCGAGACCTTTACGAAGAATCCACCGCAGTCGACTCCCGAGATCATCTCGCGCCTGAAGATCCGCCATAATCGGCAGGTCTTCAAGCATCTCCAGCCGCACGTCGGGATCGCTCTTCGATCGCAATTCAAAGAGCTGGATATGAAGCTCCCGAAGCATGCGAAAGAGGCGCTCAGGCTCTGGGGGGTACGTTGGGCACTCGTGATCCCGACGTGGTCAGACGCCGACGTAGTCGGGATGTGGGTCATCACGAAGAGCAACGCTTGCTACCTCCCTTTCACGGATGAGATCAACTATCCGGCAGCCTTTGCGATGGTCCCGTCGATCCACGACGACACGGTCGTTGTGGTCGACGATATTCTGGCGGCGCTCCGCATGAGTGTCTGGTCGGTACTCGAGACGGGGCGTTGCCACGGGTTCGTCGTACCGTACGGTCTCAACGACCGGGCGGAGCTCTACAGCTGCGGGAAGACCGTTTTCTGGTCGGTAACGCGGAACCTCTCGTGGTTAATGCGCGCGATTTCGACGCCAACAGCGGCTATTCTCGATTCGAAGCTGATCGGTGACTTCGATCCGCTCGAGTCGTATCCGTGTCGCGGGAGCTTCGTCCAATTCAAACGTCTCGTTTCCGAAGCGCTCCCTGCGCATCAGCAGCTCGCGGCGGATCTCACTTCGCTCAAGAAGAGCGAAGCACGATCGATGCTCTCCGGCGCGTCGTTCGAACCGGGTGAGAAGGCGAAGATGCTCGCGTACGTACAGGGATCGGACAGCATCTTTCTGTCGCAGCTCTTCGACGACGAGGTCGATACGGTCGCGGTGACGTGGGATGGTGAGACGATTTACGACACCGAAGAAGGATGGCGCCTCCCTGGTGGGAAGGTAATCGCGTCGGCGAAGCTCTTCATTGATCAGATACATGCTGCAAGCGACGCGAACGAAGCTCTGGTACGAGGGTCGATCGTCTTCAACAAGCGGAGCTATATTTTCCGAGAGAAGCTCGGAATCATTCAGGAGAACCCGGCGAAGTGGATTACAAATTATCTCGTCGGTATCGGTGCTTCGGGCGGTATCCCCTACTTCGATATGAAGTGGAAAAAGAAGTTGATCGAAGTTGCGCAGCAGTTCCAGGAGCCAGAGGTTATTTCGGAAGCGCAGGGTTACGGCTGGCGCGGGCCGGAGGACCGCAAGTATCTGCGGATGCCGAGCTTCGTAGTCGATTCTACGGGGGTCCATCCTACCGCTGGCCTTATGGAAGGCCCTGCGCTCGTCCTCCCGCACCCGCTTTCGTCGCGCGAGTGGAGTGCCTTCCGAAGCATGAGTTTTGCGCGATTGGTGCTCGTGTTTTTAGGGACGATGGTTCGAACGCGCCAAGGGTTCCCGGGATTTGGAATCATGTTGACGAACGAGCCACATGTAATCGCACGAATAGCTTACACGATCTCGGCAGACGTCGTCAGTTGCCCTTCGAACGAATACATCGATCAGCACCTTTTCGATCCGTTGCCGCTCTTCACCGAGTGGAACGAGCAGAGCATTCCGAAGATTTTCGAGAAGCGCGGAATGAAGAACATCATGCTAAGCGTCGATTCGCATACCGCTGAGGTGAGTAAAATCTATACCGATTGGGTACACCTTCGTATCGGGGACATCGTCGATTATCAGGCGCTTCGAGCAGTCTTTCTCCTGCTCCCGAAGTTACTCCACGACGACAAAATCGACCCAGCGTCCCCCGAGTTCTTCAAGCGTATTGCTGCTTCGCTTCAGGCTGAGCTCGATGAGAGTTGTGACGGTCATCAGCTTCTGATGGCCGCGTCTCAACTCGATCACTACTGCAGCTGTAGAAATCAGTTTACCTCGGCGAGCCGTCTTCTCGAATTCATATTCTATGGGATCGAGCGAGATTTCATCACCCCGCGTATCGAAGACGACGGCGTCGTGATACTTCACGAGGAGTTCCTCGCCGCTACGTCGAGTACGCTCGTACCGGTTCCGTCGCTTTCGGAGCTGACGGAAACGTTCTCCGAAGCACGTTTCCTCGTTCCCGACCGTAAACCACGTAGCGCGTGGAAAATCAGCCGAACGACCTGGGACGTAAATCAGACACTGATCGCCGCCCGTTAATCGAGCGGCTGTTTTTCCATCAATTTCGCGAGCTCTTCGTCGGGCTCTTCCGGATCGCGGAGCGTCGAATACTTACCGACCTTCTTCGTGATCCCCATATACTCGGCGATCGTATCGGCGTCCCAGCTGATCATTCGAGCACGTTCGGCGATGTTGTACTTCTTATGATGTTCGTGTGGAACACACGAGGGGGTACGTTCGTGAAAGAAGTGAGCAAGAGGACCACCTACACGAATTACTTTTGCACCGAGCTTCTGCGCCCGCGCAACCACCTCGTCATCCTCTGCGCCCCAGCCACGGAAAAGCTCAGAAAAACCACGAATATGACGAAGGAAAGAAGTACGGTGAAGGCAAATACCGCCGCCAATAACCTGATCAAAAGCATGGTCATAATTCCTCGGGTCGTTTACGGCGCTGAAGTCGAACTCTCCGTATTTTGCGTCTCGAATGAACTTTCGATGAAGATGATAGAAGATAGAATAAGGCATTGCGATATCGGCGTCGCCTTCGACGATATTTTCGTACGCTGTTTGAAGACTCTGCCCTGGGATGATAGTATCGGTATCCCACACTGCTATGGCTTTTGACTCGATCCACGGAAGTACCGTATTGAAGGGGCGGCCACGGCACCACACTTCAGCTTTACTTCGTTGTACGAATACGTAGCGGATACGATCATTATCTTTGAAAAAGTTGAAGAGCTTCGGTTCATCGTCTACTTCTACTACGTAAAGTAATGGTACGTGAAGTCTTTTCGTTACGTACTCTGACACTACTAACAGGTTCTCGAGTCTATCGGTCGAATCGATTTTCACGGGCATGATTGCGGTGAGTTCGTTGAGCATAGTTTCGGCCCCTACTGTATTACAGGAATTCGACGCGACATTTTTCGGTCTTTCTAGGAACTGGCGAGCAGCGACGTTAAAGGTCGTATCTTTTTCAAAGATATCTGATTCACGTATATGTTTAAGGAACGGCTCATACGCCACCTTTTGACATAGATCTATTACGTAGGACTGTGAAAAGTTAACGTTGTTTTCGTATAACATAATACGCCCCTGGTCGTCCCAAGTATTTCGGCCGAAGCCATTCAGAATCACCCCAGATACAAGCTCTGGATATTTTGATCTGAGCGCCGTCGTGACTTCTCCGGTGTATATCCCCCATCCTTTCAGAATATAGTGCGCGTAAGTAAGATAGATTTTTAGAAACTCACTACCAGCCGGTGCTAAAAGTCCGCTGGTCATCAAACGCTGTGAGCCATCAGAGAGGTATTCCCATGGTACAAGGCACTTATTAGTATTCAGAAACGGTTTAAGATCTTTGAGGAACAAAGTATCTATATCGTAATAGACCCCGCCCCGTTCGTAAACGATTTCAACTCTTGCAAGGTTTGAGATAGCTGCGTGGTTCGGCATCGTTTCGCCGTTAATTTCTCGTTTAAAGTTGTAGTACTCGACATTGGCATACTTTTTAGCGCTGTTCCAATACTCGTTATCCTCCGGTTCCGGGCCGTCAATATATATTGTAATCGATTCCGGATCCTGCGTATCGTAACATGATTTAATACTTAGGTAATGATAAAGACAAAACGGTTTAGCATCCTTACCGTTAACAGGGAGTACGAGGAATATAAAATGGAATTTTTTTGGAATCATATCGTTCCCGTGACGTTTATATAGTTAAGTGGTTCGATAAAATACAGCATGATTGCGGTGAGTTCGTTTAGCATATGATAAGTTATCGAAAACCCAACCGGGCTTATCAGCAAGTAAAAGTATTTTCATGGCGGTGCCTATTAGCGTCTAGTTAGGGAAATCCAGGTAGCCTGTTCAGTAACGTCATCTTGTAAAAACAACGGATCGTTAGTAGCAAGTACTATATGTCTCCCCATGTTACGGGCCAAATATCTATCCGCTGGACAGTTATCGCTTTTAATAGCGCTATCACGGCATGCCTTTGATATTACTTTTAGAGAGTTCTCGACATAACTTTCAGTAACATGTAACACAGCATGAGTACCACACATATTAAGTATCCGTATACATTTAGAGCTATATTTATATATCGCTACTTTTCCTAGTTCAGAGTGACCGGGCCCTACTGGGCCATATAGAGAGTGGCCTAAGTATACGCGGTCTGTTTCGTCCGGTATATCTATGATAGGAGTATACCACCCTGTTTCTTTTGCGTCATCTTCGAGTACCAAGGCCGGCAGTCTACCGCGTATGTAGCAGGCGGCATGGAAGGCAGCAAGGTTGGCACCAAGATATTTCTTTCTACTCTTAACCCCCGGGATTCTTTCGTGACGTGTAATACCAAGTCTCTCAAACATATTTTCGATGTTTTTACGACGCGCTACATCTTGATCTAAGTTAATGTAAAATACATTAACATCTTTCCTGAGGTCGAGTTTCATATCATCCCCATCAATCGTAACCACTCGTTTGCAGTTTGTTTCGGTGAAGACTGCACGACTGGAGGCTGCACGTTGTTTACGGAATGCTCCCTGATTGTTTCAGCAATCATTTCAGCCGCCTCACGCGGATCGACGGTACGAATATACGAGTCGGGAGTATGTTCTGTTTCCCGCCCGGGATACCATTCGAAACGTGACGCTTCCAGCTCGATACCTCGTCCGTCGATGATCTCACCGGTTACGAAATCGTTCGGTCCAGCGACAAGAGTTCCAGCCGACATCGCTTCTGCTACCGTAAAGTTCCAGCTATTTTTAAGTGAAGTGTCGAGTACGAGATCGCACGCGTTGTAGAGGTAGTTCATCTCTTGATCCGAAAGTCCTGGGGCTTTAGTCTTCTGATCGAAGAATCCGTATCCGAGTAGTATATCGTCCTCGAGTTCCAACTCGTTTCCGATCACGAGTGACTCGATATCGAGCCATTCGTTCTCGGTGTTAGCGGGTCGATATGGTGACATATGAAGGTAGCCTCTCACTTTTCCATCGATGAACGGATCTTTTTCGTTGAGAGTCTTCAGATGCGCGATGGTCTGAATCGCGAGTGGGATCCCCTTCTTGATCGTCGGATTCCCGGAAACCAGTATGAGGAAGTCGTTCGGATCGACCTTTTCGTTGAAGAGATGCTGACGAAGTTCCTCGGGCCCGTATTCGCCCGCATGTACGTTGAGTGGACGGAATATCGATGAATCTACCGCAGGCGGGATATACCACATATTCCGCGCAGCCACGTACGTATCGATATCTACCTTGTTCTCCTGCGTAGCTTCGATGAGTGCTTCCCGATAGGCGGCTCGAGCCATATATGAAGGCGTTACGAAAAAGTCGAATTTGGATACCGTTTTAAGATACTTCCCGTCGATAAAGGGAGTATCGATAAGGCCGTAACCGATCGAAAGACTATTGCGGACTTCCAGATTATCTGCCAGATCTTCGAGTGTCCCTATATCGAGTGTATGCGTAATACCCAGCGTTTTCTCAGCAGGTACGGCGTTTAGGACTTCTACGTTATCAGGGGGATCGAACTGATACGCCCCCTGGTAGGGGGCCCTGACGGCTACGAGAATACGTTCGAAGCGAGGCCCCCAGAGGGGGAGCATATCTTTGAGAAACCGCCCGAAAAGGTAGTGATCACCCGGGTGGGGGGAGCAGATCATGAGTTGAGCCATCGCGCGAACGCTATTCCTATTTGAGGCAGTTGTCAACAACCTTGTGGTGCCCCCTCGAGGGGCTTTCCGTTATCTGTGAACGCGCGTACAAAATCGAAAGCCCCCTGGGGGGCATAGTGAATTCAGAGCCTTATTTACGTATATATAAATGAGGAAAGTTATGCTATCGCAAGATAGCGTGGCTGGCAGCCGTAAAGCAATTTACGGTGGTCGCGCGGTTCTGAAGAATCGTGCGGCGGCGGAATCGCGATTCGTCGCGATTTCGTTTTGCCCTTGGTGGGACTGCGGTCCAGCGGACCGGGATCCTAAGGGATCCCGCTGCCGCCTTTCGGCGAAGTACGCCGGCACCTGGAGAGACGGTAATAAGCTCCGGGTGTAAAGCCCGCAAGGGTCAAAACCCGGAGTGAAATGGCCGTCTAGGAGTAAGCCCTACGTCATGAGGCATCTGAAACCGTCGTGACTCCTCCACGACAGACCCTCAGGGCAGCGTGAAAACAAAGCGCGTAAGACCAAGGTTCGGGCTGGTCCACGCTCGTAATAGAAGGACAAAACAAAACAAAAAGGATTAGGAGATGGCGCTCCGACATCCCATCTTCTTAACAGGGTACGTCCCTGAGAAGATGGCCTGCTATGTTACCCCTTGAGTGGGGAAGTTCCGCGAGGAGCAGGCGATGCCCGTTATCGATAAACGGGAAGTCTAAGGTATACCACCGCCCTTTGGTAGGAGTATATCGGAGGCGTTTTGTCCCGCGATAGCAGCCACCTCCACGCGGTGCGGGATGGACACTTGGCTTGTTGCCAGGTGACTAGGAGCTGCACGGCTGACCCGGACAGGAGACACGATCATGAACATCGACCATACCGTCACCATCGACTACCTGCGGGCCTGGCGCGTCCGCCGTCTGCTGCGGCACCTGCCGCAGCACTACGAAGATGGCGGCGACCCCGACATCCCGCGCGGCGATGTCGGGGTCATCACTGGCCCCGGGATAGGGGCCGGGGAGCCCACGGGATACCGCGTCGAAGAGCGGGTAGTGGATGTCCCCGGATTCGGGGACATCCACGTCTGGATCCGACTGTCCTCTGGGCACCGGATCCAGGGTGGAGTCGTCGTGGGCTCAGGCACATGGAGGGTCCAGGACGCCTACGTCCCGGGCATGCAGGAGTTCGACATGGCTCAGCTGTCGGCCATCGTTGACCAGTTGGATGTCGACCTTCTGCGGCAGACTGAGGACCTACTAGACGCCTGACCCGGACCAGGGCACCGTCTCCGCACGGTGCCCGCGCCCTGGCCACGCGTCATCACCACCGGCCCTTCGGGGCACACAGGAGACCTTCATGTTATGACAGACAAAATAGAAAAACTGACTCCAGAGCAAGAAGCTCTGGTGCCCGTTTACCGCCAGCGATACTTCGATATCGGCTGGTCGACGGACGAGACCGATCGGGAGGCGGCCGAGAAGGCCATGCGAGAGTTGCACGAGATCAAGGGTTGGGATCAGCCGGAGATCGTCTGGTTCCAGAGCCCCTACGCGGCCGTGGACACGATCATCGAGTCCTCGGACAAAGATCCCGAAAACACCGATATTTCGATGAACGGCCCCTGCGCCGCGCTGGACGCGGTATGGGGGTGCTTCTACAAGTTCGGCGAGGAACTAAAGCCGGACATGTATAAGGAGGAGGACAGTCGTCTGCTCGACGCCTGGGACCGACTGTGCAAGAGCTGCGGCCCCTGCTGGCTCTATACCAATTATGTCCTGATGACGGACAAGCCGGTGGAGGCCCACTACAACGATGGGGAGCTCGTGCACTGTGACACGGGCCCCGCACTACGGTATTCAGATGGTCACGAGATGTACGCTATCGACGGCGTGCGTTTGCCGCGGTCTATCGCCAAGAAGGCAGTGATGACTCCTTGGGAGATGACGCTCGAGGAGATCGAGGATTCGGATCTCGACGAGGATGTCCGCACCATCCTGCAAGACAGGTGGTGCTACAATGAGATCGATGATGCCGGCGATTACGTCGGTTCGGGTGGCGGTCGTTTTCTCAAGGAGACCGGTGCCGTTTCGATTCACGAGGACGTATACAAGGCTTACAAGGACGTGGCCATCATGCGAAGCCTCCTGCGCGACAAGTACGGCAGGAAGTGGTTGATGTGCGCTGATTCGTCGACCACGCGAGTGTACTACATTCGCGTCGATGACTCGGCGAGCACGTGCGAGGAGGGGCACATGTCGATCAACGGCGGTACCCCAGACAGTGATATCCAGGTCAGCTCGTAGCAGGCCCTGGTTGCTTTTCCATTTCACACCGTTTTAATTTTTGCCAACCAAAGAACCCGAGAAGGAGCAACAACATGTCCGAAGACAGCATACTCGAGGTCAGCGAACGCATGCATATCTCGGCCCGCAAGGGCGCCGACCCCGAGACCCGCTTGATCGATGGCATTACCGCCACGATCGACTACGGCAAGAGGGGCCGCCAGGGCGACGTGTACCTGAAGCGCCTGACATGCGACCGCAAGCTGGTCAAGGGCCTGAGGAAGACAGACAACCCGCAGCTGGTGCCCGGTACCTCCATCGGCAGCCGCCACACGCTGCGGATGGACCGCGGTGAGGAGATCTACCTCCGCAAGAATCCCAGTCCCCTCCAGGGGCCGATCATCTACGCGCCGAACGGGTTCTACCTCGAGCATCCGAAACACGCGGACTTCGATTGCCGTCTGCCCGGCGTTTACGAAGTCACCTTCCCGGCCGACAAGGTCGCAGAAGAGCTCGGCGAGATCCGTCGCCGGATCGACTAGTCGATCCACTGATCCTCGCTGCAGCTCGTCTAGACGAGCTGCAGCGAGGACATCCGCCGCGACCTGAAGATCGTCTCATAAGACCGAAAGGAAGAAACGTGGATCGAGGTAATACCTGGCCTGAGCAGGAGGTCATCGAGGCCTGGGCTCAGCGTCATGGAATCAAGGCGTCGAATAAACAGCTCATGGAGCTCAAAGAAGAAATGACGAAGCTCTCGTGCAGTTTCGATAAAGCGCGACTTGTATTTCTCGCGGGCGAAGTATTCGATCAGATAGGTGACGTAGATGTACATGAGCAAGCATTTTTATACGCGAGCGCTTTCGGCCGCGAAGAACCGAACGATGACGATTACTGTGCTGCGGTACGGGACGCAATCGATCACGGTATGGAACTCGATCTATGAGGCGAATGTCTTCTATGTTACGATATGAAAGCAACTATCGAATACGAGTTGCCGGATGACGAAAAAGCACTTATCGTGGCATCTTGTATTAACAAAATACTAGGAGGAGCATCTGAAGCTCACGAACAGCTTCGTATGCTTCTCAAGCACGAAGAAGATATATCGGAAAAGATTCGCGAGAAGATAGTGGACATAATAAAAAACCTCTATGAGGATACGCAAATAATAGATCTCGTTTAATAAGGAGAAGAAATGAGCAAAGTAAAAGCGGTAACGTTTGTTATCGTAGTTGCTGCAGTAACGTTTCTCGTTGTCGAGGGTGTCCTTCCGGTGCTGGTTGCAGCTTTCGAAGCCGGAGCACAGGACGAACAGAGGTCGTCAACAGCGATAGAAAAGGCAGAGGAACTGCCGAGGACGGTGAAGGTCGAAGCGGTCGCTACGGGCTACTGTCCGTGCGAGAAGTGCTGCGGTCGATTCGCCGATGGAATAACGGCGAATGGAAGGTCGGTTGAGATGCATCCGTATGGGATTGCCGCTGATCCTTTGGTATTGCCGTACGGGGCGAAGATCGATGTCCCCGGGTACGGTCGTGCCGAGGTCGACGATACCGGAGCGGCGATGAGTAATTCTGAGGTCCCTCACGTCGATCTCAGGTTCAAGACACACGACGAGGCTCTCGAGTGGGGTCGACGAGATGTCATCTTAGAGGTCTCGACGGTCAATCTCGTGAGGGACCAGATCGAGTCCCTCCTCGCCCATACGCTTCGGTAGCTCAGCGGAAGAGTAAGTCTACTACGTGTGTTGCGTAGTGCGAGGGTCGGCCGGTGATTTCTGGATGTTCGGTCGGCCCTCGTTTATGCTCGCTCAGGAGCTTTGTATCTGAGACTCGGGCGAAATCCGTCGAGGCCCCGTATCTGAGACGCATCTGATATCGGAGCCTCGTCCCACCAACCGCTAAGGAGAACGAGATGCAAAGAGGACGCGATCCAGCGAATATTTACAGCTTCGCTGCATACGTATACCGCGAGGATTACGAGCGGACCGGCGATATACTGTTCAATGCGAACCGGTTCGGAAACGCGCTTGTCGCGATCGAACTCCACCGTCGCGAAGAGTGCGAGAAAATACTTCGACAGTGCTCGAAGGATTACACGGACGCGCGCGCCAAGGAAGACGCGCTCGTCGACCACCTTCAAGCGATCGGCAAGGAGCTGGGTCGATATCGCCAAAAGAAGCGTGAAAAGAAGACGCCGAAGGAGCTCCGTGAAAAGTACACGGAGGTCGAAGGGCAACTCGAGAAGCATCGAAACAGCGTGGTGCTTCCGATCCGCCGGGAGCTCTACAGGAGCCCCAAAGTCAAGAAGCTCCTGAAGAAGCTACATGAGAAGGTAACCGCGGATAAAAAAGAAGCGCGGGCCAACAGGAACTGTTACTGGGGGACGGGTGGTCTCGTGGAGAAGGCCCACGAGAATGACGGAGAAGGGCCGCCTCCGTCATTCAAGCGATTCGACGGAACCGGTCGAATCGGTGTGCAGCTCCAACAGCAGTCAGGAGCTCCTCCGTGGACCCCGGAGCGGCTCACGAGAGAGAACACTCTCCTGATGCTCGATGTGGACCAGATGCCCGATGATTTCGTCGGCGCCGATCTGAACACAAGGTACAAGAAAAGTCAGAAGAAACGCTGTCCGGTCCGTATGAGGATCGGTTCGGAGAAAGCCAAGCCGGTGTGGCTCGACTTCATGGTCAAGTTCCATCGACCGCTTCCAGAAGGCTGCAAGATCAAAGCAGCCTGGATCCTTTTCAAAAAGGTCGGGACGCATACGAAAACGTATTTTCAAACGCAAGTGGCGCGTCCCGAGGGGTTCATGAGAGACGACGTCGCCGATGGCGGCCATGTCGCGGTCGATCTTGGCTGGAGAAAGTTCGAGGACGACCGGGTCCGCGTCGCCTACTGGCTCGGAGATGATGGAGAACAGGGTGAGATCGCTCTCGATCCGGAGCTCCTGAGCCGAGACCGGAAGAACCGGTCACTCCAGTCGATCTACGATCGACAGTTCGACTCCATGAAGGAGCTCCTCCATGGCTGGATCACCGAGCACAAGAGTTCGGTTCCGGAGTGGCTGAAGGAGGAGACGAAGACCCTGCCGATCTGGAGATCGAGGTCCCGCTTGGCAAAGGTCATCATCAAGTGGAGGAAACACCAGTTCGACGGCGACGTCGAACTGTATAAAACCGCCGAAAAGTGGCGGAAGAAGGACAAGCACCTCTTCGACTGGCACAAGTTCCAGGCGAGGATCATCAGGGAAAAGCGGAAGGCGCTTTTCCGAGAGGAAGCGGCAAAGCTCGCGAGGCGTTATCGCTGCGTCATATTCGAAGATATGAAGATCAGCGATATGGCCAAGGACTCACCGGTGAGCAGCGATGACATGGATCCAATCAAGGATATCATGAAACTCGCGTCGCCAGGGGAGCTTCGAATGGAGTTCGAGAGTCGATTCCGAGACTCCACCAGACAGAAGACGAAGAACACGACGAGAGAATGTTCGGAGTGCGGTTTCGTTGACGGAGAGTTCGACTTCGTGAATCTGTACCACGAATGCCCGAACTGTCAGGCGGAGAAGGATCAAGATCTCAACGCCTGCGAGAACCTCCTCGCACGAGAGTTGGGGCCACCAGACGCTTCGGCCGCTTGAGAATGTTTTCGAGCGGCTACGTCGTCGATAAGATGACGTAGTCGCTCGAAGTCTTTTATGCGATATTGTTTATATATAAAAATTTTGACAGTACTGTTAGATATGCCCGCTCAGAGGCTTCGTATCTGAGACGAGGCGCGTGATCTCGAACTCCTGGAGTATCCGCGTCGCTTATGCCCGCTCAGAGGCTTCGTATCTGAGACTGGGGCCTGCCAAACCACGCCCGCTTATGCCCGCTCAGAGGCTTCGTATCTGAGACAGCGCTAGGTGAAGGCTGGCGGGGATGCCACGACCGTTTATGCCCGCTCAGAGGCTTCGTATCTGAGACGGATCGTTTTGGTGGTATCCCGCTTATGCCCGCTCAGAGGCTTCGTATCTGAGACGCCAATCCATCCAGGTACCCGCTGATGCCCGCTCAGAGGCTTCGTATCTGAGACTAGGCGCGTGATCTCGAACTCCTGGAGTATCCGCGCCGCTTATGCCCGCTCAGAGGCTTCGTATCTGAGACCCGCCTCGAGCACCCGTTTCGGGGGCGTTGATATCCCGCTTATGCCCGCTCAGAGGCTTCGTATCTGAGACGACCACGCCTGCCGTCTCCGCGAACTCGGCTTCGCCCGCTGATGCCCGCTCAGAGGCTTCGTATCTGAGACGCCAATCCATCAAAGCCTCGTACCTGAGACACCAACCAAGGAGAAAACCATGCGTTTAGTCTGTGTTCTACTTTTCGTGTTCGGCCTCTGTGCCGAAGAAACCTCCAAACTCCCCAGCACCGCCCAGCGTCTCGTCGATCGCCACGATCACGCGCTGGCCGAACTGCGTGAGCGATACCTCGCCGACGTCGCCGACTTGCGCGAAGACGTCACCCACGACCTCGAGCGGGAACTCAAGAAGACGACCCGTCGCGGCGACCTGGAAGGGGCCCTCGCGATCAAGGAGAAGATCACCGCGCTCAAGGAGCAAGAGGAGGCGATCGCTGAAGCGCCGACCGATTTCCTCGGACGTAAGAGGCAACCTGAATTCGTCGGAAACACCTACCGATACAGCTCATGGTGGGTTCGCTTTGATAAGGACGGGTCGGTGAAGACAAACTGGACTTCCCGCGACCTGAGAGACGGTGAATGGAGGATGGAAGGCGAAGAGATCGTCCTCGAATTCAACGGGGAAGAGCACGTGAACCGCGCCTTCATCAACGAGGATGGAGATCTGGATTTTAACGGGGCGCAGCTGTTCCGCCTCGAGGAGAAGGACGAGGACGAATGATCCTGATCCTGGATCAGTCGCCAGGAAAGGCGGCGAAGGCATACGCAGACAACGACCTCGTGGAGGAAGAACCGTGCGAATTCTGATGGCTACGCTATTCTTGTTGCCGACCCTCTCCCTGTCCTCCGAGGAGGAGCAGGACCCGATGCCCGCGTCTGCCAAACGGACCGTGGCCCAGCACGATCGCGAGGTGCAGCGCCTCAAAGAACGCTACCTGTCCGACCTCGCCGAAATCCGCGAAGACACCCTTCGCGACCTCGAGCGTGACATGGAAAAGACGACCCGTCGCGGCGACCTCGAAGGGGCCCTTGCGATCAAGGAGAAGATCACTGCGCTCGAGGAGCAAGAAGAAGAGATCGCTGAGGCACCGACGGATTTCCTCGGGAACGCGAAGAAGCCGTTTTTTGCTGGTAGAACTTTTAACCATGTGCGCGGTGGTGGTTACCATATCGCATTTTCGGAGGATGGAACGTTGACGACGACGAACTGGGGCCACAGGTACAACGTCGGCGAATGGACCTTTGAGGACGGAACTATCCACATGGTTTTCGAGAACGGCGGTAACCCACATGAAGCAGAGGTAGATCCAGAAAACCAGAGGCTCACCTTCATGAACGGTGACGTTTACGTGATCTCGGAAGACAAATGATCCTGATCCTGGATCAGTCGCCAGGAAAGGCGGCGAAGTGCTACGCGGATAGAGATATTTCGAGAGGAGTAAATGACGTTATAGAAGTTCTCGAAAACGTGTACCTTCGCCGCCTTCGGCGCGATTATGATGACTCGTCTCCATTCGTATCGTGGTGCGGTCTTACGTATCGTAACTTCATGTGGCTTTATTGGCTCGGTTGGTTTCTCGGCATCGAGTACTTCGTGTTAAAAGATAAAGATCATAAAAATTCTCTGAAGCTAGATAGCATCAGAACGGAATACGAAAAGCTATCGAAAGGGATGAAGAGACCGCTTCCTCTTTCGTCGTGGCCTCAATCACCGTTACCAGCAAAGTTTCGTATGCCGCTCTCAGAGTCGGATCTTCATCCAGCTTCAAAAGGTGACGCGCATCCAGCCGTGTTCGCCTACAGAAACTACTACCAGACGTTTCCGGATCGCGAGTGGAGACGTCGAGAAAAACCGTTGTGGTGGGATCCGGCAAGTGCTGAAGATCCCGACGATTTCACCGAGACGATCATGGCGGTCGTCTAATTACGCGGAGGAATGATGACGAAAACGCGTAGAAAAATGGTTGAGGTTTTAAATACATCGCTTCTCGATTTGGAAGATCTTGCGCTCAAAAGATTAGAAGAACGGAAGTTACCGGGTGATCCCAGTATTCCAGACGGTCTCCGTAGAGCTATAGAGGCGTTATCGAGAGCTGATCTGAAACCTGTTACTAAGGAGTCGATTTGCGATGCTATGGCAGAATTGGCGCAGTTTCCTATATCAGATCCCGGCTATATAGCCTTCCGTAATAGTAAGTTAGATATAGGGGCAAGTGTACTCGTTGGTACACCGATTTACGTGAAAGCGAAGCGTAATCCGAATAATCATAATTATGCGACTGGCCACGTGTTTTTTGCAAGTTCAAATATCGATAATACTTGGTCGTTAGGTATATTAAACAGCGGCACTATTGGTTTGGGAAATAGTCCTCCCGATTCTTTCGATGGAGTAGAGAGTTATTATCTCAGAATAGCTACCGCAGACGAGGTACGTAGGACCATAACCGTTATGGTACAGATTATTAACCGCGAAGCTGTCGAAGTTAAAACCATGGGAATAATAGTAGGTTACTTAGATACAGCTTTAAAAGAATTGTAAGCAGTATTCTTTTGTTGATTATGCCCGCTTAGGAGTTGCGTATCTGAGACAAAGCAACCAACAGCGACCCACTGGGTCGTTTTTCTTTTTTACGGGAGGATTACCTATGGCAAGACTGAGCCAAAAAGAAGTCATCAACACGATTCGCGATTGCTACGGCGATTTCGAATCGGTAAGGGAGGGCGATAACGTCCGGGCCTACATCGGCCCGGATATCGAGGTCGTCGTTCCCCCTGGCGGCCCATTCAAGGACCCCGTCGTGGTCAGCGTTCCCGAGGAACGTATGCACTACGAGTTTCCGATTACCGCGGGTGGCATCGGCGATGCGGTCTTCTTCTTGAGAAAGAAGACCGCATCGCTGAAGGTCAAAGACGGCAAGCGGCTCAAGAAAAACGAGCTGATCGCCCGTCGTGCCCTGTGGATGGCCTTCAAGGCCGCAGTCCCGCTCGAGAGCAAAATCCTCCACGTCGAAGACGAGGAGGTGCTTTCCGAGAAGGAGCTGTGGAAGAAGGTGCAACCGAGCAGAACCGAAACGAAGTGGTCCATATTTCTCCGGTACCACTTCGGTCGGGCGCTCAACCTCAGCATCTGCTGGAACCGGGACGAGGTATGGATCGAACCCGACATCCTGACTCCCGGACGGCAGTCCTGGGTGAGTTCGTACAAGAGTGGAAGGGATCTCATCGCGAAAGCGATCGAATCAATCCGCGACGAGATCAAGGCACTGCGCGGTGCAGTGATTTTCAGGTGATCATGAAAGGTTGGAAAGAGCTACGGCCGAATGGTCGCCAACTTGCCGAGTACTGCGGAGAAGACGGAATCGGGTTCGACTATATCCGTTTCTCCAAAGGACCCGGCAGAACCGAGGCGAAGGAATTCGCCTCGGAAGAATCCCTCGCCGAATTCCTCGATTCAGGAGGTTTTACGCGATTTCCCTGCGTGTACGTAAAAGCACGAGGATACAAATCAAAGCGTAAAGCCAGAGTCCATGTCGGTGAGGGGACGCTCGTGGTAGCCATGGAGAACGGTATCACCGTTTCTCGCATGAGAGTTACCGTGAGCAACAGCTACCAAGAGGAGAGCTACGTGAGGGACAAAAAAGAGTCTCTGCAGGTGCGCAGAGAAAAAGTTCTCGACCGCTTGAGAGTGGTCGAGGCCAACGAGAGTAATACAGGCGCTGAATCTGCGTTGGGTTCGCGCTACCGTCATCAACTCAGTGAGATTGAGAAAGCAATTTCACGTGCCGAGGAAAGGGACGAAATGTCCGACATCGATAAGACCGAAACCGAGATCGAGAAGACCGAGGTCAGCAAGGCCATCGAACCCCACGAGGAGCAGGAGAAGGCGATCGAGCGCAGCCTCGCGCGTGTCTCCGCCAGCGACGACGACAAGGGCAAGGCCAAGGAGGCCGAGAAGCCCGCGGACCGCAAGCGTGACCATCGCCCGCGCAATCGTCGTCACGAGATCACGGATGAAGATGCGTTCAACTTCATCTTCTACGGCTCGCTGACTCCTCCGAGTACCGAGTACCTCCTCGCCGACGAGGTCCTCGATCGTCACGGCGGCTTCCTCGACATCGGCGCCATCAAGCGTCTCATGAAGGCCGGCCGGTGCACCATCTGGCTCAACCCGGATGAAAACCCCGTCGAGCAGCTCGGCGGCGAAAAGGTAAAACCCACCTACAACGGGTTCCTGGTCAAGAACGACCACGGGAAGTGGGTCGACCCCGAGTGCCGCGTGAACGGCGTGGTGGTGCGGATGGCCGCGATCGAGATCGCCTTCAAATACCGGTACTACGATCGTACCGATACCTACATGATGCAGGTGGACTTCCGCATCCACCGCGCTGCACTCGACGTCGTCGAGTGAAGAAAGAGGGGCCGGCTGTACGGCCGGCCCCTCTTTCTTCTTTAGTTTGGCGGGCGTAATCCCGTCACGGGGTAGTTGTACCCTACAAAAAGGAGGTCGTGTATGACCATGATAAGAGTGGACGCGACGGATCTCGCGAAAGATCTCGTGAAGGCGGCGTATTCGCATCGCGGGATCATCAGCGAAGGACGTCTCGTCCAGTTTCGGCTTCTCATCGGGAAAACCGACGTCTCGTTGTCGTCGGTTCTCGAAGAGATAGCCCTCATACCGGGGAACTGGATAGAGGGGAAAGTAACCCCCGAAGTCGAAGGCAAAGAGAAGTCGGCGCATATGGTCATCAAGATCGTTGCGAACATGATCGGAGCCTACATATCGACGTCGTTCAAGTTCCTGGGAGAAAAGCTGGAAGCACACAAAAACAATTCAGAAGAAGTCTTCGAAGAGTTCAAGTCGATGAGAAGTCGGCTCCTTCGTGCGTCGAAGCTGATCCAGCCCCTGGTATTTCTCGATAAGAAGTGGGAGATGGTGGAGCCCCACCATGTCGAAGCAATCGCGGAGAACATCGAAGACGCTCACAAAAGGCTCGGCTCCACCGGTCTTACGATGTTCTTGGGTCCGGGGACACTGGACGCAGTCCGCACATGGTACTCCGAACTCGAACTCGAGGAGGAGTAGTAGGAGGCACTTTTAGTGGATGACGAACCTCAACCGGAAGGTGTCGAGGTTGAGGTACCCGAGAAGCAGGATGGTCAGCGGTCCCTGAACAGGCACGGCCTGTTCAAACCGTTGACCATCCACTTCAACGGTATTTCTGCGGACACCCCTTTACCACGCATACGAGAGCGACTCATATGGTTGAAGGTGTTAATCGAAAATGCCGCGAGGCCTGATAACAATGCCGTTTATTCGTTGAAGTTGAAGAGAACGGCAACGATTGATTTCGCTATAAATGCGGTAGAGAGAAAAGCAAAACGTATACATACGCCCCGCAAGACGGCTGAAGGTTACACGTTGATGAGCAGGTCGGAAGCGTACTATAAGACAGTTGGTTCGGCGATTATGTATCTCGACGCGATGATCAGGTATAACGATTTCGCGCAGCTGTTAGAAATGATTGATACGCTTCGTCACAATGATCCGTCGGTCCTCGACGAGCTTCCTGAACGTCATTACTCAAAGTACTTTCGGTTCAATAGACCGATATACGGCACCAAATATAAAGAGCTGCACCATAAGTTGTTAAAAGAGAAGGAGTCGTACGAGCGCCGAGCAGCGATATTGGAGGTAATTGGAATTGAGAAGAATGCAAAACGCGACACTATCAGAGAGGCCCTCCAGGACATCTTGCCTGAAGGGTTGTCAATCGTTTCGAATGAACCTACGTGAGCCCCCTCTTCGTTTCGTGAATCATTACCCTTGACCCAACAGCGTCGAGGAGTATTGATCTCGGGACGAGAGGAGGCACCAACGGCCTATACGGTCGCGATGCCATCTATCTTATTTTTTAGCTATCAGTCGGGACCGTCGTGAAAACAGTTACAACGCGTATATTAGCCGAAGCGGTGATACTCGATAAGAGCCTCTATCGAGAGATGGGAAGCCCGTCGAAATTGACGCTGATATATAGCGATGCCGATTTACTGTTGTTTCCCGGATCAACGAAGCAGGTGTACAAGAAGAATAGGTCGATATTAATACCTCTGCTCGACGAGATAAGAGTCGATGGTGACATCAAGAAAGGCGAATTCGACACTACCGTAGAGTACGCTTGTGGATACCCTATATATAGGGTCAGAGACTGTTTAACAAAAAGATTTCCTTTTGTTTGCTAGAAAGGAGCAAACGTGCTAGAATTAGGAGATATCACACTCGCTGTTGATGATAGTAAGCACGCTCTCATTATCCTCACCGAGAACTTCGATCATGTACCAGAATGGGCACGAACTTCTAAAGAGAACGACAAGGTATCCCTAAATATCAAGGGTGGCCTTGTCGAGTTGGAAGTCCCATACACAACTCTAAGGCTCGATAGCGATCAGGAAGAGAGTGCGTCAGAGGTGACAGCGCCTCCTCCACCTAATGAGTCGCGCGAAACAGATAAGCCTAAAAAGAAGAGTAAAAGAAGCGCATATAAGACGCGTTTAAGGGCGACGGCATGGCTCCCCTATTTGAAGGGGGTACTCGCTAAGCACGGGTTTACTTACGCGGAAAAGCACGACCACGGCGGAGGCGGTAACCCTAAAATCTGGGAATTCGTCACCGATGGGAAGCGTAAAAATCTTCGGTGTACGGCGTTTACCGAAAGTCCGAAACGGAAATCAGAGCCTGCGAGGGCTACGCTTAACATCGAGCCTTTCCGTAAGTATAGTGACCTTGTGGACTATTACGCGTTTACATACATGTCGAAAGAAAAGGTGTATCTCGTCTCGAAGAGTTACATCAATGTAGTAGTCGACGAGCACGTGAAGTCAGTCACCGATAAGCGAGGCGAAGCTCCGGTTACCTACACCGTCACTCCGCGGCATCTCGACGATATTTGGCTTCGCGAGAGGCGGAAGCCAGCTCATAAGCGCATACTCGAGGTCCTGACGTAGTCATATCGACTCGACGAATACCTCAGCGAGCTTCGGCCATCTATTGAGCATGTGATAGATGGCCATCACCCCGAAATTAATGGCGTGTACCACGTCGTCGGTTCTTCTACTCATCCGTTTAACGAGTCTCTTCGGAGATCCGCGCGGATTATCGATGGACTCTTCGTAGATGTTAAGGAAGTCACGAAGATGGTCATCGAGGTACTCATCGTTCTTCGGCAGGAGCACCTGTCCTGACTTGATAAGTTCACAGAGTAGGAGGACCGAGCGTGGTTTGTCGAGTGTAAAGCTCGAACGAGCGCCGATTAGTTTCGCCGGCTTGTTGTAAAAGACGAGCGGTTTAGTAGTAGCGGTAACGCTATAAGTAAAAGGAATTACTCTTTCAGCCGGCCACCCAGCGGCGTTGAGCATCTGCTCCTGAACGTTTCCTTGTCCGCCGTAATCGATAGCTACATATTCGGAATGACTCATACGTGCGACGTTTGCGACGAGTTCCGCTTCGTGTGCATGATCTGTCTCATACGGGATCTTATGAAGCCATTTCACTTCTATCACACCCGACGTGAGCACGCCCATCAAGGCGACTGCGGTATTAGATACGAAGTCTTCCGTATCGGTGGTTTTCTCTTTACCACGTCCGCCCCAGTCAACTCCCACCAGCTGCATGATGTACTGACCGTGAGGCATGTTCTCAGGGTGACACGGTTCGACCTTACATGCTTCGCGAATCTGTTCGGCGGTAATAACTTTCGCACCGACGTCGTACGACTCTCCGAGAATCTCGTTATGAAAGACATATGCGGGCTTGTTCTTCTGAACTTCGAGTATTTCCTGCCACGAATTCGGAGATTCGTAGTGCATAGGAAGGGTCGGTTGTGAGACGTGATATCCTGCGAATTTAGCCCGGCGCTCGGGAAAATCGTGAACGAAAAATCCGAGCTTACTATTCAGCGGCTTACCGCACTTAGAGCATACGAGCGTCTTGGACCCTAACATCTGAAGCAAGTCACCATCGACCGCCGATCGGTTTACACGTTTGCATCCGATTTCCTGACACGGTATATGCCATATCCCTTGAGAAGAGTCCTCCCAGTACAGCTGTATCGGATTATCAAATGTTTTCGGCGTACCCGTCATTCGCATGATTTTAAACGGAGACGCACCCATACAGGCTTCGATGATAGGTATGTCCTCGATAGCGAAATCCTGGGTTTCATCGAGATCTACTTCGTCTGCAGGAACTCCTCGAATGCGGTTCGGATCCCCGTGTGAGTACATGTAGTAAAGATTCGATTCGTTACCAATGCTTCTCTGTAGTACAGTATCGATGCTTTTATCTCCGATTATGAACCGCTTCGCAGGAGACGTCGAGAGGAACGGTTTCACGTAGTTCTGACTGAATTTACGTACCTGCTCGAAGAGAGGCATGACTGTGAGAATGTTGTAGAACGGTTGCGCAGATGCTCTCAGTATCTGAGACGCCGCCATATTTGTACTTTTCGACGTCTGGCGCCCGGTACGGAAAATCATACGTCTGGGCATATTTTTCAGGCGAAACATCGGTTCGAAGAGAAAATGAGACCACTCGAGAGAGTACGGTTTTCCTCTTAAACTAAATAACAGCGGGAGCATCTTTGAAAGTGGGCGATCATCGCAGTGGTCGTATTTTTCGAGATACGACTCGACCTGATCCGCGACCTGTAAGGGACTCCCCGTCATTATGCCGCAACTTTTATTGCACAATTGCGAAAATGCAAGGAGCTTTTCGATGACCAAGCCATTACCCCTTGATGTAACGAAACTTAGGGATTTCGTGATAGAATCAAATACGGTCGAAGGCATCGTCAGAGACGAGAAAACACTTAAGGAGGAGGTAGAAGCTCACGAGCGACTGCTTCGGTGCAAAAAGGTCGAGGTTCGAGACGTCGTAAGACTCGTGAACACAGTGCAGCCGAACGCTCAGTTCAGGGATCATCAAGATATCCCGGGAGTCTGCGTGATAGCGAGGGTGCAGCGTCGGCATCATACCGAGACAGTCGTTATGTCCGAACCTCCAGAGAGTGGACCGCTCATCAGGGCCCGTCTACAAGACGTGCTCGATAAAGTCGAGAGGATGGAGAACGTTTATACGAATCATCTTCTTTATGAAGAGCTTCACCCTTTTACCGACGGGAACGGTCGTTCAGGACGGGCGGTATGGCTATGGCAGATGTTGCGTACTGATATACCGTGGGGTTATCGATTCGAGCTACCGTTCCTGCAGAAGTGGTACTATGACTCGTTCTCTATGCTCGCTCAGGAGCCTCGTATCTGAGACGAGATGGATCATCGAGGTAGGCATATATGAGGCAGATAGACACCCGAGTATAGGAGTATATATGAGAAAGTAATCGCGAGCTACTAATGCACGAGAAGTAATAGCGAGCTACTAACGTACGAGAAAGAAGAGGATACTAGAGTGAAGTATACGAGAGTGAAACATGCGAGAAACAAGAGTGCCGCGACCTCCGGTGAGAAATTCATTTGGAGTGTATTCGCGTGGTCAGCGTTAGGCGCTATCGTTCTAATAGCCTTTGATTACATATGGCCCTACGCAGTCGCAGCCGCGTTCTGGTGGTCAGTTTTATGGAGCCTTTGCTGGGTTCTGAATACTCTATTCGACAAAGTTGAGTGGCTGGATGACTGGCTTGTAGGAGGGCCCGGACTGAGAGAAGTAAAAAGGGAGGTCGCTAAATACCATAAAGAACAAGTATTAAAAAAAGAAAGTTGATAGCGCCGAGTGATTGTTCGGGCGGGACAAGCCCCCGCCCTCTTTTTAAATCGAGTCGAGCTACCGTTCCTGCAGAAGTGGTACTATGACCCGTTCACTATGCTCGCTCAGGAGCTCCGTATCTGAGATAAAAAAAACTAGTGAATCAGAAAATAGATGATATAGGGTATAATAAAACGAAGGTAGGCGTATTTCTGTAATAAAGGGGGGACGTCATGATAGATGCGATGGTAGCATATTACGGTAGGCAATTTCGAGTACGTAATAAGAACGTGTATAGATACCTTTCAGGAATGCAAAAGGATTATAACGAGAGAGCTCGAACGAGGTGTAGAGGGTTCGAATACATGCGTTTACGGAATAGAGGGTCAAATTACTGTGGGAACCCATTTTGCCCGACGTGTTGGCACCGTAAACAAGAACATCTTATTAGCTTCATCATGGATGCTCGATCAGATTTATTATTTTTGAGAGTAACTGACGAGGTCCACTGGGAAGATACACTTAACAAAAGATATCTCGATAAACTAAAAAGTAGAAAATATAGACTCATAGCTCAATGTATTTCTTTTGATAACCTTATAGGCGTGATCGATGATATCGGGTATAAAATAGCAGGCATATATAGCGCGAGTAGAGAGGTTCACGATGAGGATACACCAGGAGTGTCTTATGTACACGAGCAGGCGAATGATCCTTTGTCGGAGGTGATAGGAGCGGTAGAAAAGCTCGAATACGAAGGAAGCGATAAAGAGAGTCTTATACATGATTGGCAAGATACTATGAAGCACCCGTATAAGTTTCGTAGGCACTCGAGGTTTAACGAGTATATTCGTAGGTTTGAAACGTTTCGTATTGAACGAAGTTGGGCGAAACGCGGAATTGTACCCCGAGGAGGACGTTGATGGCTAATCCGGCATTTATAGCTCTCGGAGATCTTCATCTTGATTTCTATATTTGGCGTAAATTCAAGCAAGTAAAAGGCGATTCGTTTCTAGGATTCACCTCTTTGATAAATAGAGGTATAGCTCTCGGCGTTCCGGTCGTACTCGTAGGCGACATATTCGATACAGTCGAGCCAGACCCAGCTATTATACGATTTTTTCGAAGAGAGATGGATAGATGCAGGGATAACGACGTTGAAGTATACGCGATTCAAGGGAATCACGATCGACGCCCGATACCCTGGTACTCCGCAGTCCACGACTGGCCTATTCATATCGGAGACGGTGAGGAAGTAGATATAAACGGTATCGGATGCGTTGCTTTCGACAATATGACGCGCGATAAAATAGAAGACGCTATAATGAGCCTGAGAGACTGCGTGCCGAAGCCAGACGTCCTGTTTCTTCATCAAGCGGTGCGTCAGATGCTGTCATTCGAAGGGGCGTGGAATTGCGATCTCGATTGGATACCGGAAGGCATCCCGGCCACTATAATGGGTGATATACATAAAGAATGGGAACATAAAATACGCGAAGGACAGAAGGCGTATTATACCGGCTCGAGCCATCCGAGAGAAGCGCCGGAGATAGGTTCGAAATCATGTATCGTCGTAAATGACGATCTTTCGGTTGAGAGACTTCCAATTGATTATAGGCCTATGACGAAACTCTATGTGAGATCTGATAAAGAACTAGAGGATCTGCGATCATGGGTCAACGAGGCTGTCGAGTCGAATCCGAAACTTCCTCCGTTCGCCTGGGTTGTGGCGTCTCCGGAGAAAGAGAGCGATATACTGGAGTTCAGAGAATCCTTCGAGGACGGCTCAGTTATAATCATAACCGAACCTTTCACATTTAAAGATGATATAGAAGATCCAATAGTTGATGATGAGGAATGTTTAAGTATAGAAGCGCTACTTTCAAGATTCTTCGATCCAGATGAAGAACCAAAGAGTTATTCGTTTGCGGCTGACCTGCTCGGTCAGTCGAAGAGCGTTCTCGACGTAATAGGAGAACGCAGGGACCAATTCTATCAGGAGACCGAAGGTTCATGACGGACACCGCCGAACTGGTATACGTGATAAGAGATTCGCTGAAGAGCGATCTGCTGAGAGAGCTGGAAATAGAGGTTGAAGAGGACTCGTTGACTTTTCCGGCTACCGACGATGAAGAAGAGTTCACTATCGAATGCTGGCGTTTCCCGAAAGAAGAGGTGAGTAAGTTAATTGATTATGGGTACAACTGTACCTCGCTCGCTACTCCTACTAACGAAGACCTTGGGGAAGAGATTCCGGAGGGGCGAAAGATCGAATTCTTGGCTCTGATGAATCCGGACAATTCCCCCGCACATCACGATGTAGATCCTCGTGAAAGATTCACGGTCGATATCAATAGCTGGAACAGCCCAGCGCCCGAAAAATTCAAGAGTCGAATCAAGGAGATATTCGAGGAGAGGCTGATGCCGGTAGTTCGAAAGAACATCGGCATTACGGTCCCTCACGCCGTAAAGGCGTCCACGGTTACTGAGGGAAACACTTTCATCGTCCATGTATGGTCCTCTCCGGTCAGTGCGCCAGACCATGGATATGTTGTTCCTCCGCAGATGTGGGGAATACCAGTTCCTTGCGTCGATGGTAGTTCCCTTGGGATATGGGCGGACGGTAATCCAGTTATAACAGAGGAAGGTGATGAAGTCGCTGCTTTCGATGAATATAATCTCTACATCTATTTCGACGCTGTTGAGACCGGCAGTGAAAGTGAGGTTGCTATTCTCGAAAAGATCGCAGAAAGTGTCGCAACGCAACTTCGTGATGGCCTCGAATACGATCTCGATAAAGTAAAGACTAGTTATATAAAGCAGTGTGGTAAGCGTGTAGAGATGCAGAAGAAAAATCTTAAGAAGCAGATGACGGATCTCGAAACTAGAGCTACAGAGTTGCAGCAGGAGATGGTGCGTACTCTGCGAGAACATAAGGAAGCTCGAGTACGGGTGGAAACGTTCGATAAGCATTCAGATGACATTAACAAGATGCTTTCGGAAGAGTTCGACGCGCTTACCGAGATGCCGAAAATCGAGAGGGTGGAGTACCGTGGTAACAGTCTCGCTGTTCATACGAAAACTCTTTTCTGTACCGACCCGAGGACCGATAAGGTACACGAAATCGGGGCTTTCAAGCTGGTTATCGATGAGCTGAGAGGCGATGTATACTTCTATAACAAAACGAGAAAGATAAATGCGTATAAAGCTCAAATGAACGGTCCCCACCTCTTCCCCGACGGGAGAGCGTGTCTCGGGAACATGACGAAGGTGTTTCCGCAGCTCATTTCGAGTTATGAGTGGAGCGCGGCTATCAACATGGCGTTGAGTTTTATCGAGCACGTAAATGTGGACGATACCGCCGGCGCCCATATCGACATGTGGCCGATAGCTACTGACCCGAGTAAGGAACGTAGAGAAGCTGTGGAAGAGGTTGCTGAAGCCGCAGAGGTTGTAACAGAAGGGCATGATGTCCCGGTTACAGAAAACACCGTACCCGCTGCTGCGACGGAAGACGCAGCAGATACCGTAGAAAGAGAGGGATAAGATAGATGTTTCTCCCCCATAGTTTCAAAACAGAAGTAGGGGGCGTTCCCGAGATAATCATCTCTCAGCAGGCGTACTACGACATGTGGACCATCGTCGACAAAGTTACGACCGAAGTGGGGTGGATGGGAACAGCTCACCGTAGAGACGACGGCAATCTTTTCATCGAAGAAATTCTCTTGCTGAAGCAGCAGTGCCACTCGACCACTACCGAGATGTCCCCTGAGGGGTACGCAGATGCTGTTACGCGTCTTGCGATGGAGGACGCCGAGAAAGGAATCAATCCGGAGTCGCCAGACTACAGGGCCAACAAACTTTTCTTCTGGGGCCATTCTCACGTAAACATGGATACGTCTCCTTCGTCGCAAGACGATGCCCAGATCGAAATATTCAGAGGCGATGGATGTCCGTGGTTTATCCGCGGCATCTTCAACAAGAAGAAGAGAGCAGAGTTCACTGTATTTTTCTTCGACGCGAATCTGGCGGTCATAGACTGCCCGTGGTCGATAGAGGCTACCGTCGACGATGGTAGAAGAGAATTCTGGGAGAAGGAAATCAGTGATAAGGTCAGTACTTTCTCGTCGAGCTCGTATTACGGAAGTAACAAGCACAAAGGCAGCAGCTATACCCCTCGTAGGACGGGTGGTCAGTTCAGTGATCGGTGGAGTAAGTAATGAGCGATACCGTGGATACTCTTCGGCATATCAAGGTATTCGACGCCGAGGAGTTCGCGAGCAAGCGGGTCGACGTGATAGGGGCCGGAGCTACCGGCTCCCGAATCGCGCTCGCGTTGGCGAAGCTCGGGATCACGAATCTTCACGTGTGGGATTTCGATAAGATAGAGTCTCATAATATAGCTAATCAGGCTTACGGACTTAAAGATGTCGGTAAGCCGAAAGTACGTGCGTTGGAAGAGCTTATTCACGAGCAGACGGGGATTAGTATCGCTCCTCACGAAGAGGCTGCTACGAAAGAGTCCGATCTGGGAGCATATGTGTTCCTTCTCACGGATACCATGGCTTCGAGAAAAGAGATTTGGAAAGGTGCTTTGAAGTACAAAGCCCACGTAGAACTCGTCGTAGAAACGAGGATGGGAATCAGCGAAGGAAGAGTCTATTCCGTAGTTCCGTCAGAACCGGCGGAAGTTTCATTTTACGAAAAGACGTTCTGCGACGATGACGAAGCAGAGGAGAGCATGTGCGGTGCTCGGACCGTAGTCGGCTCCACCGCTGAGTTGGTGAGCGGCTACGCTGTGTGGGCTTTTCTCAGGTACTATAAGTATAATCTCGAACGAAAAGAAGAGCGACCAGAGGTAGAAATGCTGTTTTTTGCCAGCCCGGCAATGACTATGACGAACTCGCCGAAACCGGTGCTCGTCTAACCAACTTCAAAAGGGAAGAACAAACTATGATCGACATTTCCATCGGAGCGCCTCCCCGCTCTCCCATGCGCACCGTCACCGTCCCCGACGATGCTTCCGTCGCGGATGCCATCGAAGCGGCTGGGCTCAACGGCCCGGAGTATCGGAACTTCGAGATCCGGGCGGGCGGCAACCACATCGATCACCCCGAGCGCGAACGCGCCACTCCGGGGATGACGGTGATCCTGGCCCCTCAGGTGAAGGGGAACGAGTTCGAAATTCGCATCAAGACACGATAGATGGCCAGAAATACCGGGGAGGAATCGTTCTCCCCGGCGTCATCTATGAGGAAGTGAGATAGCATGATTACGAGAGTAAAAATTAAGAACTTCGGCGTTCATAAGTATATGGATATCGAGTTAGAAAAAGGTATAAACGGGATCATTGGTACGAATGGTTCCGGTAAATCAACGATACTCGAAGCTATTAGATTCGGATTTACTGGTCAGGTATCTATGTCGGGGAATAAAGACGATAATGTTTCATGGGGCGAAGATCGCGGTAGTGTAGAGATTTGGTTCACGTACGGTGACACTGATTATCAGCTGAAACGTACTCTTGGAGCTGGTTCTTCTCAGCGTCTGATCACCCCGGAAGACACTTATCGTCGAAAGACTGAAATCGAGCAGTATTTGAGAGAGCTTCTCGGCGCGAGTGCTGACGCGCTTTTGAACAATATTTTTCCTCCACAAGGAGATATAGATAAGATACTTTTCGATACGCGTACCCAACGTTTGAAAGAGATGCAGCAAACCGTAGGGCTCCAAAGAGCTGCGGAAGCTGAAAAAGCCCTCGGTAACGAGATTAACAGTTATATATTAACGATAGGTCTTGACGCACAGATAGAGGCAATCGAAGAAGAATTTGAAAAAGTAGACGAAGAGCTGAAAGATGCCACTCGACATAAAAGTTCAGTAGATGACGAGATAGATTGTCTCGAAACCTATAGAGATAAGCTCAACGAGTTCATGATTTCGCAAGAAAATAGGGTCATATTGGATGATACCAAAAAGGAAATAGACGGCCTCGAACGAGAGCTCTACAAATCTAATCATGAGCGTCTTGAAATATCCAGTCATATAGAGGCAATGGCGTATCTTCGTGACTCGAAGAAACCGCTCGTAGAGGATGCTCAGGAGAAACTTCTCGACATCAGGTCGAGAGAGAAACAGATCAAAACGGTCGAATCTTTGAAAGAGAAACTCGTAAAGATAGATAAAGCGATAGTGGATCTCACAGAGTCGCGAGATGACCTTCTCGATATTATAGAGTCTAAGGAAGATCTCTTACGAAAGAAGCGTTCCAAGCTCGATCAATTAGTAGACATCGAGAAGGAAAAGATCCCATACCCGGAGACAGAAGAGGAAAAAGAATATAAAGAAGAATATCAGAACATCGCAGCTGAGCTCGATGATCTGACGAAAAAGGAGCTGTTTTCGGAAGAGCTGGACGATCTTCAGAAGAAGTTAGAGGGTAGGAATCTCATGCTCGAGTCTATCGACGAGGGTAGCTGCTACGCATGCGGAGCTCCTGTAGACGACGTTAAGAGGGCCTTTGTTGAGAATGAAATAGAGGAGCTAGAAGGGTCGATTTCGGAGGTTTCAAAGGCTCTTCGCGCAGAACGCGATGAGAAGGTACGCGAGTTGACCGAGTATCTCTCTGGTCTCGAAAAGAAAATAGAGTATTACATTAAGACGGCCCGCGAGGTAATATCCTCGAGAAGAAAGAAAATCGAAAAAGAAGTAGAGGAGCTCGAGAATGACTTGAAGATGCTCAGGTCCGAGAAAGAAACGCTCGGCGAGCTTCGTGCAAAGAAAACAGCAGTAGAAGAGCAGATATCCAATAACGAAGTAGTAGAGTCTCATGACGTGGATATCGACGAGCTTAAGAGCACGGTCGATAAATACGATAAGGTTCTTACGAAATTGAGTGATCTCGAGAGCGAACTTAAGTTAAAGGAACAGAAAATAGAGAATATAGAATCCTCGTTACAGCGAGCTAATGAAAGGAAAGAAAAGATAGAAAGTAATACCGTCAGTTTTAGTGATGAGGAAATAGCTGAGGCGAAGGAGAAAGTGGACGTTCTTGCTGAGAGACTAAATTTTCGTAAGAGCCTCATAGAGGCCCTCACTGGACTGGAAGTGAAATATAAGGAATACTCTTCTTCGCTTAAGAGCCTTCATGAGAAATATGAGAGGGAAAAGAAAGATCAAGAATGGGTGAAATTCTGTAAAAAAGTAAGAGACGTGTTTCATGTAAGTGCACTTCCGTCCCTCGCCATGAGAGAATACGCGACGGTACTGAACAAGCGTGTCGACTACTATCTGTCTACGTGGGAGGCTCATTTTACTATGGAGCTCGACGAAGAGCTGTCATTTATAGCTAAATTCGACGATAGAATACATCCGGCGAAGAGGTTGTCGGGTGGACAAAGGATAATTGCGAGTACAAGTTTTAGACTCGCGATGGGTGATACGTTCGCCAAACGCGTCGGATTGCTAGTTTTAGATGAGCCATCAGTCTATCTAGACAAAGATAACATCATACATCTACAGAGACTTTTACTGAAGTTGAAGGAGCTGGCCGGCGCGACCGGTAAACAGATCCTCTTGGTTACACACGAAGAGACATTAAGTGGTTTCTTCGATAACATCATCAGACTGTAAAAAAGGGTCACATAATGCCCAGAATCACTTTCATCAACGACGACGGCGCCGGATTCGGATCCCCGCGCGAGGTCCCCTACGGCACCACCATGGCCGGTCTCTTCCGCGAGATCTGGCCGACGGGTAATCCGGAGCACTTCCGGTTTACTCTCAACGGTCGCTCCGCTACCGGTGACGATCGTCTCTCGGATGGCGATCGTGTCGCCATGATCGCCGCTACCGACGAGGCGCGTTACCCGGGTTACGGCCAGCGCCTCGGCGGTACCGTCGGTGGTTATGGTGCGGTCGACCGCGATGGTGGCGACCGCGTCGCTTTCATCGCTCCGCACGGCACCGGTTTCGCCGATTGGTACTACATCCGTCCTGGTACCACTCTCGAGCAGTTCGTTTATGAGCGTCTCGGTCGTCATTTCGACGTTCGCAATCACGTCATCAGCGTCGATGGCGTTCAGGGTCCCCCGGCCTCGCAGGTTCTCCGGGCGAACAACCATATCTCGGTCACTCCGCGCAACATCAAGGCTGCGTCGGATGTCGAGATCACCCTCATCAAGGGTTCCGGTGCCGGTTATGCGGCTCGTCGGCGTATCCCCCAGGGGACCACGCTCGGCGAGCTGTTTCACCGGGAGACCGAGGGTGACGATCCGGAGCGGACTCACATCATCAAGCTCAACGGTGAGACCGCCACCCGCGATCGGGTTCTCGAGAACGGCGACTCGGTGACGATCTCTCCGAAGAACGTCAAAGGCGCCTGAGCAGTTAGAGGGGAGGCAGCATTCGTCTGCCTCCCCTCGTTTTTGTTTACCCCATCTCACCACGATCGAGAGATCGAGAGATCGAAAACCATAAGGAGCGTTATGGCCTCAATCGAGGATACTCTGCAAGGAACGTTCGTTCCTACTCCTCATCAGATCCAGAAGTACAAGTTCGTAGGTGATGATCTCTCCATATACCCGTGCGAAGGGCTCGAAGAGCGTAGGTTCCTAAGGCTTTTGATGCTCGCTGCAAGATTCTATAGTATTCTCTGTGAGAACGAAGGTAAGACGGCTCTCAATAGAAACAGGCAGTTGATACAGTCAGAGATTGAAGGATTCTCGCGATCGATCAATAATCTCCGAAGATCAGTTGGAGAGTTAAATCAAAAGAGTTCCGTGAAATTCATGAAGGAAGTTCAGAAGACTTCTGGATACGTGGAAGCTATGGAAAAGACGATAGGAGAAATAGTAGACCGTGGAGTAGAGAAGTCGTCTCTTTTCGATTTTATGACGATCTATAAAGACTTCTACCATATGAGTGTCGGTGACGTTTACGAAGGGGTTTACCCCATTTTCTACGAAGATATCAAAAAAGACAAAAAGTTGGCAGTTATAGGTAAACCAGAGGCGGAAGTTTTTAATGACAAGATCGTAATACTTACAAAGCCGGCATCTATTAAGCACAATAAGAGAATTATTGACTTCGGAAACTATTTTATCACGTACTCTTTCCAGGTGTTGAACGATGCTTTACGGTCTGGAAACTCGGCTGCAATTCATAGCGGTTTGCGCCTCTCATCGCCGTCTCCACGTTACCCAAAAGACGATGACGGGGATAATATACACCCTCACATATCCGGTAACGGTATGTGCACAGGAGAGGCAGGTTACCGTATCTTGAGCTTTCTCCAGCAGGGCGTACTTTCAGGGGTTTTCCAACTCGTAAACAGCATCCTGAATACACTCGGATCAGGTCCCTACAGAGCGATCAGCGCCTGGGATCCTCGCCCGTCGTGTGCGGGGTGTGGCGAGATTATCGGTGAAGATGACGAAAGGGTCAATTGTTCTTCGAATGGTGCAGCGCTTCACAAGTCGTGCGCATATGAAGACGAGGATGGGAACTTTCACGAACATCGCTTCGTCAAGACTTGTACCTTCTGTTTCAACGAGGGTGTTTTCGATGACAGGACTACGCGTGGAGGCAATGTCGGATGTCCTCTGTGCATTGAGGAGCTTTCGCGAGTCGAAAATCTCGTCAACGAAGGAAAGTTCCCTTGCCCGAACTGTAATCACGTTCATGAAGGCGAAGACGCGTTCGATCATAAGATAGAGCTCGGAGAGAAGGACTACGCGTGTACCAGATGTGTGAGCTGGGTCAGAGAGCCCAACGAGGACGGCGTCGGCACCTGTGAAGTAGAAGGAATAGGTCGCGTCACTACAAGTCGCATGATAACCCAGAGGAGTCGCCGCTCTTTTCCGCGTATTCCGAATATCGTCGTCTGCAGCTGCGGATCGAGAGTAGCCGAAGAAAATATCAGAAGAGACGATTTCGCAATGTCCAACTGTTGCCAGGTATGCGACCCCGATAATCTCGGAATGTCTCAGTCGTTCCTTGCGCAGGTGCCTATCATGGAAGCGTGGCTGTGGAACTTTTACGGAACGCATATAGGTGAGATGACGACGCAGTATTGCCGCCTCTATAGTTTCGTCGGCGAAGACGTTTCTGCCGAACGGGCTGCGAGCGTGGTCAAGAGATTGCGATGCTGGGAGATTAACCTGAGTAGAACCATGTGCTACGTCGATCGCCATACCTCTCTGAGAGAGAAGGCCATATTCTGGGAAACCGTTTTAGCCGATACCGGCTTCATCATCCTGACCGCAGACGAGGAAAGCATCCGTATCCATGACGAAATCCAAAGATTCCGAACAGAAGACGCGACGCGCGCCGGTAACGCGCCGGAAGGCGTCCTCGAAAGAGAAAGAGAAAGGATCCAGGAAACCCTCCGGCGGCTCAGAGACTTCTTCTCCGGAAGAAGAGCCGCAAGAGATGAAGAAGGAAGAGAAGAAGAAGGAAGAGAAGAAGACGGAAGAGAAAGAACCGACGAAGATCGAGAAGAAATCCGAGCAGGCGAAGCAGGAGTCGTCGAGGCCGTCGATACCGGTGACGGCGCCTGAAGAGAAGAGAAAAGAGGCAGAGGATCTTCCAGCCTCTCCCGTGAGGCCTATACTCGAGTATTCCGAGGGAGTCGACGCCCTGTATTTCACGCCGTATGCTTGGGCGAAGCTCCAGTTCATGTGTCACTCCGTCGATACCGAAATCGGCGGAATGGCACTTACGGCAGCAGACAATCCGTTTCTCATCGAGGATATAGGTATCGTCAAGCAGAAGGCGAGTGCAGCTTTCGTTGATTTCGATGACGAGGCGTTGAACGATTTCATGACCGAGCAGTTCGTAAAGCACGATCGTCAGCCGATCAACTGCATGAGGATCTGGATACATACGCATCCGCATGGATGCACGAAGCCTTCGGGACAGGACGAAAATACGTTCAGAGACGCTTTCGGAAGCGCAGACTGGGCAGTGATGTTCATTCTTGCGAAATCAGGAGAGGTCTACGCGCGTATGCGGGCTGATACTGCGCACGGCGTTTCGATCAACAAGCATCTCGACGTAGATATAGACTGGTCCAAACCTTTCGAGGGTTCGGACCACGACAGCTGGCTCGAAGAGATCCGTGAGAAGGTCACTATCAGAACGTATTCGACTCCAGCAAAAGTAACGAGGTTCCCTGGTACGAGAAGCCGCGGCGTAAACGCGCTGATAAGCGATAAGAGATCGAGCTCGAACTCCACGAAGTCTTACATCGATGATGATTATATTTTAGATAATGAGTGGTACGGCGGTGGATACGGTTACGGAGACGGTTACGGCGGTCAGAGAAGGTATTCCCGCGATAGTACGACGCACGGGAGGAAGGTGGAGATTCGCCTGTATCCTGAACACGTCTGCTACGATATGCCGAACCAGCTTTATATCAATCTGCTGAAGATGCCCCGTAAGAATTCGTTCTTCATTCATTCGGATAAGAAGGTTCTCGAGAAACTCGGGGCGGTGATGGTTCCGTACAAGAAGCACGAGGGCAAAGAGACCGCTAAGTTCCTCTGCTATATCAAGAGTCATGGCAAGAAGTATACAGTCGATTCGAGAGCACTCACTATGATGGTCGACCACCCCGTTCCCGTCCTCAAAGCTATTTTGGAAGAGCGTCACGAAGCCGAACAGAAGCTTCTGAAGATAGCGGATGGCAGGAACGAGAACATGTACGGTTTTACCGATATCTTCGGTAAACGGTGTCATGTAATCGTTCCTTGGTTCTGCCTGAACAGGAGGCTGATCTGGCTTTCGGAGGACGAGTATGTGACGATGGAAGAGATAAACGACGGTATTACTTCGCTTGAAGAGTCACTCGATAAAGAGGAAGATGATACGAAGGAGCTTACGACAGTGGGCAGCGAGGACGATAAGGGTGACGAACAGTTTTTGGATAAGGAAATCGAAGATTTGGAGACCGGGTTCTTCTTGGAAGAGAAGGAGCTGGCGGACGGTAAGCGTAAGATAAATCTCAGTTTCGATCACTTCTTCTCGGAAGCGTGGGATAACGTAATAGCGTACCTTAAGGCAGCGAACTATTTCGGAGCGAGTGAGAAGGACATCGAGACGAGACTCTTCAAGTACGAAATGGAAGCCAAAGCAGATGTAGAGAGAGAAGCTTACGAGGCGGTGAATAAGCTGGTGAGGTTGAAGGGTTACGACGTAGAAGCTCTCAAAGCCGTGATGATCAGTGACCAGAAGGAGGAAGAGGAATGAGCGAAGAGCAGACCACTGTAGAAGAGCGCTATAGCCGACAGGCATCTCTGATACCTCCCGATAAAATCGCTACTTTGACGGTATGCGTGATCGGTGTCGGCGCTATCGGGAGGCAAGCTGCACTTCAGCTTGCCGCCTCAGGTGTCGGACGTCTGAAACTGATAGATCACGACGATATCGAAAGGGTGAATCTCGGTCCTCAGGGCTATTACGAGTCGGACATCGGGAAGAAGAAAGTCGAAGCGACAGCTGACGTGGCGCGATCGAACAACCCGGAGATCAGCATCGAGGCGGTAGATCGACGTTACAATCCTGTAGACGGCGATTGTGATGCGGTCTTCATGTGCGTCGATAGCATCGAGACTCGAAGGTTCATCTATGAATCTTTGATGGATCGGAAGCCGTTCCTTGTCGACGGCAGGATGGCCGCTGAGACGCTGAGAATCGTGACCGCCTACGATGATTCGACTTACGAGGACTACGAAGAGACACTCTTTTCAGATGATGAAGCTTTCGAGGGAGAGTGTACTGCAAGAAGCACTATCTATTCGGCGAACATCGCCGCAGGACTGATGGTTGCGCAGTTCGCAAAGTGGGTTAGAGAGATGGAGATGATTATCAAGCCTGACTTCATTCTTAATCTTCTGAGTGGAGAGCTATTCGAAACGGAGTAAAATGGCGTATCTCGCGTATATCGGTAGAGCTTTGGCGCTATACCCAGCGAAACTGGGTGAGCTTTTCGAAGAGCACTGTACGGTAGAAAAAGTAGTTAGCGAAGAGGTATGGAAAACCAGTAGGTCGACCGGTCGACGGTATCGTAAAGTCGAGCGGATAGGCAAAAAGGTAGAGATGTACTGGTACGCCGAAGACGATGGAAAAGAAGTTTTCTGTGCCTATTCAGGGTACGGTGCTCATATCGAAAAGACGCTAAAGCAACGAAAGATTCCATACACCACCGAGAACCGTGTCGATCACGGTCTTCCGAAACCAAATCTTGAAGCGATCAGACATATAGAATGGCGGCCACGGCAAAAAGAAGTCGTGGCCGCCATTCTGGCTTACAACGGGGGTGCTATCGATTGCCCGACGGCGTTCGGTAAAACCTTTATAGTTAAGCAGATCGCAAAAGTTTATCCGGAGTCCCCTATTATCGTAACTGTTCCGTCCGTGGATATCGCAAATGACATCTACGATGGATTACGTTTCGATATACCGGGGGTGGGAATGGTCGGCGACGGAAAGAATAAACCAGATAGGGTTACAGTTGCGGTAAGCCAGTCGTTACACAAGTGCGATAGGCACGCGAGTTTGGTTCTTGTAGACGAGTGTCATGCGATTCTCACGACGAATTTCATAAAGAAGCTTCATAGATTCTATCGGGCAAAGTTCTTCGGATTTACCGCTTCTCCGGAAGGTAGAAGCGACAAGGCAGACAGGTTTTTAGAGGCTTTATTCGGGGAGGTATTAGTCCGTGTTTCCTATCAAGAGTGCGTAGAGAGCGGAAACGTTGCTCCTATTAAAGTACACGCTTACACCGTAGAAGACGGGCCTGACGTTTCAGCAATAGAGAATCATACGAAGGCAGATCGCCTCGGTATATGGACGAACCGTACAAGAAACGAATTCATTGCGCGTGTAGTAAGAAAAGTAGAAAAGGATGTTGGCGACAACGAACAGATTCTGATTATGGTCGATAAGACCGAGCACGCCTATGCTCTTGGGCAGTATCTCGACGACTACACCGTTGTTTCAGCCGAACCCGATCCGAGACGAGTTGCCCAAATGCGACGAAACGGGTCGATGTTACGGGCGCAAAAGATATGTACTAAGAAGTCGCGGGGATATTATAAACGTATGTTCGAGCTCGGGAGACTCAAAAAGGTTATCGCAACGAAGGTGTGGAAACAGGGAGTCGATTTTCAGGACCTTTCGGTTCTCGTACGCGCTGATGCCGTTTCAACTCCGATACAGTCTACACAGATCCCGGGAAGACTTAGTAGACTCGGACGAGAAAAAGAGAAAGATTACGGCATACTTATAGATTTCTTCGATAAGTTTAGTGGGAATTTGTACGCGCGTTCACTAAATAGATTCAAGGTGTATCGCAGCAAAGGGTGGAGTATCGAGAACAAGACATGTTAACTTTCGATGAGATTATAGATGAGGAGGGGAATCACCGAGTTCCTGATCCAGAGCTCGTAAAGCTTGCAAACGAGATATTAGATGCTTTCAAAGAGATAGCCCCAGAGATACCGATCCCCCGTAAAAGTAAGATGCAGTTCTATAAAGCTGCTGCGATATGTAAAGAACACGGAATGGCGCCGATCGACTTCGTACGGTCGCGAGTGCACGATATGAGAACTTCTGGTATGAAGTGGGCAACAGCGATCGCCTGTGATAGATTCGGTACGGTGGAGTCCGACCACAACATATTGTGTATCGAAGATATTAGGCACTATAAATCGCAGGTTGACCTTTTCCGCCGGCTCTCAAGTATCTACGGCTCTCAGCTCACAGTAGAGGATCGGTCGAACGCGTTTACTCCGCTTTTCCGTTGTATGCTCGCGTATACCTATGGGAACGAGGAGGTTTTTAAGCAGTACAAAGAGGCTGCGAAGGAAGAGTTGAAGATTGTTTCGGTGGCGAAAGAGATATTTAAGGAGTTAGCGAAGGTGCTTGATGACTAAATCTTTCACACGACTGCAGTACTGTATTATGCTGTATCATATTATGCAGTCCGAAACAGTCGCTGACATAGCTCTCGATAGACTCGAGCCTCGGCACATCGTTGAGATGTCGGGAAGGAAGTCTTTTGGACTCGTATTTAAAGTAATTGGAAGTTATAGAAAGAGATACGATAGTCTTCCAGATCTCGCAGTTATAGTCACGGAAATAAGGAGGTTTGTAAAAGAGCATTTGCATAACGATACTGAGGTAAGAGATAACATATTAAAAGATGTACGAGCATTTATAGAGATATCGAAGGTAGCTGACGAGCGCAGTGAAGAGATGGCGCGAGATATGATCACCTACATAGTAGATGAGTGTATACTTACGCCAGAGCTCCACAATATTCTCGACGAAGCAAAAGAGTCCGAAGTGATAGAAGGCCTTGGTGAGCGCATTACAAACCTCGAGGATAGAAAGAGATCGCTAAGTGGCGGACGTTCATTTACCGGTATTTTCGATGACGATGATACCTTCGGGGAGCGTGTACCCACTAATATACCGTGGCTGGATTCTCGCTTCGGAGGAGGAAGAGGTCTCGTAAAAGGGTCTACAATTGGAATCATAGCTCCGCAAGGTACAGGTAAAACGTCTCTTGGGATACAGCTCGCAGTAGGTCAAGCGCTCGCCGGTAGTAGCGCTTTGCTGGTTCTGGCGGAGGAAGGTCTTTCGCGGTCGATGCGGTATAAAATACAGGCGGCAGCGCTCGGATTCTCGTACACCGAACTAGAAGAGACTAAAGGCGACTTGAACGCAGTACTGAAGAAAAATGATATACCGAAAGAAATTGCTGATAAGAAGATAGAAATGATGCAGAAGAATTTTAACGTACTTGATTTGGTGGATAAAGAAAATGATCTCGAAGCGATACAAGATGAGTTACAACATCTTATGCGGCAAGACCGGACGCCAGTTTACACATACGTAGATTGGGCGGGAGTAATCGCAGACAAGATGGTAGGGTCGAAGGTAAAAGGGAGGACCTTTAACACAAAGGAAGAGGCTCTGAAAACTATTAGCTATACGCTTTCAAGATATGCTCAGAGAACGGATAGTATCGTAGCAATCAGCCAGCAGATGGCTGGAAGGTTCGCCGCTAGAGGGCCTTTCGCAATAAACGACCATTACTGCGCTGCGGATTGTAGAGGCTTTACGGAGCCTATGAAATACGTGTTGGTTATTAACCCTCAAGATAGCCGAACGAGACTTTCCCTTATGAACGTGGCAAAAGCTCGGGACGATAAAGTCTGTCAGCCGTTTCCTATTCGGCTGAGGGGCGAGATCCCAGTGATAGAAGACGCGAGTAATCAGTTCTCTATGAAGGGTAAGCGGTTCGTGAGCAAGCGTTCGAGTCTGAGTAAGGATCGGGTGCCGAGCGAGGTGTAAGATGGTATTAAATCCAAGCCTTTACGCTGCTCTGAAGCATAAATTCGGAGAAGTGTACGTTACTAACGAGAATGAACGGCGGCTAGAATCGAGAGTACCCGGTGAGAGGTTTCCAGAGGTTATAGAGAGAGGAGAGCACTACAACGTATGCTGTCCGTACTGTGGAGATACGAGAAATAGACTTTCTATTTCGTACAAATGGCTCGATAAGCACCCGTTCAGCGGAAAGTTGATGACGCATCTTATAAACTGTTACAACGAGTCTTGCGAAGATATCAGGTCTGAAGACTTTTATCTCGACATTATCGAGAAGATGGAGCTTGCGGACCTCGGGATGCTCCCCGAAGCCGATAACATTCCGGCCGGAACGCCGAAAGTGCAGCAATATGCTATACCGATGCCTGAAGGCTGCGTTCCTATAGGGTCGCTTCCAGAAGAGCATGAGGCGATACAATTCATAAAGCATAAGTACAATTTCAACATAAGATTCATAGACAAATTTTATGAAGTGAAATGGTGTGGATATACCGATCCAAAATTTAAATGTTCGAAAAATAGAATCATCTTCCCGATACGTAAAGACGGGGAGCTGGTTGCTTGGCAAGGGAGGACTATAGAGGCCGACAATAGTATGCGATGGTTCCTACCTCCCGGCTTTGTAAAATGCTTCTATAACGGCGATATGGTAGATCCTATCGAGACGCCAGTCATAACCGAAGGTATTCCAGCGTCTATCGCTTGTGGTCCTAAGGGGATATGTATATTTGGTAAAAAGCTGAGCCTTATGAGAAGCAAGGAGTTTTCTGATAAATGGACGTCCGCTATAGTAGCTACCGACCCTGATACGTTCGTGAAAGACCCTAAAAGCGGTAGAATACCTGCGTACGATACGAAGAGTAATCTTGAAAGATTTATAAACGATGTCAGGCTGATAAGATGGCCGAGTGAGATACTTACTCGAGCGAAAAGGAAGTTAGACGGGGAAGATATTTTCGTCCCGGATCCGGCAGATATCGGGATGAAAGCTATGAAACGACTTATAGAAGAAGCGAGATAGATATGCCTACAGTAGTAACTTCTTCGACAGTAAACGAAGACCATTTCGATTTTTTCGAAAGGATAAACGAGGATGAACCTAGCACGCCATACTCGTTGATCTGGAAAGTATGTAACCAGGGGCTGGTCCTCCCGGAAGAGAAGGTAGGAAATGCCTTTCATCTCCCGGCGTGTAAACTTGATGGACCGCTCAGTCAGAGCTACGTGCCAGAGAGAAGAGAGAGAGAAGAAGCCGTATACAAGTGTCAGAGGCTTGGATGGGGTCATCGGAAGTATCTTTTAGTTCTTCCATCCCCAGACGATATAGACTTTATGGACCAGATAGCATTACACCCTAAATCACGTGGTGGCGCATTTCTTAGGAATGAGCTGGAACTCGCTGGGTTTAATCCTACGGAGGTAATCGTTACTCACGTATGTAGATTTCCGCTTCCGCAAGGTATGAAGCGATATCGCTCTAAACATGTGAAAGCATGCCTTCCGTATCTCCTAGCCGACATATACCATATAAATCCGGACGTTATGATACTATGTGGAAGCGATTCACTGAAAGCATTATACGGTAAGAACGCGAAGCTTGATACATATAGAGGTAACGTACTCAACTATAAATTCGGAAAAGAGGAGACGGAGATAAAAGTAATTCCTACGGTCAGTCATCTTGCGTTTCTTGGAGGCTACGCAAATCTCAGCGTGTTCAGAAGCGAGCTTATAAGAGCTCGGAATATAGGTAAATCGATCGACATAGCAAAAGTTGAGGAAGAGGAGAAAGATTACAGAGTTTGTGATACCATAGAAAGCGTTAAGGAACTGATCGAAGACATCAGGAAAGATAGCCCTAGGCATATAGCTGTCGATACCGAGTTTGGAAATGATTATGCGAGAGAAGAATATACGTACACACTATCGATACAGCTTTGTTGGGCTAAGGGAAAAGCTGCGTTTATAAAATTGAGAGACCAGATAAAAAGGCCTCCTCACGATTTCGTAAAGTTTCACGGTACGCGAAGGAAAGATGGTACGAGAAGAGCAAAGGTAGAGAAAAGGAATACACCTGATCGTGTAGGCGTTCCTATGTTTTCGAAAGAAGATGAATCGAAAATATGGGAGATGGTACACGGCCTTCTTTCAGACGAGGGCATTAGGCTCGACGGACAGCATTTGAGAGCTGACGTTAACCAGTTTTATATCAACGGGTGGCCTCTCGATGAGAAAGTAACAACTGGGTTCGATACGATGCTAGTTCATCATCTTCTTTACGGCGATGAGCATCAGGGCCTGGATCATCTCGTCCGTAAGTACGTACCAGAATACGGTGCGTACTGGCAAGAGCTAGAAGAATGGTTAGGCAATAATAGTAGACAGTCTAGGCTTAGGTTTGGATATCGAGATATACCCCTCGATATACTGATACCTTATGCTTTGAAGGACGCCGATGCTACGTGGGAGATAGCTGAATTCCTCGAGGAGGAGCTCAGGAAGAATAATAAACTTTGGAAGCTCTACTGGACTCAAAGCGCTCCTACTTCGCTACATCTTATGGATATCGAGCGTAACGGGATATTGATAGACGAAGAACAGCGTCAGTTCATCCGTGACACGTACGAACCGATATATAACGATCTTTTGAGTAGATTCCAGGAAGAGAACAACTGGCCTGGGTTTAATCCTCGCAGCAGATATGACGTGTCAGCGTTCCTCTACAGCGATACTGAATATTCTGATAAGAAAGATGCTCCTCCGGGGGCAAGGGTATTAAGTCTGAAACCTCTTTATAACACGGATAAGTATCCTAAGAGCTGGGAAGAGATCGAAGAGCGCGGTGAACAGCGGTTCCATAATCCTTCGATTAAATCTACTACGCTAGAGGTTCTACAGACGGTCTATCCTGACGTTAAAGAGATCAAAGCTATAAGACAGCTGAGCGTCATAGGTAAGTTTCTTACTGCGTATCTAAAGCCGCAGGTGCCGAACGAGTTCGGAGTTCCAGCCGGTGGGGATGGATTTCATAATAATATATGGAGTGATGGGCGTGTACGTACGCATCTTTCGCAACTGACTCAGACGGGTAGATATTCATCTAAAGCTGCGAATCTCCAGACGAAGCCAAAGAAACAGGAAGCTGCTGCGTTCGAGGTACTGGTTGACTACTATTTTGGTGTAAGCGTCGAGGAGTATAATAGACGGATAGAGCCCGATTACGACGGGCCCGATAAGATATCCGAAGAGGAAAGAGTACCTTATATACCTTTCGCATCATGTTTCATAGCTCCTGAAGACTACTGTCTTATCGAAGCCGACTTCAAAAATGCAGAGATTTTTATATGGGCATACTGCAGCGGTGATAAGGAACTGATACGGGTTGTTGATAGCGGAAGAGATCTTCATTCGGAAGTAGCTTGCAGATCGTTTAATCTCGATCCGCTCCCGGAGTTGAATAGGGTGCTTAGGACACTCGAGGAATCAGGTGATATTGGTCCCTATAAGGAGTGGAATAAAGACTTTAAAGCGAGATTCGAGTCTCAGAGAGTTGCTGCGAAAACTGTTAATTTCGGTGTGATGTACGGGCGACGCGCTCCGGCGCTTGCTCGTGAAATTATACGCCAAGGTGTTGATGTATCTATTAGCGACTGTGAAAGCATCATTAACGGTGTTGCGAATAACTTCAAAGTAGCTTGGAAATGGCTGAATGACAACGCAGAGTTCGCAGTAGAAAACGAATATATCGAGAATGCTTTTGGAAGAAGACGGTACTTTCAAGGAGTTCGGGAACTTTCTGAAAGAGACCAGGCCTCTGTAAAAAGAGAGGCGAAAAATAGCCCGATCCAGGGAACTGTCGCAGACCTCCTTGCCCGCGCTGGAATAAATCTTTATACATTAATGAATAAAACAGACGTCGGAAATAAATTAGATTTCAAAATATTGCTCCCTATCCATGACGCTTTTCTTTTCGAGGTACGGAAGTCTCAGGTCAAAGAAATATCGAAAGCGATAAACCTGTGCATGTCAAAGATGAATCCAGTTCCAAATACGGACTACAGACTAAAGCTTGATATAGAGGTAATGGATCATAGGTGGAGTGACCACTAGATATAGTCCGTTTCGGCCAGTAGCCACAATATATAGTAGACGTTTTCACTATGGAACCCTGCGGAGAACCGGCATACTGCCGTACCCGCTTACATTAAGGACGAACTAATATGGGATGGAAGCACAAGAAGGATAGCGACGACCAGCGTCAGCGTCGGGAGGACTGGTTTCAGACCTGTCTCAACCCCGGTACGCTTCAGGCGGCAAAACCTGCCGGGAAGGAAGGCGAGACTGTCATCCGTTTGATACCAGAGTACAAAGATGGCGAACGCCTTCCGATGGTGATCGCCGATTCCGAAGAAGGACCTGAGTTCAGCAACGGGTTTAACGAATCGATGTCCATCAACGTCGGTCTTGACGAAAAGTTTACCGGCTTCACCCTGGCGTCTGACCAGGAAGAGGGCACGAAGGACCTGAATAAGGTGTTTAGTGGCCTTTACATCCGGCTGAAAAATCGTCTGAAGAACAACAAGGTTCCCGAAGATAAGCTCGAGAAGGTGAAGAGCCTGTTCGAGCGCCCCACCCGTGACGGGCGTGAGCTTCCTCCACCTCTTCCGAATTCGTCAGAATGGACACTGGTGCAGGGAATCGTTTACGTGTTTAACGGGGAACGTCTTCCGAAGCCGAAGGGTAAGCAGTGCATCTTTCTCAATCCGACGACGTCGTCTTCGGTAGGAGAACTGCTCGTTAAGGCCCATGAGGACAACGTCGATTTGTTCGATCCGAAGGAGGGCCGCCTGATCATTTTGAAGCCCGAGAGGTCTCGTATCGGAGGGTTCATGCTTCTCTCCGCCGAAATGGGGGAGGCTACCTCGATTCCTGAGGATACGTGCAAGAAGCTGTGGACGCCGTGGAGCAAGGTGATCAAGAGGTATACGTACGACGAGCATCTTCAGCAGGCTTTCAAGTGTTTCGGACGTGACATCATTCGCATCGCGTTCCCCGACGAGGTTGCGCAGTATGAAGCGCGTCACGAAGGTAAGGCGTCGACTCCGGAGGCTTCTCCGGAGAGGGTTTCTGAGAAGCCGGAATCGTCGGGAGGTATGGAGATCGATGTTGACGTCGAAGGAGGGCCGCTGGGGTCGTCTGACGACTCGCCGACTGAGCCGACTTCTGATGATCTCGACGTTAAGTCTCCTGAAGAGATGAAGAGTGAGTATGAGAAGTTGCTCGATATGGAAGACCTCGAAGATTAGACAGTGAATGCGCGGTCACAATCAGGAGTAGGATATGAGCGAACATAACGAGCTAGTAGATGATCTGATTTCTGTGATGAACAAGAGCTCGACGAGCTCGAAGGCTTACCTTCAGGGAGATCATGCCCAACATACATGGGGCGTTGAGATACCGTGGCTTCCGTTCCAGTGGTTGATCGGTGGGTCAAATGTATTACCAGCCCAGCGATACTTTGGAGTAAGCGGAGAGCCGAAAACATTCAAATCGACTATGATTACGGAAATAGGCAATTGGTTCATAGCGAGTGGCGGCATTCACGTTCTCATCGATAACGAGAACAAGACGTCGCCGACTATGTTAGATGCGATGACGTGGCATAATGAAACGATCGCATCGAGAAACTCGCGGATATTCAAGGTAACAACATCAGTATCAGAGTGGCAGACTCAGATGACGAAAGTTATCGAGTTCAATAGATCCAAGGGGGAGCAGGAGAAAGGATCGAGAATCCCGGTATTCGTTTCGGTAGACTCGCTCGCGGCTCGCGGGACCGAGTCTGCCGACCGGGACCTCCGGAAAGAAGGTGCAGCAGCAGAGCGAGGATATCCGATCGGGTCGCTCCAGATTACGAACTATTTCGAGACGCTGAACCTTCTCGGTACGACGGCCTCTATAGGCTTCGTTCAGCACTCGAAAAGGGCTATGGAGCAGAGCGGCGGGTACGGCGGCCCCGATCTTAAAGAGAAAGGGGCGCAGTCCGCCGCTTTTTCGTCGTCTACTCACATCCGTATTGCAAAGGGTAAGTCACTGCATGCTGCGAAGCATGACTCGGCGGTCGATCCGAGCATTCCGGTCGAGGGTTACACGTTGTATCTGAAGACGATTAGAGCATGTACCGGGCCCGCCGATAACCGGGTTCTTCCGGTAGATCTCCTGTGGCAGTACATCAAGGATGAAGAAGGTCGTAAGCGCCAGGCGATGTGGTTTGACTGGCATGGCGCGCTCGGTCGTATGCTGATTTATATGAAGTACTCGGATAAGTGGCGTCCGAAGTTGTTCAAATCGGAGAAGGATGAGCTGAACGATATCATTCACTTCACCGAGCCGAATACCAATAGAGTTAACTGCAAGCGGCTTGATCTGAAGGAAGTGAGCTACACTGAGTTTGGAAGAGCTATTTACGACAATATGGACGTTTACGACGAGCTCATGAAGTTTCTCGGGATCTCTGAGTACCCCGATATCCAGGCTGCTGACATCGACTTTTCTGCAGGCGACCTTCCGAGTAAGAGATGACAGACGTTACAGATTACGCTGATAACCTTAAGGACCTCCTCGATGAGGAGGGGGCCCAGAAGATTGCGAAAAACATCTCGTTCGAGCAGTCTACGCTTGCGTATGTTCTCAGACAGCTCGGATACCCCGCAAAAAAGGTCAAAGGACTACAAAGAGATTTCGGGGCAGGGTTCACGTTCGACTGGTTTAACCACGAAGGATTCATCTATCCGACTGTAGAGTCGGTGCGCATCTTCGATTTCAACTTCAAAGATATTCTTTTCGAATCGGAGAAGCATCCGATTTCCCGTCACGTGAAGTCGATCTTCTCTCAGGAGGTTTTGGCTGCAGACGAATTCTGTCTCGTCTTTAAGGCCTACGATCTTGGACGCATGGTTGCTACGAATATAGACGTATCTTTATATACGCACATCCACGTGCCATTATCAGACTACAGTTATTCAATCACCCCTTTCAAAGGATTTTTTAAATCCAAATTTGGAAGTATTACAGACTAAGGAGGCGTGACCTAGGTATCGAAAAGGTAGACGGGTTTACAACTGATCGTTGAAATATGGCATTCTATATCTTTCTATGGCATGGGTTCAATGTTGACACAGTGCATAGGTGATGTAGGTTTTCAATCATGAAGATGCACCGGACACAGATAAGCCTCCCGCCCGTCCTCTTCGGTTGGCTCAAAGCCGAAGCTGAAAGAAAAGGAATCAGCATCGCTGAACTCATTCGCCGCGTCTTGGATCGTGAATATGAAGATCAGCAGAAGCAGTAAGTGCTCCCTCAAGTTTACGACGGCATCAAAACTGTCGAAACTGGATGTCGTGCTCACCGAGTACGGTCAGGTGGTCAACCGCTTCATCGACCTGTTCTGGGTTGAGTGCCCAGCCAAGAGCAGGCTACTCAAACCTATCGTGGATTCGGTTGATAGCTGGTTCACTGCCCGTCTCCGTAAGGTTGCTGCTCGTGAAGCCATCGACATGGTGAAGGCCGCTAAAGAGCGTTGGGGCGAGAAGGCCGTAAAGCCGACCCACCGTGGACAACGGATGTGCGTCAGTAGCACCATTGCTCGACTGGACGTTGCCAAGGATTCAACCTTCGACTGCTGGCTGCACCTATCGTCCATCGGCAATGGCATCATCCTCGACCTGCCGATTAAACGGCACAGGCACTTCAACGATCTGGCTACTGCCGGTCGTAGGCAAGAGTCTTACATTATCACCAGGGATTCAGTGCAGTTCTGCTTTGAGATCGAAACTGGGCCGAAACAGGAACCGGATCGCTGTGTCGGTGTTGATACTGGAATCAACGCCTTAGCCAGTTTGTCCACTGGTGATCAGTTAGGCACTGAAATCAAGGTTGGTATCGAACGAATCAAACGCTGTAAGCACGGAAGCAAAGGTCAGAAGCGAGCCGTTCGTGCGTTGCGACAGCGGATGGATGAAGTCGCCAAAGAGGTGGTTGGAAAAGCCTCGTTGGTTGCTGTCGAGAACTTGAAGAACATCACGAAGAATACCAAACGCCGCTTGGGTAAAAATATGCGGCGCTCTATCGGTCGTTGGAATGTGCGATACTGGTTGACGAGATTGCAGCAAGTCTGTGAACGAAACCGTGTTTCGTTCCGGTCTGTCTCGCCACGCTACACTTCGCAGCAGTGTTCCAAATGTGGCTTCACCGATAGGAGGAATCGAAACGGTGAGTTGTTCCGTTGCCTCAGTTGTGGCTATGAGGCAAACGCAGATGTGCAGGCATCACGGAACATCCTCACCCGATTCCTTACCGGACCCTACGGTGCCGGTTGCAAACCTCTCGTGTCCTGTAATGGGATACTTTGAGGAACGGTATCCTCCAGGACCAACCGACTCGCCGAAGCAGGAACTTGGTAAATAAGGTCTCTCCATGAGCCTTATCCCAGGACGTGAGAGGACGTGAGCAGGGCTGTGAGAGGATTGTGAGAATCACCGGCGGCTTCTACAAGTTGCCACATTTAGGAAGGAAGGATACTATGCCCGGTACTCTTACTGCCGCGGATAGACGCTATAACGCTCTCATCGATAAGATCTGCGAAGATGTGAAGTCGATTGAGGTCAACAATCTGAAGAGATATCATCATCTCGGGAAGCACTTTACCGGGTTCTGTAGAGCTGTGAGCAGCGAAGACGGTGCTGATCGCAACCCGTACGGAGATCGCACTGTCGATCGCCTCGCTGAGGATCTCGTTGAGAGAGGTGTTTTTCAGGCGAGTGAAAACGGCTCTGTTACGAATGTCCGGAGAGCTCTCTATTGGGCGAAGAATCTCTATGATTCCTATACCGATTTTACGAGCCTCCAGAATCTCGCTGACCAGGGCTTCACCCTGGCGCACGCGAAGCCGCTCTTTTCGCTCGATGATAAGACCAGAGAAGAAGTCGAGAACAACATGATCGTCGATGGGAAGGTTATCCCATCGCGATCGCTTCCCGATTTGATCACGAAGACACAGAAGAAGATGTTGACCCGTCACGCTGAGGAAGCTCTCGACGATCTCGAGAGAGCGAAGAAAGGAGAGACTCCTGTCGCAGAAGAAGCGAAGGGAGACGAAGCTGGAGACGGGGATATCGAAATTCCGGATCAGGGAGAGGGGGAAAAGGAAGAGGAAGGGTCCGATAAGAAGGAAGGTAACCCTCCTCAGGCCGTGAGGCCGAGGGAGTGGTCGGTTCAGAACCCTCTGAAGGTTGTCCGAGCGATGGATAAGACGGTTACGAAGGCTCACTCTTTGGTAGGAGATGTTTGCACGGTTATCCGTGAGGCTTCCACGATCGGATTCGATAGCGACCGCGCTATGCAGAACTACAACAAGTCCATCGGTGAACTTCGCGACTCGCTGACCGACGCCACGGAGCTGCTCAACTCTCTTCTGAAGCAGATCCACGAGGAGGTAGGCGGTCTCCCCGCGAGGAGCTAGTCATCGGACTCCCTCGACTCAATATTAAAGAAATAGATATACGCTACAGTAACATGCTGCAGCTGTTCGGTGAGTACTACGGCCAGCCGTTGTCGCGCGATGCGTGTCACCGGCTGGCCGATCTTATTTGTAAATCGATAGAGTTTCTCCGAGGCGTTAGGAACACCGTCGTGCAGACGGTACTTCAATACGAAGGTGCAGTGCTCTCGAGGAGGCGTGCTCGGATACTGGCCCGCCAGCTCGCCGCAAGAGATAGCGATCTCAAAAAGGGCCCCCTCCAGCCGTTCGAGCGTCCGATAAGAGACGAATGGGTGCCTATGGAGGTCAGTCGTACGGAGCCTTGCGTATGGAGAGAGGACGAAGAAGGATACATCCTTCACCTCTTCTGTCTCGCAGGTCATCCGGCGGGCCACTTGCTCCAGAAGAAAGTTCCGGAGACGTGGCTGGCGTGGCTGGCGTATCAGATCGGATTCAGCAAGAAGGTGCCTTACACCTATGAGCCCGAGATGTTCATCGGGCTACGGTTCTGGGGTTACCTCCTGGCAGAGGAGAGCGAGGGGTCTGGCCTCTTGACATTCGAGAGGTGGGATATTAGCTTAAAGTTCCGTAAGTATAATCGTACCATAATCTTACGTAGGAGCAGGCTCGATCTCGGCCTGGATGACTACGACGGTGAAACAGGTCGGAAGTTAGAACACTCTTGCCCTTTTGATTTCGAGCACTATTGTTCTGAATGTTCAGTAGACGTAAATGATTGTGTAGCATCGTATAATCGCGACGTACTTAACGACGGGGCAGCACGTGGAGTCGACAGACGGGAAACCGGGGTTCGAGGACTATGAAGAGGCCCGGTCGGCTCATGAGGTACTTGCTCGCCCGAGCGGCGTTCCAAGGGGCCACGAGCGCCTGGGGATGCTCCGTAAGTCGCACGTAGAAGAGATCGCACCGTCACCGAAGTATCTCGACCGTGAACGAACATGGTTTATCCCTGCACTTGCTTACTGCATGATGCGGATGGACCGGTCGCTTTTCGAACTCTACTCTTGGGCGATTGATAAAGATATAGATGTAGTTTCGTATAGAACTGATTCGCCTCTAGTAACATTCTCGGGGGTCGATATATCGAAGAATCCGTGGTTCCACACGGTACAGGGGGCTGAAACTCCGATAGCAGGCGCGTTCACAGAGTATATCAAAACGTATAAATTTAACGACACCATCAATAACGTTGAGTGGTGTCTTCACGCAGCGCCTTTACGTATCGCAGATCCATTCCACGATGGAGAGATGAGATCTGGTATCGATGCTATAGTATTTCTTCCGGAGTGTATGACCACGAAACGGAAAGTGTGCGTTATAAAAGGAGCAGGACTCCACCTGGGGATACCTGAACTCGGTATCGTCGGGAGCCCTGAATGAGCTCGATCCCCTTTAGAATTACGACTATTTTCAAAACTACGGAAGCAGGGTATAGCTTTGGTACAGATGAATACCTTTCTCGTAGTCTCGTTTCCGAGCGAGAAGAGAAGGTTTTTGCATTTGCGATTACTGAGCGATCGAGACCCCGAGTTTTCGAATACGACTACGATAGAGACGGTTTAGAAGCTCTTGCGAATCTAATCAGGAGCGAAGAGGTTATATCGGTCGTGAAAGGTCGGAGAGCCGACTTTGCTCACGAATCGGTGGTTTCGTTATCGGACGGGCGTGATCGGATGGAAAACAGAATCATAGTATCGAGGAATATATGACCACGAAACGGCGTAAAAAGAAGAAAGCTGGTCCGAAGAAAATCCCGATACGTTACGTCGACGGTAACGAGCACGTGGAGTACGTTCCGCGTACTTCGAAAGAACTTAAGACGGAACTAGAAAGAATACAACTCGCTATTCGTCGCGCACTGCGCGTTCTCTCTAAATTACGAAGAAAGAGGCATATCGTCCTCGTGACCGTAAGGTTTCAGCTTCGTAACTGTTTAAAAGAGATCGTGAACGACGCTTCTGACGAAGCAGTGGCTGACGAGATAGCGCGCCTCAGTTATGTTATGGAGGACACGGTAATGCTTCTTGAGCATCTGAAGCATTCGAGAATCCCGTGCCTCGAAGAGGCAAGATTTTTGTTAACCTACGGGCAAACCCCTAAGCAACGAGAAACGTAGCATCCCGGAAGGTAACAGACAAAATGGGTAAAATTTTAGTTACAGCAGATAGAGAAATTATCGTACGGGGGACACCGCCGTTCCGTCTTCCAGACATTGTTGCTCCGGATCTCGCGATCGCGCTCCTTGCGACTGAACCCGGTGACAAATATTTCGTAGCTGAAGTAGCGAGGTGTTTTACGCCGTCAGATAAAAAGCGGCTCAGAAAAGAATGTAAAAGAATAGGAGGAAGCGTATGGGACCTGTACAGGAGTAAGGCTACAAAATGGTCCTCGCTTATCAATAACGATAATAGGTGGCATATCGAAGACTTCGATGTGATCTATCGAGTAGAGATCGGAAGTGATCATGCTAAAGAGATCATTGTTACTTCAGCGAATGTAAGGTTTGTTTCAAACGGAGAGCGACTATTGACGTTTCCTGAGTTCGAATTGACCTATGGGATTAACGTGAGCCACTATCTCGAGGAGTTTAGACACTCTATCAATGAAACGATCGATGAATGTCAGCGGCATATTACTTCGGATGTCATTCAAAAAAATATGTCGGTGATCGATCCGAACGGTCACGTACAGACGAAAGGATTCATAGTCCTCGAGTCTCAGGACGAGAAAGACTGGCGTCTCCCGAATGGGTACACGCTCCTTTCTCCCGACGAATAGACTCTTGACAAACCTACCTACGAACACTAGCGTCCCATCGCAACGGAGACATTATGGCTATTGAGCAGTTCGATTTCGAGGTTCATTCACCGGAGGAATTCCCTGAATCTCATTCTTTCACTATTACTATTCACGTTCCTGTTCCCGAGGAGGGCAAGCAGTCGGGCGTTCTGAATTACCTGCGCTCGAAGCAGCTCAAGGAAGACGTCGTGAACAACTGGGTGCGGAAGAACGCGACCGGATACGGTATCGAGATCCGTAATGGTCCTCGGCCGGTACATTCGGTCGATAACGACCGCAATTCCCCGGTAATTGCGTATGAGCAGGACTTCCGTCTGACGAGGCCTATCTAATGCAGGATATGTCGAGTCCCGAGGAAGCGGCGCATTCGGCGTTCTCACAAGGGTATCAGCAGGATTCGGTCACGAAGTTTCTGCTGGGGGTCGGTCTCGCTGAACACGAGCCGATCTTCAGAATGACTTTGAAGACCATTTCTGACAGGCCGGATGAGCCGGGTATACGAGAAATTACGATAGCTACTATTTCGCTTTTGATGACCCTCGGGCAGATATCGATGCCGGTTATCATGTATACGGTCGGTCATCTGAACAAACGTAGTGAAGAAGAGATCAAAGGTGATGCGATTGCAATTATGAACGGAGCGTATATAGTTTTGCCCGATTCAGAACGGGAGAGCGGTAACATCATACTGAGCTTGGAGACCATGAAGGAAGTTGATACCAGACCGGTATCGTTCGTTTCATCTGTTTACTCACTGGCGGCAATATGGGAAGAAGCGGAGAGAATTCTCGAAAGTTGAGAAGTAGGTGCTCGATATGTGGCACCGAATACGAAGAATCTTCGCTCGAAACATTAAAGAAAAGAATAGTAAACTGCTGCAAATCTCCTACGCGGAGAAAATATACTATACCTAACATACAGAAAACCGGGGTAAGCTTGCCGGCCTCTCAGCCGGCAAGCTTACCCTTTTCGGTCGAATTCGACCGGCATATCGAAAGTCAAAATTCATCACACTACGCTCATTGGTCGAGAGGGCGTAAAGATAAGACCGATTGGATGCGGCGAGTCGCTATAAAGCTCGGGAAGATGCGCGGACTGCTACTCCCCTGGTCTTCATGGATGATTCAACGCATTTACTGTCATCCGAAACGCGAAATGGATTTCGCGAATATCGTTGGGGGCGCGAAACCTCTCATCGATTCCTTGCGGGATTGCTCGATTATCAAGGACGATAGTCCTCGGTACTTTCATTGTGAATACGAGCAGCATAAAGGTGACCGAAATGTTACCGTTCTCACCCTTGTCGAGGTAACCTATGACGACAACGATTAGGCCCGTTTCGTTTGAGGAGTTTCATGGTCAAGAACCCGCAGTGGAGTATCTCAAGGTAGCTATCAAATCAGCGTTGAAGCAAAAGAAACCTTTCGGACATGTCCTTCTCGTCGGAATGGCTGGGATTGGTAAAACCACGCTCGGAGCGTCGGTGATACCGCATGAGCTCGGCGCAGAAGTAGCGTCACTCAACTGCGCGTCGATCGAGAAGGTATCCGAGTTCATCCCTACGATTACCAGTGTGCCGGAAGGCAGTGTTTTGTTTCTCGACGAGATCCATAGTTTAATCCCGCCGGCGCGAGAGCATCTCCTTACAGTGATGGAGGACCGGTACATCAACGTACCGATGGGGAACGGCGAAGAGGTTATGAGGGTGTCGCTCGACCCGTTTACGGTCATAGGCGCGACTACACGGCAAGGCGTGCTTCCCGCACCCCTCCTGAGTAGATTCGCACACGACCTGAGGCTATCGCTTTATAATGATGACGAGATGCTAGAGGTACTTTGCTGGACCGTCGACAAGCGTGCTCTCAAGATTGATCATCGAGCGGCTGAGAAGTTGGTTCCCGTATGTCATGGGACTGCGCGTAGATGCGTGAACTTAGTAGAGGCATGCGCCGACACGCTGTTCGGCATTGGTTCTGAAGATGTAACTAGAGACGGAAAGAACGTCATAAACAGCGAAAATGTAGATCTTACGTTAGAGCGACTCGGATATCGAGGAGAATTTAGTCGCGACGAGTGGCGTTATCTCGAGACGATAGTAGAGACCCCCAAAAAGAGGGCAGGAATCAAGACGTTGAGTACCCTTCTCGACGAGACGGAGCGTACAATCGAAGATATCTACGAACCGTGGCTTATTCAGAGAGGGTATATCATGAAGGAGAGCCATGGCCGCCACGTCACTGAGAAAGGATTAGAAGCTTATGATAGGTTATGTGAACGGTAAGGTTATATACGTCGATGACGAGTCGGTAACTATTTCAATATCGACGAGCGAAACTGATGAAATCGGTTACGATCTAAAATTTCGAGATGCTTCTTCGTTTTTTGACGTCTATTCTCCAAAATACGCGGCAGGCCGCATCATAGTAGCCTCCCTATGGGTCTGGTCGGTACTGACCGAACGAGGAGCGTCGCTTTACGGGTTTTTCAGTCCGGCGGACAAGGTCGCGGCGAAACTCATCAGCAAAACTCCGAAAGTCGGTCCAGCGCTCGCGTCGAGACTCGTACAACCCCACGGAACAGATTACATAAAGAGCCTTGTACGGGCGGGTGATGCGAAGGCGATGGCGAAGACCTGTTCAGGCCTTGGAGAACAGAAAGCAAAGGCCATAATACAAGGCTTGCAGCGGAGCTTCCCGAAAACTCTAGAGGCTCACGACGGCGAGCCGGAGCATCCGATGACGAGTCGATTGGCGGAGACCTTAGCTGGTATTGGCGTAGACGTGGATAGGAAAGTCGTATCTCAAGTAATCGAAGAGGCAGCTGAGAAGAGTCTTCCGATGTCTCAATGTCTTGAACTTTATTTTCGTGCAACGAAACGGAGCCGTAAATGACAAATGAAAGCTATCATGACTCTCGTGTAGAGTCGATCAAAAAGTCGTCTGAGAAGGCGTTCAGAGAACTCCCCGAGTCGGAGGTCGATACTGCGAAGGCAATGCGAGCGCAGCTTTTCGAATGGCTCGTTCAGATGGACTCGACATATCGGGATGTACGAAATCTCGCGAACGATGACATGGCGAATATCGCTGCAAACGCCGCAGAAGCGTACGCTTCCTCTCAGAAGCACGGGGCGTTGAAGAAGGCGCTCGAAGATCTTTCGGACGATGAGCAGCTCAATTTGATGCGGTACGTTCTGCGTTCCGTATTCGGGGTTTACGCGAGAGGCGCTGCGCTCATGACCCGCGCCGGCGATGACCGTCCGTGGGATAGTATCGGTTTTCATGTCGATGCAGGTTGTAACGGTGTTTTCGCGAAGGTCGGATCGAACCCGTATCAGCCGATCGGATTTGATGACGGCGAAAAGTATATCGGAACCGAAGGATCGAAGACGCTTTGGATACGAGATTTCGCATTTGCGCTTATGTTGCCGTATGCGCCTCCTTTCGAGGTCGAATCGGCAGAGATTGATACCGAGCGCGTTTCGGATGAAGTGTCGCTTTCCGATAAGGAACGTGAGCTCATCCAGGAAGCGATTGATGCGTTTGATGAAGATATCTCGAAGCATTCCAAAGCGAAAAATAAGAAAGAACGTAATGAGACTGAAGACTTCATGCGTGATACTACTCTGAAACTGATGCGACTCAGGGTCCCACGCCTTGACAAGAAGCTCGATGAGGTTTCAGAAGAGCATCCGGAGCTTGGAAGCGATTTTAGAAATTCGAATATCGTCGAGCTTTTTCTCGCGATGCGAGAGTTTCTTTCCTTGAAGCTCGAAGACGACGCTGTGAAACGGGACATCGAAGCAACGCAGCTTCGTATCAAGAGTTCTGAAGATGCAGCGCGGGGGCTTGTCGTTCAGCTCCTTGACAAGCTCGCCGCGGAGATCCCGAAGGAAGGCGAAGGTCCGGACTCGGATAACATCCAGCGCATAGTTACGGAGGTAGAAGTAGCTTTCCCTAAAGTGAAAGAGATTACGAGCGAAATGGTAGGTAAGTCAGACGTTACAGAGGCTGCGAAGGCAGTTATGGTGTTCCTCCAGAGGGAACTCGATCATATCAACTCAGCAGAGGAGTCTGCGAATGGAGACACCGAACTCGAGTCTTGAAGGTAAAGGCAATTTTGTTCGATGCGGGCAGCAATTCGAGTTCTATAGTGAGAGTTTTAAGCTTTCTATACTCGTCGAGAAAGAGGCTGGCGAAGAGAGTACCATTACGATTAATATGTTTGATAAGAAGCAGCTGAAAGAGAAGGATCCGAAGCCGTTCCTTACGATCCCCGATCAGACAGAGGCAGTTATCGACGAGTTCATGGACCTCATCGGTAATATAGGTCTCATAAAGAATCATTTGAGGAAGGATCATTCTTTCAGGATGCTCTCCAGAGCTGCTGAAGACGAGGACGAGGACGAAGAAAAGAAAGAGATTACGAAGAAAGATGTTACAGGTGAAGATGTAAAAAGGCTCACGCATAGACCGTCGCCGCCGAGCACCACCGGCTCCAAAGACAGAGTCCCGGCGAAGATATGACTTACGTCAGTATGAGCAAAGTAAGAAGCTATTCACCAGTAATAATCGATATTTTAAGTAAAGAGATGTGCGTATATAAAGGCTACATTTTTAACTATGATGGGAAGTCCACAAAAGAAGAGATACCTAGTCTTAATGAGCTGGCGGCGAAAGAAACTCGAAAATCTTTAGGGTATATATTTAAAGTATTGTCCTCATTAGGCGTGGATACATTAGTAAAATTTTACGGCGATAGCGATTCGAAAATCCCTATTATACGCGCTTCTCAATCGAAAACAGGTGAGCATTTGGCGCCTATATCTAAAGTGTGCTTAGATCGGATTACTTTAGCTAAAGAGCTCTTGATGGAGGGTGGTTTCAGCTACTCGCAAGGGGTCAAAAATGGGTATAAAAAGCTAATAAATGAAATTGCATATAGGGCCCAGCGTAGCGTCGTAACGGTTCGTAGTTATTTGAACAGGGCCGGTTTCAGTAGAAAGGGGGCTGCTAAGTGGGCGAAAAAGAACGGGTGTTTCGAAAAGAACTGGTTCGGCGATGTATTGAGCGAGTCTCTCGAGTCTCCTAATAATGGTTCAAGAGAGGGCCTTTTCGACATGGGACTCGAGAAGGAAGGTATAGACGTTGAAGAGGGCGAAGATACCCCAGAGAGTATCGAGGCTAGTCTAGTCGAAGAGCATAAGAAGCGGGTTCAGATAGCTGAAGAGCTAATAGAGCATGTAAAGAAAAGTGGATATATCGAGAGCGATAAAAAGCTGAGATTGCTAGTACATTATTACGATACGGCACGTAGGACGATTAACATAATGAGCGACTGGTTAAGCATAGAGCTCTCAGATGAATACGAATCTGAGATGAACAAGCCTCAAGGGTCTCCCGATATTCTTGAAGTACTTAAAGCCGGCGAAAGGTGATAATGGCTAAGAAAGCAAAAGCAAAGGCAAGAACAAAAACGAGTCAGTCTTCGGGCTCGCGGAGCGTCCCTCCACTGAACCAGATTCAGCTGAGTGAGGGTCCGGTCGGTACCGATAAAGCGATGACTTTCGATACATGCATGGATATGTACAAGGCTATCCAGGCGATGTGGTATGACTTCAACCTTCTCCCTTCGAAAGATAAAACGGTCATCATGAGTCTCGCCTTCAACGGTGGTTTCACGAAGCTCGCACGAGACGCCGCAAACAAGTTCAAAACCATACTCGAGCAGGACAGGCACAAGGTGAAGGAGATCGTCTACAAGATTAAGCAGTCCGTCATCCAGAAGGTTGCGAGCTATCTCAATCATATCGACGTGGGCTTCCGCCGGATGTACCCGGCTTCGGTGAGGATCTACTGTTCCCGCTATCCGAGTATAGCGGGCAAGTCCCTGGTACAGAGAGCGAACCGCCATTCGAGGTTGTCCGTGAAGCACGCAAAAGCGTCGCAGGATATATATGCGAAGCTTCCTGCAGCACAGAAACAACGGGCGGCTCCTGCTTGTGCCGTTGAGATGTCTCGGTCTGCGCTCGCGAGTGAACGACGTATCATTCGGAAGCTTCTGTTACTTCCTTGACAAACCAGCGATTTACGAATAATGATCTCGAATGAGACCAAGTTGCTCCAATTGTGTACGTAAACACCTTGCGCAAGCGGTAGTCCTCGTCTCGGAAGCCGAACGGGGATATCCGCTTCACGCTTGGTACGCTGTCGGTCATATAGCTGAGGCGGAGGAGGAGCTCGTCGTCGAGCATCCGGACCTCGCAAACGAGCTGAGACAAGAGCGCCTTGGCTATATGAGCTATGTGACCGGCGGCGAACGTTACGTACCGAAGCTCGGTGATTTCATAGAAAAGATCTGCCTCATAGAAGATGACCTACGAGAAGATAGTTACGTGATAGACTTACCAGAAGAAGAGAAAGACTTCTTCACAGAACCTCAGAAAAAGGAATAGGAATATAATGACCAACGAGAACCTCACAGCGGTGATACTCGTCCTCGACCGTTCGTCGTCTATGTTTGCGGTTCGAGGCGAAACCATCGAAGGCGTCAATAACATGATCGAAGATCAGAAGGAAGGGGAAGGTGACGCACTCTTCTATATGGTCTCGTTCGCGAGCGCTGGGGACTATCAAGTAGTAAACGAATGGTCCGACATGAAGAGTGTCCGCCGTTTGACTTCGGAAGACTACGAGCCTTCTGGATTGACTGCGCTCATGGATGCGACAGTCAAGACGATAGACGACGTAGGACGCTATTTCGAGTCTCTTCCCGAAGAGAAGCGCCCCGGAAAGATCGTGTTTGCAATCATGACCGATGGTCACGAGAACAACTCGCAGCACGCGAGTATTAGAGATATGAACAGTAAGATCGAACATCAGAAGAAGAAATATAACTGGCAGTTCCTCTACCTGGGGGCCAATCAGAATGCGATCGATGTCGCTCAGGCCTACGGGATCCATCCTTCGAAGGCTATGACCTATGGTCATAGCGGAGAGAAGACTCAGTCGGCGATTCGCAGCTTTTCCGGATCTATCCGGCGTGCTCGAATGGCTCATGGAGCTATGATATCGAACTCGGTCGCATTTACGGCCGAAGACAGAAAGTCAGCCGCCCCTGAAGGGGATGAGATCCATTATGCGGAGGAAGAACAGAAGTGATGAAAAAGTACGGTGTCAGTACGCCGTTCGATAAAGGGTTTCAGAGGGGGCTGTCCGGGCTGGACAGCTCCCCTGATCCTTCTATCGAGACACGGCAAGATTACATAGCATATATGGAAGGTGTCGCACAAGGGCATCTTGCTCGCAAGGAGCGACAAGAAAACAAGGATAAGAAATGACCGATCCTGTTATACTTCTCGATATGGACGGTGTATTATCGGATTTTGCTTCAGCCGTATCTCGAGTATCGCCCGACCCGCATTACGTGTACAACTCATTTGAGGCAAAGTTGATGTTCGGGGAGAAGGATCCAGCTCTTCTGGAGGAAGAGTTCGGATTCGATTCCGTAAATGAAATGTGGAGAGCGATCGATTCTCGAGGAATAGAATTCTGGTCGGAGATGCCGACGTATCCGTGGGCGAAACACCTCGTCGAGACGCTGTCCGGATTCGATGCGAAACTCGTCGTATGCACCGCACCGTCGCTTTCAGAAAACTCTGCGGCGGGAAAGGTAGTATGGCTTCAAAGATTTTTCAATTCCAGAAATTTCCGTGATTACATGCTCACCCCGGCTAAATGGGCAGCCGCTTCAGAAAACACGTTTCTGATAGACGATAGCGAAAGTAATATCGAAAAATTCAGGCGACGGCGAGGAGGGGCTGCTCTCTGGCCTGCCCCGTGGAACAGTCTCCATAGTCGGTACTCGGATAATGGTATCAAACAGCTCGAGTACGTTCTCGAGCCGTTGAAAAAATGGTATGATGACATTACGGCTGATACCCGCGCAGATATGATACACGGTTAGACGCGTTTACTCAGCCGCATCAGAACCGATACACGCACATCTCAACGGAGGGCGTACATGTCACGCTTCTTTAGCTTTCTTGGTGACGTCTTTGACGGTATGTCTATGGTTCAAGGGTCGTTCAAGTATCTATTCGCTGCGCTCGTGTTTTATACTTTTGGATATCTGCCTGCGCTAATGGCATTCAAATACGATAGTTTCACGACACTTATGGTGATGTTCGGGTTCGTTACGTCACTGACCTGCGTGGCATTCTTCTATCAGCACGTCCATCAAGAGCTTCGACACTATGGCTTCGGCGTGAGGTATCCGCATGATAACGGATATACGCAAAGGTTGGAGAAGAAGCTCGCGGAGCGGAGTAAGAAGCAACAAGCAGCAGCCGAAGCACTTGAAGAGGGGTACTATATGATTTACCGTGATTACAAAAGGACGCTTCTTAATGGGACTAGCGAAGATATAGCTCGCGCTCACAAGACCCTGAGTAGATGTTGTAAAGAGATTGACGAAAGCAGAAGCCTTAGTGGAATACCAACTCTCTAACCGAAAGGAATGATACTATGCCACAATTTACGGTACGTAGAGCGCGTCTTGAGATCGAAGAGTTCGATGTCGACGCTGCTGACGAAGTCCATGCGAAAGCTATCGTCGAGGACGGTCTCGATCAAGCTACTCTCACGCCAGATAGGACCGAGACGAAAGATGTACGTTTTGATGAATTCCAGACCAGTTCCGATCCCGCTGCGAGTACGCTCACTGTGACCACCTCGCAGCAAAACTTCATCACGCCGAATGAGCTTTCGGATATACAAGCCCTCGGCGCAACCATCCAGTGAAAGGAACCCATGGATAGACTTATAGACAAAATCATACCAATCACTAGCTTTCAGGGCCCGAGATAAGTCCGATGGGTAGGGTCCTCAAGTATATCGTCTATAATAAGGGGAATCTGGATTTTTTCGTCGTAGCTCCAGAGATCGCAAAACACGTCGACTTTGTGCCTCGAACCGTTGAAAACGAAGACCTGTTATCCGCTGGATTCTGTAAGGTCTATTACACCGGACAGTTGCGTCTGCACCCGGAAACGTTTGAAGCTGGCTATCAAGAAGTTCGCGTCAGATGCTACGGAAGATCCGTCTCGCTAGGTTTAGAGAGTCGACCTAAAGAAGACTCGAAGCTGCTGACGCGTTATATTACACTGTTCTAAACTATAATACCGAAAGGAACAGGATGCAGGATATCCTTCAGTTCCTGAAGGAACAGATGAAAGACAATCAGTTTCTTCAGGGTGGCCTCGTTTTGGGCCTCGTCGGGAGCGCTATTGTATACTTGAGGCATTTGCCCGTGCTCGTTTATCGGTGGATAAAGTTTTTACTAACGGTGACGGTAACCTTCGAGAGTAGAGATCCACTTTTTGATTTCTTTAAACAATGGACGAATGACCAAGAATTCATTTACAAGAAGCGTAACGTCATGGTATCGACGAATGAACACGTTGATCCACCGGTCATAAGGCAAGAGATGGGGAGATCGAGGTATGTACTTCGGATGCATGGATTTTGGCTGACCGTATCAAGGTACCGCGACGAAGCAGTTGCCGACAAGAAGGCTGATCGAATGAGCTTTTCGCAGCTTATGAATCCGGAGATGATCACGGTGACGTGTTTCGTCTGGAACAGAAAGAAGCTCGTCTCTATTCTCGACGAGGTAATCGATTCGTACGGTTCGAACGTGAAATTCGGAGTACCGACGTATCAGTTCGGGTACTGGAGTTGGGTATCCAGCGGTGTCCAGAGCAAACGCGATGTCGATTCTCTGGTTCTTCGCGAGGGGCTCAAGGAAGAGATACTACGCGACGTTGAAGATTTTTACGCTTCGAAGGAATGGTACGATCGATTGCATATCCCTCATCAACGCGGGTATCTCCTCAAAGGACCCCCGGGGACAGGTAAGACCAGCCTTGTTGGGACTATGGCTGGCTTCTTCAACTTGAAGCTATGCCCGTTGGAACTCGGGAGCATCGATGACGACTCGACACTGAGACGAGCATTCACCAATGTACCGGGTAGAGCGATTATCGTTATCGAAGATTTCGATTCGTTTTTTGAAGGCCGCAAACCGAAAAATCCAGATTCGAAGATAACCTTTAGCGGCCTTCTCAATGCCGTTAACGGCATCATACATAGCCCCGGGAGACTTCTTGTGCTGACAACTAACAGGGTTGAGAATATCGACCCAGCTCTGAGCCGTGTCGGACGTATCGACCGGATATTCGAACTTGGTTACGTCGATGAGTATCAAGCGGGAACGTTGCTTCGTAAATTCGACCCGAGAATTAACGAGGATATCGTAGACGACTTTGCGAAAAGGTGTGCTGAAAATAAGCTTACGCCGGCGGATCTTCTCGGTTACTTTCAAATGTGCAAGAATGATCCGGAGCGTGTCATCGATGTCGAAGCTATCGTTGAAGAGCGGAGAAAGCGCGACGCGCTTAGCGAAGAGATAGATAGGGAGGCGGAACTGCAGTTAAAGGAGCAGAGACGGAGAGAGGCCGAGACAAAGCCTGAAGTATCTCAGGCGGGCGTCCACCACGGGAGGCCGGTATAAATGAGTGAGCTTATATCACTACGGTTGATAATAACTGTACTCGCATTGAGCGCCGGGGCTAGTTATGGAGCCTTGACCAGGCATAGCTTCAAAAGTCTTTATGACAAGGTTTATATAGTTTTCGGTCGCGTTTTTTATTCGTTTTTTCCGTTCGCACTTTTGTTCACAATTGCTGGTGTATTAGTATTGATAAACGCAATACTATTCCTTCCTGAACCTTTCAAGCTGTGTTTTTGTATTTTCCTTGGTTTTCCAGCATACGCGGTTGGTAATATATCTGCAGCATGGCTTGCCCGAGTTAGTGTAATATCGGTCCAATGTCCGAATCCGACATGCCGGTATATATGTACAAACTGGAGTGCGTTCAATCCACGGCCGGTAATGAAGTGTAAAAGGTGTCACAGTGAGTTCATGTTTCATATGCTCAAGGACAATATGGTGTACGCCAAGACACTCCAAGACTGTGCTCGCCGGAGCCTCGTATCTGATGCTCGCTAGAGCTTCGTATCTGAGACTGAGATGTAGCTGAGACTACAGCCGTTTACACCGTTCCCTCCCCACCCCTCTGCCGAAAGGAAGGCTGATTTTGAGTAAGCAGCACGAACATCTATTTGAAAAAATTTTAGGAGTAGCCTATGGTACCGCTGGCGCCGAGGGCGAAGAAATACCGAAATCGAAAGCTAAATTTTGGAGTCGCGACGATAATGGTAACTACCTTTGCTTCTATCCGGAGCTAAACCCACAGAAGCGTCTTGCCCCGGGGGTTTACAAAGTTTACAAAGTACCTATGGGTACTGTATTTCATCGAGACGACGTCAAACGTATTGATACGATTGATCTCTCGAGCGAACAGATAAAGGTTCTCGAGCAGGTGAAAAAGTTCTGGGGGTATAGGGAGAAATACCGCGAACTGAACATCCCGCATAAACGTGGGTTCCTGCTGTACGGCGAACCAGGGACAGGGAAAACTACTATACTCACGGAAGTCGTGCATCGAGTGATCGATATGGGAGGCGTTGCTATCAACGTACCGGAAAGTGCGGAGCTTCGAACTATCTCGCAGGGTATTAGTGATATTCAAAAGCTTGATGGGCCTCGTCCCATATGTTTCTTCATCGAAGACATCGATATTTATGAGGATAACCATGCTTTCGTAAACTTCTTGGACGGCACGAATGAGCTCGACGGCGTGATCATTATCGCAACAACGAACTATATAGAGAACATACCGGATCGATTGAAGAATAGGCCAGGGCGATTCGATGAGGTGCATAGGATCGTGCCCCCAGAGGCGGCCGAGTGCGCAGGTCTGGTAGATTTCTATACGAGGTCCCTTCGGGAGGAGTACGGAGAGGACTACGGAAAAGAGATCATGAAGTTTGCACAAGAGTTGGAGGGAAAGACTCCGGCTGAGATCAGGGGAGCTATCGTCGATAGATATATCTATGGCGAATACGAGAAGAGGAAGAAACGATGACGGGTAAAGCAGTCGCAGAAGATCGGGAGATACAAGGGGCGCCTTCGAAAGAGCAGTATTTCATCCACGAGGTGATCGATGCTCTTCAGAGCATCGGTACAGATCCTGCGATCGTGACGTCGCTCGCGTGGGGGATACTCGGCTACTACCAGCAACCATGGAGGAAGTATCATACGGTAGACCACGTCATGGATATGATAGAGAAAGCGAAGGAGCTCAATTGGTATACACCTTGTGAGATGCGTCTCGCGATCATCTATCACGATATCTGTATGAATCCTCCGGGTAAACAGCCCGTCGAAGGACATAATGAAGCCATGAGCGCACTCATGATGCGTAGGTCTCTTGAGCGACGAGCGGTTGGTCTCACATCGGAAGAGGGTTCCTTGGTACCTTCGTATTACCGGAAAAAGATGTTCTGCGTGAGCGTCGAAACCATCGAAGACATGATTCTGATGACCGGAAACTATGCGAGAACAGATATCGAGTTAATACAGCCGTGGAGCATATCCGACGGCGATCCGCGCGAGGACTACGAACTCAGATTTCAGGCGAGGCTTTGCGACCTTGATCTTTCGAGCCTTGCGAGAGAGCCTTACGAGGCGTTCTTGCAGCAACAGCGTAACATCATCGAAGAGGCGGGGTACTCGACCGAGGACGGAGATTTCGCCTACATAGAGGGTATGCGCAAGTGTGCTAAGTTTCTCAAGAAGACGTTCCTCAAGAATAGAGGTGATGCACTCTATTACACCAAGGAAGGCCGCGAGCGGTGGCTGCAAAAAGCGAAAGATAATATGAAGCGCTTTTGCAAAGAATACGGGGACGAATACGTGATTTCGGCTCCAAAAGCAGAAGAAGTAAGTATGTGAGCTTACTCTCAGTTTTCCTGGCGGGACCCCCGCCAGTAAACTATGCTCGCTCAGGAGCTTCGTATCTGAGACTGCGCGCGCAGGAGCTTCGTATCTGAGACGTATCTAAGACAAGAGAGGAGTTTTACCTAGGTATCGAAAAGGTAGAAGGTCGTGGTAGCAGACACACCGTGTCGAGAGCCAAGACCGTTGTGATCGAAAATCTGAATGTGCGAGGAATGCTGAAGAACCACTGTTTGGCGAGAGCCATCAGCGACATCGGGTTCTACGAGTTCAGACGGCAACTTGAATACAAATGCCAGATGAACGGTGTAGAGCTAATTATTGCTGATCGGTGGTTCCCGTCCACAAAACTGTGTAGGTTTTGCGGGACAATACATGAGATGTCGTTGTCGGATCGAACCTTCCAGTGTGGCTGTGGTCATATTGAAGATCGTGATGTCAACGCCGCTAAGAATCTTCGTACTCTCGGCTTGAGAGGAATTGACGCCTGTGGACAGGAAGGCTCTGGTCTTGGTTTAGATCAAGACGAAACCAGTCTGGATGAAGCAGGAACCCAATCTCTGGTAACTTCTACAAGTTACCACATTTAGGAAAGCAGCAACTATGAGTAAGTACCACAAGATACAGACCGTATTCAAGCGTGATCCCGCGAACAAAAACAGGACACTGTTGGAGGGTGAGTACTCTCTTCCAGAGTTTGAGTTTTTGAAGAGTAACAAGTGGGTGTTCACGGAAAAGGTAGACGGAACTAACATCCGAGTCTACTTTAAGGATGGAGAAATCACCTTCGGCGGGCGAACCGATCAGGCCCAGATACCACCTACACTGGTTGAGCGACTTAATGACCTGTTCTTATCGCAGCGTGAACGTTTCGTTGAGAAGTTTGGCGAAGCAGAGGTGTGTCTATATGGCGAGGGTTACGGACCGAAGATTCAGAAGGGCGGAGGGAATTACCGGGATGATCAAAGTTTTGTTTTGTTCGACGTGAACGTTGGGGGCTGGTGGTTGCAGCGTAACGATGTCGATGACGTGTCTCAATTTTTTGGTTTAGACATTGTTCCAATCGTTGGCGAGGGCACCCTGCTGGATATGGTCGAACTCGTCAGAGGCGGGATCAAATCGGCGTGGGGCGATTTCCAGGCCGAAGGCTTGGTGGCCAGGCCCGAGATAGAGTTGCGGACACGCGGTGGCCATCGGATTATAACCAAGATTAAGTGCCGTGATTTTCCCGTTTAATCTAGTTAAAGGAGGAGCAATCGTGAACCATGCGGTGGTTTTGTTTCCAGGTGGGAGGGACAGCATCTATGAAAAGAGAAGCAGAAAAATCAGGTATTACGATATACGACCGTACGTCAATCTAACGATGGAGATAAACGCGTGAGCGAAGCGAATCCACTTGACCGTTTTGTTAGCACAATTTCCTCCCCAAAAGTTGGGTGGCACTGCACAACAAAGGCCAAGTTAGAAAAGTACCGCGCAAGCGGCAGGATCATCGCACCAGTTAGATTCTGGCCGAATGAAGAAACGGCGAGGCGCTGGGCGAAAAGAACGGGCAGAGAGTTGGTGATAAAAATTACCCTGCCCGGAATTTCATATCCGCTGCCTGATCATAAACCGGCGCTATTCTGTCCGCACGATGTGGTGCAGTTTGATTGCTAACGCCGGCATCAGCGGCGCGGCAGCGTCCGCTGCATGCACTTGTCAGCTTCAGGGACAGAAAGGATAAGCCATGCCCGGTTATGCTGCTATTGGACTCGATAACCCCAAGAATGCATGCAACATCGGCAGCGCACTAAGAGCCTGTGGTGTTTATGGAGCATCTATGCTTGCCACCACTGGGGCAAGATTTGGCAGAGCACCAACTGATACCATGAAAGCCTTTAGACACCTGCCTTGGCTGCGCGTTGATGACCTGCATGACATCGTGCCTTATGACTGCGTGCCGGTTGCCGTTGATTTGATCGAAGGCGCAGCACCGTTGCCAGAGTACAAACACCCAGAACGCGCCTTCTATGTGTTTGGAGCAGAGGACGCGACTCTAGGCCAAAGAACGCTTTCATGGTGCCGTGATGTAGTCTATGTGCCGACCAATGGTTGTATGAACCTTGCGGCGACCATCAACGTGATCCTGTACGATCGTGCAGCAAAACGAGAAAGCTAACGCACCAAAATCAGCGGCGCGGCAGCGTCCGCTGCATGCACTTGTTAGAACATTAACCCAAGGAGCGGAAATGAAACAAAGCGACATCAAACCATGCTGCGTGTGCGGGGAAGGAGTGGGGCATTGCGGCCCGGCCTTCTACACCGTCCGACTCACCCAACAGATATTGCTGGAGAGAAACATCACGCGCCATGCCGGCCTGGAACAGATGTTGGGATCAGCCACCTTGGCGTCTGTGATGGGAGTAGATGCTGACATCAGTCAGGAAATGTGCGCAACGGCTGATCTCTGGATCTGCCAAGAATGCGCGATGAAGACGCCGATTCTCATGCTCTTGGAATACGTTGAGGCATCCGAGGAGGACGAAAAATGAATCACACCCCCACCGATCTCGCCATGTCGTCCGACCCCTGGACCTCCCTGCTGTGGATTGGGATCCTGATCGCCGTTGCGATGGGGACGGCGTGGGTTGTGTTGCGGAGAAAGTAGATGAAACACCACCACAGTCAAGACGACATTGGATTCGCTGCATTCCTTGCGTTCGTGCAGCGGGGCGGCTTCGGCCCCCATACACGCAAGAGTGCCACAAACGCCTCTGCGTTTTGGCGCAAGGAGGACGCCGGCCGCAAAGATCGGGAGAAAGAGGACCACCGATGAAACACCACTACAACTACGACGGCGCCTATGCCCGCTCAGAGGCTTCGTATCTGAGACGTACCTGAAACCATACCACGAAAGGAGGAGGGCAATTGAGAAAGCATCCGCCCACTAAAGTCAGTATTACTGCGATCGCTATACTCGTTGCCGTACGAACACAGACGAACCTGGTGACGATCAAGTTCATATCAGAAAGAACTGGTTATACCTACCAACAGGTGAAAGATGTGACTATCGGACTAGTTGAACGGAAGCTGCTCAAGCAGTATCGCCACGGAGGACAGTCGGATAACCCGAACGCTCGTAAACAGCCCGACGGGTTTAGCATCACTACGAGGGGCAAGAAGATCGCGAGGTCTTTTAGCCCGAAGTTGGTTCAGGCGCTCCAAGAAATGGGCAAAGTAAAAATATGGCGGTATGGCGGAAAGGGAGCAGAGGGATGAAACCTAGCGATTACGGGCTCCCCGACGACGCAGCCGGGTACGTATGTTATCAAGAGGGCGACGAGTGGTGCTGCCACGATACGCTTGTAGACGCGGTAGACGAGTATGTGTCTGAGTGTTTGTTCGTGAATAAAATCAATGACACCGGCTGCCGAGATTGCGAGGTCTACCTCGCGAGCGTGCGGAAAAACCCGGATCCCGAGGATCCTGATGGCCTCGATGAATACATCACTCACCACAGGGTCCCATGCGTGATAGTCCTGCGGGCCGAGGTTCGCGGGCCCGTGGAGGTACTCGAAGAAGACAACGAAGGAGGCGAGGGTTGACGCTCTGGTCAAGCGCCACCACTCACCACTGAGACGTATCTGAAACTCAAACAACAGGAAGGAAACGTCCAATGCGACAACATATCGACGCGGTTCGGAAGTTCATGGAACTTGCCGGCCAGGATCTCCCGGAGACACCCCAGGTACCCGATGAGGATACCCGTCTGCTCCGAGCAAAACTCATCTTCGAAGAAGCGATGGAAACGATCGAGCGCGGTCTCGGAGTTTCCGTACGTGTACAGAAGCATAGGGCGGCCGTCGGAAACAACGTCGAGTTTTTCCTCACGGAGGGACAGAAGCCCAATTTGGAGGAGCTCATCGACGGTGTAAACGATATATTTGTCGTTTCGACCGGGACGGCGCTGGCAGCAGGAATCGACCCCGAGAAGCACCAGGAGGAGGTCGATAACGCGAATCTACGAAAGTTCAGCGAGGACGGGTACCAGAGCGACGGCTCAGACGGGAACCCCGAAGGAAAGTGGATCAAGCCGCCTGACTGGCAGCCGCCGAACCACCAGAAACTGCTCGAGCAGGCATCTGAAAGACAGTCTGAATAGAGGCTCAAATTTGAACGATCTTTTCCGGCGGTACCAGCGCACATATTAAAGGAGATCGTTTAATCTCGAGCCAGAAAACCGGATTCCTGGCGGTTTGAGCTTCGTATCTGAGACGGTTATAACAGCTATGGCTGGCCTATGCTCGCTCAGGAGCTTCGTATCTGAGACCACGGCAGCACCATTTCGATTATGTTCGCTCAGGAGCTTCGTATCTGAGACAGACAGACAGACGAGACGACGGGGGTGGCGGTCGGAACTCTTTTCTTTTTTCTTTTTTTTTTCTTTTTTCTTTTCTCTACGAGCGTTCACGAAATGAGATACGATCGTAAACGAATGAAACCTCGCATCCGAATGAAACCTCGCATCCGAAGAAAAACCCCGGTCGCGAATCGCAAACTAAGGAAACCTCGCATCCGTTCGTGAGCAAGTCGCAGGCAAAGGAAACCTCGCGCACGACGGACACGAACGTATCTCTCGTATCTATTAAAAAAATAATCTATCGTATCTACGTAGTAGATACTCTCTCGAAGTCTGCACGGTAATCAATATTGACCCATACCTTACAGTCAGTTTTGACCTACGTTTTTGACCTTACTTAACGAGCGTTTACGAACGGGTGTGAGATCGTTCGTATACGAATGAAATTTGTGAACGCGCGGACAAAATTGATAAAATCCGCCGAAACTTACCATTATCCGCCAACGAAAGGGCCGCTCATGGATCCAGTCCAGTTCCATAGAATTCTTCGACTTCAAACTGAAGCGTTTCTTTACGCGATGATGTTTCGTGGTTACATTGATGTTGATTCGCAGCGATTTACGCATCTTGCTCCGACGGTGAATAAGATCCGCGGAATGACCGCTGAAGAGTGGGCGATGACCGTTGCAGATCTTACTGTTTCGGCCAACCCAGACATACCGTTCGCACCAGAACCGCTCTGGCTCGATGAATACGACCCGTCCTACATCGATCACGGTATCCACCACTGTGTTTTACATGTTCCCGAATATGGGCGTTATTACGATCCTACCTGTCTCGAAGGGATCGAGGATATCGATTATCTTGCGATCGACCCGACTCCCGACGCGAAGTATATACCCCTCATCGTACCGGCGGAATCTAAGTCCACACGGGTTCCGTTCCTTGCAACGAAGCGGGTTACCGATGAACCGCTCGATGACGAGGATGACGAGGAAGAGCGGCCCGGTGTCTTCGATGACGTGGAAAAGCGGGAAACCGGTTCGGCGCGTCACCAGCCGGCTGAAGTGGAAATCGAAGACTTCGTGAGAGAGATCGAAGAAGCACCTTCGGGTGGCGAAGTCTCAATCTGAAAGGACCAGATGACATCAAAAGCCCCTCCGACTGAGGATTCCAGCGTCGACGCCGACATCGAGAAGGGACCTGAACTAATTTCTGTAAAGCATGATCTCGATATTTCGTGTTTCCTTGAACTTCTCAAGGACAGTGCCCCTAAAGATATGATTAAGATATACGCGAAGAAAGCTCGCGGTGAAGACTTTATGATTCCTCGTTGGTGTACGCCGGTTACAAGACCTGTTCTGGTAGAGACGGCCGAACGAATTTTCGGATGTATGGATCCTGTTAACCGCGAAAGTATGAACCGGCTTATTGCAGGGCCAGGGTCGGAGTCCGTCGAACAGTTGAGACGAAATGTAGCTTCGTTCATGAATACCTACATGCCTCCGAGTGTGATAACCGATCTTACGCGCCGATTTTTCGACTGCCCGTTGAGCTACATTAAGATGGACTCTATTTCTGTCCATAACGTCGAGGTAAGTGAGTGTGTTACTACCCGCGTACGGTGGATGAGTCTTCCAGAGATCACGTTACGTTATTACGGTGAAATCTATCTCGATGACGAAAACGGGGATTGTCTTCCGCCCGAAGAACTTGGAGATCCTCAGTTCGATGGGAAGTTTCATTTTAATAGCTTTTTACAAAACCTTGAAACCTATGTAAGCAACTTTCCGACGACGCTTTTACCTTTTGTGGTATTCTACATCTCAGAGCTTGTTCACATGGTGAGCCTGCCCGAGCTCGGATCACCGATTAGCATCATGAAAGATACGCCTTCACTTTCGTATACTATTGTCGAGGAGGAATAAGTAATAGGCTCTGACGATCCGTCCGTATCTGAGACGTGGATACGAGTTGATACAGGGAAAAGAAGTCCCTGCGTGGAGCGGTCTCACGCTCGAAGAACTCGTCGACGAACTCATCGGTAAGGCTAATTAGTGTGGTCGTTACTTCGGCGACGGAGTGCCGTACTCGACCCTTTGTTCCAGCATGAACCGGCCGATTTCGGACTCTTTTACCCTGGTTGGCATCGGGCGGTTCATGCGAGCATGGTCCTCTTCGCTTACGAGCCCAATCTTTCTCGCTGGGATAATTACGAATCGTTCGATCATTTCGAGTTTGGCCCGGTAGACCTCTATTTTGATATCATGTTCTTTCGTGGTCCCGTAGAGTGCTTTCCGATCGGCTTTGAGGTCCTCGATGCTTTCGATGATCTCTTGCTGTCGGTCGTAGACCTGTATCGATTTCATGACGACGAGGGCAATACCGCCTATTACCGCGGCCCAGCCAAACTTCGAGACGACCCAGTTGAAGACCTTCTGGGTAAGCTGCGTCGGGGTATCGGTCTGGCCGGCCATACGTGCATTTTCGACCCCAAACCATCTATGTGAAGCTGAAAAGGAGGCATCCATGGGCTACATCAACCGTCTCGAGGAGACAGTCGAAGAGCAGTATCAAAAGGTCATGAGATTCCAGTGGTGGGAGATACGGGCCGGGACGCTCCCGAGTAGCAAAGAAAAGCAGAAAGCGCTGATACTCGCGTCACCGAATTGCGTCTTCCCTCTTCTGAGTGGCAGGCTTTATCCCTGGCGCCTTGACCGGAACGATCCTCGCCGGAACGATTACCTTGCTACGTGGCCGGGAAGATGGATCGGCTGCACGGAGGAAGCTGGAAAGGAGCTCGATCAGATGTGCGCGTTTTATACGAGCGAGGGAGATTTCGAGATGCTGACATACACCGCCGCCTGCAGGCGTCGATTCATCCAGTATGCCTTCCCATCTCTCTTCTTGTATGGAGTGTTCTTGTAAATTAGTCAAATCGGCTATCCTTGCTCAGGAGTTTCGTATCTAAGACGTATCAGAAAATCTGAAACACAACTGAAAGGAAACGTTATGAACTTAGACAACCCCACTCTCGTGCTGATCAGGGGCCTTCCCGGGAGCGGCCGTAGCACGGTGGCGACCGCTCTTCATGAAGATATTTGTCGCTTCGAAGCCGACGATTTTTTCATGATCGATGGTGAGTACAACTTCGATCGTCGGTTTTTGAAGGACGCGCACAACTGGTGCCGTGCGCAGGCCGCGTACTATTTGTTCAGAGATGAGGACATCGCTGTTTCGAACACTTTATCCATGTTCTTCGAAATGGTTCCGTACTTTAAGCTCGCGGATTATTACGGCGCCAACAAGGTCGTGATCGAGTGCTGCGGGGATTTCGGATCGACGAAACCGATCCCCGATTACGTAACTGAACGGGTGCGCAATCGGTGGGAAGAGATCTTCGAGCCGAAGAAACACGATATCTGTGTGATCAAGCTTCCCGAGCACGTCATCGAAGATCTTCGTGATGCCCCGGGGACGCTCGATATCGAAGATATCCTGACCTTCGCTGGCGATTTCTCGGGGTCCGAATCTTCGAGATACGCGGCGGTGTAGAACGAGGTGCCGCCACCTGTAGCACTTGTTACAGGTGGCGGCGCTTTCGACGGAGGCGAGGTGACCGTGGCAGCAGAAGTGAATGCAGTACTTAATGACCATTAACCAAGGTACAGTGCGGAGCTAAAAAGTAAGTGTGAGTTGCATGAGCTTACACCGAATGACCTCATTTATCCTCATGTGAGGGCTGAGGTGATACGCCAGTTGAAAGATGTATATTCTGGTCGCGATTTTATAAAGCTCTGGCAGGAGGTATCATACGGTGACTATAGGGGTTTAAGAGACTTATTTTATAATCCTTTCAGTAAGAAGATGAAGAGGAAGTGCGTTGCGCTATTACAGGAGGGCGATGTAATTCAGTTGAATTCGTTAGGCGGCTTTCCTGGTTGGGTATCTGACTTCAATAACTATCACGGTAAACTCGCGGTCATTACCGCTTTGTACAAGATTCCGGTGGCTAATATAAGATTCCTAGACGATTGCGAATTTATCAGCGATAAAGGCTATTTAGTTCCTTTGGGAGCGTGTGTTCCGTTAAAAGCCGTTGTTTATGCTCGCTCAGGAGCTCCGCGTCTGAGACACCGTATAAAATCGAAGGGAGGTGTACCTTGGCTGAAGAAGTGGATCAAAAAGATCGCAAGATTATAGTACCGCGCCGTAGTTATTATGAGAAAACGTCAGATTTCGTGAGGAATTGGGTAAGGTTTTCAGAAGGAAAAGAACCGGTTATACCCACTATAGATAACGTGGGTATGAGTTACGTAGAGTTTATAGATAGATATAATGACCTATGTTGGAGAGAGGCTGAGTTTTGTGAGGACGATAACGGGGCGGAAGACGAGGATGAAGACTTCTACGAAGACGAGAGGGGTGTAAGAGCCCTTCTTTCTGAGGCGTTTAATAGAGAGTACCTAGATTTGGTCGTTAATTCGGGGCTAGTGTACGGGCCTATTAATAATTACGAGGCTCGTTTTAGCGACCGTTTTTATAGGGTGTTATCCCCCTTTTTTAAAGAGGGTTCTCGAGGGATCGTGGAATCATTCAGAAGATGCGCGAAAGCGTGTTTAGATCCTTACAGCGCTCTTCGTGAGCGTAGCTGCTATTGTAACAGCGACCATGATGACCATACAATCGAAATCGGAATTATGTTAGTCAGCGCTGGTATCGGTACCACCTTTTACACTACGTTTCCGTATGTAAGCAATCCACTCTACCAGCTTTCTCAGGATGCCAGTTTCGTGAGCGTGATGGTTTATAGCCTCGCCCGTTGGACGTATGATACTGGTGCTTTTGGTACATCGGATCCATTTGATCACGAGTATATCAAATGGTTCGATCAGAGTATTATATGTGTCTCGTAGTGACATGAACGATGACGCCGTATATGAGGCTGAACGACTTATCGCGCGGTCACGATACGAGTTAGATACAGAGGATCACGGGGTGCTTACATTGACCGTTACGCTTCCTAATGGATTTATTCTTAAGGAAAAAGAGTGCACGAGTACGCCTCGCGAAGTAGCACGTAGTATTCTGTATTCTAAGATCTTATGTCGATTAATGGAGTTAGAACGTTACCGCAAGGCATGTGAAGAGCACCGTCTTCGCATGGTCACTTAAGGAGGACCTGAATGAATACGTCAACGGTTATTACACCGTCCCCTTCTCACTACAGAACTGCCAGACAGTTCATCAAATCGTGGAGCATGTTTTCTTCCGGAGGAGAGGTTTTGGCCCCGGATACCGGCGACATCAGGTCTCTCGACGCTTTAGAAGGCGATATCAGAGATCTTGTCTCCAAAAGTAAAAGGAATCATAATTCGAACGCGCGGTTTAAGGAGTCACTGAATAACATCGTTTCCAGCTTCCTGAGTCCGCGCGTTCGTGACGCGAGCTTTGAGGCGAGGTGTACGGTAAAGTGGAGGGTTAATCCTATACATATTCAGGTGATAGGAAACCTCCAGACAGACCCGAGCTCGTATCTATTAGATATTACTTATCGTAAACGTCGCACGCTTTATGATCGGAGGTACCAAGTAAGATATGATACTTTTAAAAAGCGGGTCGCTTCACTTCCTGTGCTGTTTACTGATATCCTTATGATGCTTCATATAGGTTTCACGTTTTATGGATTGCCGCCTTCAATAGCCTGTAAAGCGATATTTCTCAAAGAACTTCGTGACAACCCGGCACTTACGCGCGTACCTCGCGTAATGATACCAGAGTTGGTGCAATGAAAATTACACCGTCGATGTATCCGGATGCTCGTTCTTTCGTAAAAGACTGGGAGAAGGTTACTCGTGGAGAGGAAGCATCGCCCCCTATTCTCACGCTTGATGGTATCGACGCGGCATTTAGTAACGGCGTGTATAAAGGGGGCGATTACGACCATATTCTAAGTTATGTACCTAATGTTAGTCTGATGCGCCGTCACAGATCAGATTTTATTCGGCGAGGTATTTTGGATAAGCGTACACTTGATAAGCTGAGACACTACAGCCCTATTACTGAGTCGGATATTGAGTCGGATATTGAGCCCGTTACTGTGAGTTTTTCTACGGGGAGCCCTGCCACTTATCGCGTCCCTTTTAGTAACCCGGGCGGGCCCCAAAAGTATCCTATTATTCGCGTGATGTACAAGCTTCTGCGGGATAGGGCCGAGGTTATACGATGCGAGCACAAAATATGGTTACAAACTATGCTGCGAGCAGCTTATAGTGGTGTACATACACCTGTTAGTAGGGTTTTGAGTTATGATCAGGAAGTGGGTCAGGCAAGCGTAGAGATGTTGCTTTCATTATATATTTGAGGATTTTCTATGCGGATTATACACGGCTGTACTCCTCCAAGCGAGGACGATTTTGAGGAAGAATGTCAAGAATGCGAATGTAGATTCGAGTGGCATGAGATTGGATGGGATTATGCGTACGGAGATGAACTCGGGTATTATATTGAAGGTTATGAAGCAGTATGCCCTATATGCGGCATCACTCTTGACGAGCAGAAAACGTACAACGACGAGGAGGAATGATGATTCCTATTTTCAGAGGCGTGAGCATCGTGGGTTACTCTTACCTCGATGAAAACGCGAAACAGCTCCACGAGGACCTGGAGCAGGGTGAAGAGGTTATCCTCGAGCCCGTTACGAATAACGAGTTTGATTCTCTGGCCGTGGAAGTTTGGGCCGATATGAGGGTTGGTTACATAGCGAAAGAGATAAGTCCGGTGATCCACTACTTCAAGAAAGCCGGAATACCATACGTGGCGAAAGTTACCGATCGGCGTAGGAAGTCACAGTGCGTCGATGTTTTTATACTCGAACAGGAGGGGTAGTAGACGTGACAGTCGGACGGACGAAATTAAGGTTTATGGTTGAGATCAAGACGAAACCAGCCTGGATGAAGCAGGAACCCAATCTCTGGTAACTTCTACAAGTTACCACATTTAGGAAAGCAGTAATCCATTTCGTAATGAGACTCTTCTATTCTCGCTCAGGAGCTCCGTATCTGAGACGTATCTGAAACGAGGCTTGCCGGGCTAGAATACTCACCATCATGTCCCGGCAAGCCTGGCTCAGAAACTGGCGTTCGTCGATTGCGCGAGCTCAGAGCTTCGTATCTAAGACAGAAAGGAACACTAATGCCATCAGATGAACTACTTTACACGCTTCAAGGTATCATGGATGAAACACTCAAGTGTGAGGAGCTCGAAGAGATCGAGAAGAAGATGCATGAGATATTTAGGATTCCAAACCCATCCGAGCTTCCTCGTCCCGGGGAGGTCGGGTCGTGGGAAATCTCAGATTGGGAGTCATTCCTCGCCCCACTCGGTTTCGTGGTAGTACGCACTGCGAAGCACGGATTCGTTTTCGGGCACCCCGAGCTCTCGAGCATCCGATCGGAGTTTTCAAAGACTCCGGGCGATGTCCGAGCAGGCAAAAATTTCGCGAGGTATCTACGTTCTACGTGTCGAACTTCGTATTCGAATATTTGCTATGCTGCGGAGATGATCGCGAAGCATCGTGGGGATTTCTTCGAATGCTTCAGTGAAGAAGAGCGAAAACAAGAAGTGCCACTCGGCCGCATAGAATCGATGCTGGAAGAAGCAACACTCGAGGCTACGTCTAAGATAACAGAAAAAGATATCGCAAAATATGTGAGTGAAGAGGCGCTCGAGAAGACTCGCAAGAAGTACGAGCGTCTCTGGCGTCTAATAGGTAAGCTCAATGACGTCGGTATGCGTACGGATGACGTCATCAAAGATATGTCGCCTACGAGGCGTGCTCAGGAGAGGATAATTAGAATCCTTTACCAGAAAAAGGACCCCATTATCCCGGTGCCAGGCGGATTACTCGAGGAACTCGAAGACCTTCTCGAACAAGTAAGGGAAGAAGCGAAGATCGATAAAGAGCGTCGTAAGCGGGAGAAGAAGCTCAACCAGGCTATTCGTACCATCGTAAATAATCCGGAAAAGACGCTCGCCGATTACGAAGAGAGCGTACTCAGATGCCGCGCTGTAACCGACAACATAAAGGCGTCAATTTCGGAGAAAGTAGGGCAACTGCAGCAATTGCAGGCCGAGGTTCAGAGAATATGTGAAGGGTTCGAGACTGATATCACGCCTGACGTTCGATCCTTTGAGATTACTATCAAGGCGCTGAAATCTCAGATCGATGATAACGTTCGTCTAGACTCCGAGTTGAAGGATCTCAAGCGTCAGAACAGGGGGCTCGAGAAGAAACGAAAAACCGCAGAGCGCAATATTGATAATCTTGAGAAGTCGTTGTCGGGCGCTGTGAAGAAGGATCGCGTCGAGAAGTTCCTTAAGTTTCTTCGTGATAAGATCGATAACTTCAGCTTAGGCGATCATATGCGTGAATTCGAAGAGATCGAGAAGGAGTTACTTGAGCTTGCGGTGGATGCTGGGATAGATTCCATCACGACCGCGGCGTAAATCACAAACAGCGAGGACTACGTAGAATGCACGCCCACCGTTTCGACTATTTTCGTTCAAGAGTTTCGTATCTGAGACTATATTCATACTTGCGTGGCTGGATCGTCGTGGCTGGGGCTCGGGAACATGTTGACGCTTCCTGATACCGTTACCGCGATATCCCCGGGGGTTGGCGGCCTCGTTATCCAGCCACGTAAGTATGAGGTTTATATAGCGGCCCGCGAGTTAATACCTGCGAAAGAACTTGTAAGAGGTATGATTCTGCATAGGCTTGATACGGATTATATAATACAAATATTGCGAGTTAACGAGCCTGGCCCTATACTCTGGAGAAAGTATATCGGTGAGGATTGTACGTGGGTACCTGGTCAGGAGAGGTATGTAGCCGTGGTACAATACGAGAGGGAGATCAAGAACAAGAATATCACAGTAATAGCAAAGCTTATGGACGTAAGAGCTTGGATTAAGTCTGAGTATCCTCATGCCGTATACAATGATTCAGCTGGCTGAGATAGCTGCCGAGTCAGTTCGTTCAAAAGCTGGATCGAGGATCCACATCAAGAGATATCGAAAAGATATTGATGACGTGGATTCGTTTATCGACGCTGTGAAGGAGCTGACTCCTTATGTCGTGAGGATGACTTCGGTGAGGCCTCGCCGTCTGGAGGAGATTTGCGAGTTTTTCTATTTAGATAGTGGTAACAGGTTCGTAATGTCTGCGCTCGAGTGGGTTGCGAAACTGTTCTGCGAAGAAGTTACGGCAATGAATCAGGAAAAAGGAATCCGTACCCCCGGGTTTTGGAGGTTAAAAGATGATTACTGTATATGGAGTCATTGAAAAAGGGCGAGCCGAACGCTTTATGTCTTTTCGTGAATTCGTGAAAGCGTGGCGCCGAAGCGTTCTCGAAAGTGACAAGCGTTTCCTTGTAGATATTATGGTTCCTACAACGAACGTGCATATAGCTAATGCAAGCGGCTACGTGAGCCCGACTTATACTAGCGGTAATTTAGAGGGTTATGGGGGTACCAATACCAGTTGATACATCACCAACCTCCTGTTTAAGGAGCTTTTCTTGTCAGAATCACACGAACAAGAAATTGATAATCTGCCCCGGTATAACATTCATCGTGAGAACGAGGGTAGATTCGAGGCGGTGAGACTTTCGAAAGCTCGTTCCATCGTTAAACGAGCAGACAACGAGCTGGAAGCTTACAAACGTGTCGTTGCGCTTTTCGGGGAGACTCTCGAGCTGCTCGCCGCTTATTCAGTGAGCGATGAGAACTTTGATGCGATTTCAATGAGAGCTATAGCGAGTCTAGCGTTTGTCGAGCTTACCGGTTTCGAATGTTCAGACGGGTGGACTAAAAGCGCAAGATCTAGTAAGATAAAAGAGTTATGGCATAAAGACGAAGATCTGCAAGACGGAACGGTTGGTGACGCTAGTCAACGGCCTCAGCGTTCGGAAACGAGACGGTGAGCGCGCGTTCACTGTTTCGACGTAGAGGGTAAGCCGTGGAGGAAGAGCCGATGCATATCGATGAGCTAAGTCTTAGGTCTACACAGGAGCTGGTTCACGAGCTTTCGAAGAGAGCGAGCTCCTCAGAGCGTCATGCTATGATCCTCGTAATGGGAAGGCCGCAGGAGGGCGACCCTGAGATGTCAGAAGGAAGCGTGACGATAGCCGGTCACGATCCTTCGTTGATAAGCTATTTACTTATAATGCTTATGAAGCGGTTCCAAGTGCAGGTCTCGGATGAGCGGACGATACTCGTTCCGGTGTTCAATCTTACCGGTTTGGCGACTGACGTTCACGAACCTGAGGCAGCTTCCGATTATACAGTTGTCGCTGAAGACCGTTACGCCACTGCTGTAGAGGCCTGCAGACCCTTCTCTACCGAGTCTCTTCACTACGGAGTACTTGAGAAGCTCCTCACAGTTACTGACGTTCTTATCGAGGCGTACAAGGCTTGCGAAGAAGAAGGGGCACTCAACTGGCAGGACATAGATGACGCTTATCATCTCTCGCTTGAGATACGGTCACTCATGAATCGATATGGTGAAAAAGAGAATGAATAGAATGAGGCATAGACACAGGGCTAACAAAGTTTATTACTGTTAATTCCTGAAATTTCCTAAAACGATCTAGGAGGGCGGCGAGCTATGTGCCCGGCCCCAACCCGTTCGCGATAAATTTTGAGTAGGAAAAGTGACGCTCCGTAATATATGGTTGTTCCGTTGTCAGCTTTAGACGATTTTAGGACGTTCGTCAAAAGTACGAAACAAGCAGTAGAAGGGGTCATACGATGACGAGAACCAGTGAATACGATGAACGGGCGGTTAATTTCGATTGGAGGAACTGGTTTCCGGATCCAGGCGATGAAGTACGATTTCTCACAGAGGAGGAGATGAGAGACCGGTGCGGCTGCAGCAAGTACTACGATGTTACACCCGCGGCCGGCTGGGATTATACGATGAATAGATACTTTGGACTTCACGTTATCATTGAAAGGAAAGGATCCAGTATCTACCCTGTAGAGTTTGCTCCGGCTGACGACATGGAATGCCCGTATCAGGTCTACATTTTAGTAGACGGCGAGCTTGATGAAGAGTGGACCTACTCGAAAGATATGTTCGTTCCTCTTTCGTATCTCGAAGAGGTTCGGGTATCTTTCAGGAATTTTGTTAAACAAACGGTGGATAATGTAAAAAAGGTGGACATCCGCTAGTACATAAACAGAAAGGAAATAACAGATGTCGGGAAAAGTGGCAAAGCGTAAAATGGGTAAACGTTCGAAGAACGCGAAGACGGTAAGTAAGAAAGCGAAGAAAGCGAGGAGGCCGAAGGAGTCGAAGAAGAAAGCTACAAAGAAGAGCAGTGAAAAGCGTACAGCCGGTCGCAACTCTTTAAAAAGCTCGGGGCCGAAGGCGTGGGCGCCAGATCCCACAAGCGAGGTAAACAAGGTAATAGAGGAGGTCAATCAACTCGTACCGGACGTGATATATGTCAATATGGAGAAGCGGAGCAATGCAGTTACAAATGAAGCGATCAAAAGATATATTGGTCAGGGTTACCTCGTGTACGATAAGGATTGCGAGGGGCTAATACGGCATAGAGGCAGGTACCTCATGGTTGAGTTAAACAGCGATCTCGCGGACAACCCGTTGGATGAGCACGCTATAGTTACTGATATTATGGGCCACGTTACCGAGCACCAACTACATAGCCTAGTTTTTAGCCAGTTTTTTGCGCGTAAAGTCTGGTCGACATTGGACGAACTTTCTCTTGATAGTTATTTAGGCTCGATCAATGACGGCGCCGTGGAGCTTCATGTAAATCAGAAAACTGTGCATTTTGCTTGTAGTACATATAAGCTTGGCGAAGTCGAAACGGTAGCTGTCGAGCTTCTCAAACGTCTTGGGTACTCGGTACAGCTCGGTAAAAACGAGGAGGGATACAGTGACTGACGGGTCGGTTGATCCTTTGTCGTATAGTCAAATAGCCGTCGACTTCGAGTGGAAAGATTGGCTGCCCGAGATGGGTAGTCGAGTGAGGTTTCTTACCAGAAACGAAATGTTTGCTAAATTCGGGGGCGGTCTTAATGGCGCCCCTAATCCCCCCCGCCGGTTGGAGTAATACCCTGCACTTCCTTTTCGGAAGAGCGGTTACGGTGCGGAGTTTGCATACTACTCTGGACCCCGTCGTTCATATACTGGATTTTCAGGAGCGGAGTTGGTTTTCTCTTGAGCATGACGGCAGTGTTGTTTCGGCGTGGAACTTTTGTAAAGGGTGTTTCGTTCCGCTTAACCTCTCTTTTAGGTCTTTCGTCAAGCAGACGATAGAAAGGACCAATAAGGCATGGGAAAGCAAGGCCCCCGCCGACATATGAGTATAGATATCGGTGATATAGAAGCCGTTTTGGACGACCGCGAGAAGTTAGAAAAAGAAAGAGATCACTATCGAGAACTTGTGCACAGTTCAAGGGTTATGAGTAGTTTTACAGAGCGGCCCTGGCTCGAGCCGGATGACTCAGGGGCGAAGTTCAAAGTGGTGCGATCTTTCGAGTACCACATCGATCATCTCGGAAGCGGAAACGTAATACGAGTACCAGCGGGATTCATAACTGATCTCGCGAGTATACCTCGTGCGGCGCGATCTATTATTCCACGGCTTGGGAAGCATCTACAGGCAGCGATCGTTCACGATTTTCTCTACAAGACAAAGAGCGTCTCGCGTAAGAAGGCAGATGATATATTTCTCGAAGCGATGGAAGTTTTAGGGGTACCGGTATGGAAACGGTACTCGATGTATTACTCTGTTCGTATGTTCGGATGGCTTGCCTGGAAGCACGGGGAACCATGACAATGCTCGCTCAGGAGCTCCGTGTATGAGGTGAAGTACCGCGTTGCTTCGCGGCGAGACAGCGAAGCTTAACTCTTAACTCTTAACCGAGAGGAACGAAATGAATCGGTATAGCATATTTGACCGCTTCGTTATAGCCAGTTTACTAGGGGGATTCCTAACATTAGTTATCGCAGGTAGGTATGACTTGGCTAATTCTAATATTCTGCTGGTTATTGCTTACGCAATACTATTCAGAGAGGACCCCGAGTGAAGCCATTACGCAGTACACTTACTCCTGAAAGGAGGCCAAATGGTTGAACAGAAATTTCACCACGGAGATGTGGTAAAACTCGTAGACGAATTCCCGTCCTACATGAACCACTTTGACGGTGCTGGCGAAGAGGCGATCGTCATTGGAAGCTACGAAGATCAATATGGAGGAAGAGGGGGCTACGGTGAGCCTGATTACACCCTTCTATTGCGGGACGGGTCAACACATTCCTGGTACCAGGAGTCACTGATGACCTACGTCAGGCACGGCGAGGAACTGATAGATCAGTGGAAGAAAGAGAGAGAAGAACGCGAGCAGAAGTACAGGGATATTGATTGGATTCTCGAGAACTGGGCCGATATAGCAGAGACCACGCCGGGGGTCGTGATCGATACCCTCAGCAAATTCGTCGGTGCCGGTAATATGTGGGGATCTCACGGAGAGGCGTTTACCTATTATCAAAACGCTCTGGCGCTTCGTGGATTGTTGAATGAGGCACTACATACCGGGGACAAGGAAATCTTTCTTGCTCGGTGTGAAGAGGTGAAAACCGAATACGTGAGATAGCTTCGACAATGTCCGCTCAGAGGCTTCGTATTTCAGACTCGTATCTGAGACTACAATGCGCTGATCCTACGTTGAAGCTCTCCGTGGGACGACCTGAAGGAGTACCGCGATGAAACTTGATTTGGGAGAGAGGCGGGACCTGCTGGACAACCTGCCCAGCCTGCAGGTCAGCCTGCGGGACAGCCTGCAGGACGACCTGCGGGACAACCTGTGGGACAACCTGTGGGCCAGCCTGTGGCACGGCCTGCGGGCCAGCCTGTGGGACAACCTGCGGGACGACCTGAAGGAGTACCGCGATGAAACTTGATTTGGGCGAGAAGCGAGGCCTGCGGGACAGCCCGTTAGCCAGCCCGTGGGCCAGCCTGTTGCACGGCCTGCGGGCCAGCCTGTGGGACAACCTGTGGGACGACCTGCGGGACAGCCTGCAGGACGACCTGCGGGACAACCTGTGGGACAACCTGTGGGCCAGCCTGTGGCACGGCCTGCGGGCCAGCCTGTGGGACAACCTGTGGGACGACCTGAAGGAGTACCGCGATGAAACTTGATCTGGGCGAGAAGCGAAGCCTGCGGGACAGCCCGTTAGC